CCTCGACGGTGCTACGCAGTCATTAACTATGCTCACGGGAGCATTGACTAACAATGGCAAACTGATATTTGGAACTGCCGCAGGCAACAATGCCGGCGATGCCAATGCTATAGAACTCAAAGCTACAGACGGCGATGTCTATTTAACTTCCACCGAAAGCGTGAAGATCACTGTGGATGCCAATGACAGCAGTGCCCGTGTATGGACTTTTGATCCTACTGGCGAGCTAACTGTTCCTGGTAATATTTCAAGAGTCGATGGCGGTGACTTAACTATATCCGCAGCGGCCAACATCTACATTGACAGTACCAACAACAGTAGTCTGTGGATAGGTACTGCCTCTAATACTGACAGCGTGATTCTAGGATCTAAGACAAACGGCAACGATGTGGCTGTGTTGGGTGACCTACAGATCATCACCGGTGTATATGAAACATTTAGTTCCATAGCAGATGCCACAGGAGTGGTTACTCATAACTGTTCCAACGGACATATATTCTACCATACCAGCCCAGATGCCAACTGGACCGTGAATATAACCAACTTGAACTCTACACAAAACAGAGCCACTACTATTACCTGCATAATTTCACAGGGCGGCACTGGCTATTATCCCAACGCACTACAGATCGCAGGAGCAGCACAGACTATCAATTGGCAGGGCAACACAACACCAACACCTAGCACAAACAGAACTGATGTGGTAACATTCAGTATCCTAAATACCAGCGGTGGTTATACCGTGCTGGGACAGCTGACAGGATTCTAATATGTTTAGTAGTTTCTCAGGTTCATTTAAGTTTGGTCGTAGGCGAGTAGCGGCAGCTACACCTGCTGCTCTAGTGCTGGGACTAGATGCTAATACCTACAGCGGATCAGGTGCTTGGTTAGACAGCACTGCCAACGACAATGATGCTACCATAGTTCAGAGTCCAACTTACAGTTCTTTACAGGCCGGATATTTTACATTCGATGGCGGAACTGCGTCACCTCCTGGATCTGTTGATAGTTTTTCTGTAGCTGATTCAGCATCCTTACATCCTAGTTCGGGAATATCTATCATAATGTGGATCTATATCAGCGTTATTCCTAATGCCGATCCTAATCTATTATTCACTAAAAGAACTACCACCGGTGACGGATTAGTAGGGTTCTACAATCAAACATTATATAGATTTAGAATAGGAACTTCGGGCACTGGCACGGGCAATTCTTTGGACTGGACCACATCGCCTACTGTAGGAGCCTGGCAACAGATTGTAGTAACTGTAGGTGCTGCTGGTGGTAAGATCTACAAAGATGGGATATTGGTAAGAAACGATACAAACTATGTGGGAAACTTTGCTAACATCAGTACAACAGAATCCTTGCTAATTGGAGACTGTAAACCTCTTAGTTCAGGAGTAAATGGTTTCCGAGGCAGAATGAGTATTTTCCAAGTATACAATGGTGTGCTAACTGCTGATGAAGTTGTAACAGAATTTAACAAATACCGAGCACGATATGGCCTAGAAGCCATAGGTGTGGCGGCAACAGATCAACAATTATACCTGATCCCAGGAGCTTATTCTGGATCAGGTACTAGCTGGACTGATAATAGCCCCAATGCCTATACTACAACATTGGTAGGTTCGCCTACATTTAACACCACTTACTTTAACTTCCCTAATACCTCGGCTAGGTATATTGACACCAATCAAAGTATAAGTTCAGAATCATTTAGTGTGGGCATTTGGTTTAGAACTTCAGCCACGGGTATTAAAATGACTCTGTGTAAAGAGACTACAGGAGGCTGGCCTTGGAACTATCGTATTTGGTTCAATGGGGGTCAGATCGTAGGAGACATAGCCAACGGTGCTGGATCTAGTGAAAGTATTACCAGTCCTTTAACAACTTATAACAACGGTGCTTGGCACTTAGTAATGTTCACTAGAGATTCATCTAATCTGCGCTTATATGTCAATGGGGTTGAGGTCGCTAACAGTGCCGCAAGTCTAGCCACAGTTTCTAACAGTCAAGAAGTATGGATTGGACGAAGTGCATTTGCTGGTGCTTATCAATGGGTTGGGGATCTTGGAGAAGCCTTTATCTATAGCAGAGTACTAACTGCCAGTGAAATACTAGCAAACTACAATGCTACTAAACCAGCATACGGATTATAACGGTAAATATTAAAAAGAGAGCGTAATTATGGCCATACAAACAATCAATATCGGAAATGTAGTAAACGACGGGCTAGGCGATGACCTACGAACTGCATTCCAAAAAGTAAATGCCAACTTCACTGATTTGTCGGCACAGCTGACTATAACTGCATCCAACATAGGGGTTTCAGGAGTTGGAGTGTTTAAACAAAAGACTGGAACTAATCTCGAATTTAAGAATCTCGTTAGCGGTACAAAAATGCTTCTTAATGACACTGGTACAGCCATTATAATGAATAATACTGCTCCGGATGCTTTTATACGATTTGACACCGATTCGGGTAATGTTCAGGCCAGTTCTTATCAACAGTTAACATTGGGTGGTGCATCTGCTTCAGGAGCGACGACAAGTAGAAAAGATATAGAAGTTTCTGCTTTTGGTTCTACGGTTTCATTCAGGACCAGTATACCAATCACTGACATTTTAACTTCTTATGATTTTGGTAAGATAACTGGTGATTTGAATAATTCTCTACAAGCTCTTTTCGCAGCATCAAATATGGATTTTGGCACCATAGGACTACCTTCTACAGTTAGTATTGATTGTGGTGCTATTATATAAGGAGCAGTCCAGATGATTACCTGGATTACACCTGCAGGAAGTTTAGGTTTACTAACCGAACGGATTATCATCGATATACCTTTATCTGCTAGTTCAGACATAGGTCCAATAACATTCACATTAATAGCCGGATCATTACCTAGAGGTTTGAGGTTGAGCAATAGTTCAATCAAAGGCTCGCCGACAGAAGTTAAAGTGTATACAACAAGTAAGTTTGTAATTAGAGCTAGTGATGGTATCGATTTGGAAGATAGAACTTTTAATATCTCAGTAGATGGTTCAGATAAACCGATATGGCTTACTCAAGAAGGTTTTTTAAATGTTGGGCCGGCTAACGCTTATTTCGTCTTAGATAATGCCAAAGTTGATTTTCAATTAGAAGCCACAGACCCAGATCTAATAGCAGAAGATAATTTAGAATTCTATCTAGTACCCAACGGCGGACTATTACCTCCAGGACTATCTCTCAGTAGAGACGGTATTATATCTGGATATACAGATCCTATTTTCGCTTTAGAGTATCAAGGTAATCCGTTTGGAGGATACGATACTGCGCCATTAGACATAGTACCGATAGATTTTGCCGAAGCTAGATCAAACGGTTTTGATACATTTTTTTACGATAGTCAAGTTTTTGATTATAATGATCCTAGCCGAATACCTAGAAGACTGAGTAGAATTTATACCTTTATAGTTGCTGTTACGGACGGAGTATATACTGAAACTAGATTATTTAAAATTTATGTAGTAACCGAAGAATTCTTACAGGCTGATAATTCCATAGTCCAAGTTGATACAAATCTCTTTACTTCGGATGCAAACAGTAATAGAACGCCTATATGGATCACTGGATCTAATCTAGGAAGATTTAGAGCCAATAACTATGTAACAATTTTTCTGGATGTTTATGATCCTCCGACTTTGTCCGGAACTATAACATATTTCTTAGTGCCCACTAATCCAGATAATTCTGTCAGCACTTTGCCTCCGGGAATGACTCTAGATAGTATTACTGGGGAGATAGCAGGCAAAGTTCCATATCAAGCCAGAGTCAGTAGATCATATGTGTTTACGATAAGAGCTGTGAATTTTCCCACAGCTTTGGCTTATGCAGATTATATATTAAAGGGAAGTTGGAATTTATCAGTAAATTATTTTGTTAATGATGCAGTAGTTTACCTAGGTATAATTTATATTTGTAAAGTGGCGAACCGGGGAAGATTACCTACTGATACAGAATTTTGGATCCCAGGCGTGTCTAGTGCTGACAAAACATTTACAGTGGAGCTGATAGGTGAAATAGAAAGCGCAGTTCGTTGGATATCTGATATTGATCTAGGAACTATAAAACCTAATCAACCGAGTCAATTATACGTAGAAGCCGAAAGTCTGTTGTACGGCGGAAGAATAGGCTACGAATGGGTTAGCGGAACGTTGCCGGCCGGCTTGACATTTTTAGGCAACGGAATTATAGAAGGCAAAATAAAACAATTTGCCGATGACGTCGGTCCCGGACTAACTAGATTTTATGAACGTACCGATAGTTTAAATAATTTGGAAGATAGTTCTACATTGTCAAAAGATTTTGGTGGAACATTCGATGGTGGAGATACTTCGTTTGATAGAAAGTTTACATTTACAATTAGAGCAAGAGATAGTGTTAATTTTGCAACGTTGAATAAAACTTTTTATTTTTTAGTGATAGCCGATACTACAAAAACTTTTGCAAATTTATATGTGAAAGCATTTCAATCGAAATCTAAAAGATTAAAATGGTATAATTTTATCACTGATGCTGTAATTTTTAAATCTGATGATATTTATAGATACGGTGATCCTAATTTTGGTATACAGACCAATTTAAATGTTCTGATATACGCAGGTATAGAAAGCGTAGAAGCAGTCAAGTATGTACAGGCTATCAGTCGAAATCATTACAGAAAACAGTTAAGATTTGGTGATCTAAGAGTATCTAAGGCTAAAGATCCTATCACACAGGAAACGATATACGAAGTAATATACGTTGATGTTGTAGATCAATATGAAAAAAATGGGCTGAGTATTAGTGATACTATTCATTTGGCTGACGATATAAAAAGTAAGGTTCTAATCAGTTATGATGCTATTAAAGTAGACAGTGATATTCCTTTTGTCAGCGACAGCGATCATCAAAGAATATTCCCGAATTCAGTTAAGAATATGCGAAAACGTATAGCATCTGTTGGAACAAATGATAGAGAATTTCTTCCGTTATGGATGCGCAGCATACAAGATACAGCATCGTATGAATTAGGTTATACCAAAGCTCTTATCCTTTGCTACTGCAAACCTGGAAGATCTGATTTGGTTTTATCAAGGATAGAACAGTCAAATTTTGATTTTAAACAAATTGACTTTGAAATAGATAGATACTTAATAGATATTATCGACGGACAAATAGAGGATAAATACCTTGTATTTCCGCAACGTGGAGAAAAATTACCGTGACTAGCAACATCAATTATATAGCGATCAATGAAAACTTTCCTGTAGCAGGGCAAGATAACGATACTCAGGTATTTCGTGATAATTTTGATACAATTAAAACTAATTTTCAATCTGCTAAAACTGAAATTGAAGATCTTCAGGATAATTCGGCGAGATTAGATCAATCGAATGATTATGGATATTTTACCCAGACATCTTTGATTCTACAAGATTCGTATCTAAGAAAAAAAGATTATGGAGCCACTATTACAGCAATTACACAGGAAATATCATTTAAACAAGCTCTATATCACATAATTAAATTCGGTAATAACTGCGCTCTTTCGTTTATCGAATTTCCAACTGCTGCTGTATCAGTAGAGGGTTTAGGCAGTTTAGGAAAAGCTACTTTAGAGCTTTACGGAGATGGAACTGCAAGAACACTGACATTTACTGCATCCGGAATCACTGTAATTAAAAAATCTTCTTCATTCCCGGTTTCATTGACAGTAACATCCGCAACCAATCCCACTTTGATAGAAGTGTGGCAACACAGTACTAATGTTATATTCCTTAACTATCTGGGAACTTTTGCCTAATGTTTCATCCTCTCGAGTCAAATCTCAGCGATCTAAAAGATCAAGAAGTTGAAAATAAATTAATCGAATTAAACAGAAAATATCATACCGCCGCAAGATTAGGACATACTGATCTCTTGACACAATTATCAACATTTATTACAATATATAGAGACGAATTACAGAAAAGATACGCTCAAAAATTGAAAAATACAGATGATGATTTAGGTCAATTGATCAATGTCGACTAATAACATAGACCAATTAATTACAGGCATATTGAAATATGGGCCAGATATTTTGGAACATACTTTATGCTCTGAAGATTTAACTGACTACATTGATAAAATATATCAAGAACATCTAGATTACCCAGTCCCCCCTACTACAATTTATAAAACTAATTGGTTTATTCCTCAAGAATATAAAGATCTAGATATTGAACAATATTTAATAAGTGTGTGTCCTAACGAAAATCTTGATAGATTATCACAAGAATTAGAATTATACCGAGAAAATGAGATGATTCCTGTGCTGAAAACTATGAAATATATAGTAGATACGCTTAGAAAAAACAATATAGTTTGGGGTGTGGGCAGAGGATCTAGTGTATCAAGTTATGCGCTCTATTTGTTGGGAGTACATAAGATCAACAGTGTTAAATATAGACTGCCGTTAGACGAATTCTTTAAAGGAGAACAAAATGGGTAGAACATACACAAGTGTAAGAGGTAAAGAAATTGATATGGAAAAATTAACTCTTAGACATGAAAAAACACCAGCAGTAGGAAACATGAAAGTAAATGCTAGAGGAGATGAACTAGGCGACGGTGGTAAGATAATTCGCACTAGAGAACAAGTATTAGCAGATTACTATGCACAGAATCCTAACGCTATGCGCGAAGAAGTTGCTACTAGAGCAAATAAAAAATGAGGAATTAAATGTACGACATAAAAAATATCACTGTAAGACCTCTATCCAGAGATATACTAGTTTATAATATGGATATAGGTGAACAAAAAACAGCAGGCGGGATAGTAATTCAAAGTGATGACGGTAAGTCTCATGGAATTAAACCTAGGTGGGCTCAGATTTATAAAATCGGTAGCGATTGCGAAATAGATGCAGCTCCAGGTCAATGGATATTGATCGAACATGGTAGATGGACTAGAAAGATTAAGATTGATGATGGTGATGGTATAAAAGAAATACAAAAAGTTGAAACATCATCAGTATTAGCTGTAGCTGACTATCGACCTAATGATGTTTATCTAGGTCAAGAATTTGCTAACGGATCAAGCTTCAATGTTCGGCCAGAAGATTTCTCTAGATGATCGATGATAATGAAAACACTGTAGCTGAATTAGCACATCGGCTACACTCATTATCAAGAAAATGTAACAATCCATATCTACACGATTCTGAATCATTCGAATTCAAAAAAGACCTATATCTAATCAAAGACTTAGTAGATGATGCGTTAGTATCAACCAAATATTTTGGTGAAATGGAACATCAATGGTTGACAGAGCGTGATAAAAAACGTATCATTAAAATACTTAAATCATAGGAAAATATTATGACCAATCCTTTTAGGGATCAAGAAAAATTCATGTTGGCTTCGAATCAATCCGTAGATCGAGGTAATACTGATCAGTTCAACATGTATCTAAAATTAATTGAGGAAGAAGCAGAAGAATTAAATCAAGCTATCCTTAATAAGGATAGAGTAGAAATGCTAGACGCACTCATAGATATGATAGTAGTTACTATCGGTGCTATTCATAGCATGGGCGCAGATGCCGAAGGAGCATGGAACGAAGTCATGCGTACTAATTTTGCCAAAATCGATCCTGCCACAGAGAAAGTTAAAAAAAGAGAAGATGGTAAAGTTTTAAAACCAGAAGGATGGCAACCTCCTGTATTAAAAACGTATCTTTCTAAAGAAGAATCCTATATCAAACAAGGATTAGAACAATGAAGATCGGGTTTACCTGTTCTACCTTTGATCTATTTCACGCAGGTCATTTGCTGATGTTAGAAGAAGCAAAAAAACAATGTGATTATTTAATTGTAGGATTGCAAACTGACCCAACCATCGATCGTCCAGAAACAAAGAATAAACCGATTCAATCGTTATTTGAAAGATTTGTACAACTTAAAGCCTGCAAATACATCGACGAAATCATTCCATATTCGACTGAAAAAGAGTTGGTAGACATCTTGCTTTCTTATCCTATTAATGTTAGAATATTAGGAGATGAATATCAAGATAAAGATTTCACTGGACGTTGGGAATGCGAAGCCAAAGGTATTGAATTTTATTTCAACAAGCGCGAACATTCTTTTTCAACAACGGAACTTAGAAATCGCGTAGTAGCTATAGAAGTAGAAAAAGGATTACAACAATGAACATGGATGTAGCAGCGGTCTTTTTAGCTAGTAGTATCTTGACAATGCTAGCCGCAATAGTATGGGTTATGGCGATTTTGGTTATTAATAATCTCATCCATAAGTATTGGAAACCAATCGGATTGTATAAAATGATTGACCCAAATCAAAGATTCGCTGAGCCGCGTGAATTAGAAAAAATAGACAAGGATAAAAAATGAATATTCAACCCAAAGATACGAGTAAGGGTCATTTTTATGTAAGTCTTGTAAAGAGTGGTTTTAGGATTCTAGCAGGAGCCAATATCTGTTTCGGAAATTTAATTGTTGGTGGTTCTTTAATTATTGTAGCCGAAATGTTAGGCATTGTAGAGGAATTGGTATGAAAGAATTATGGGTTGAAAAGTATCGCCCTAAAACTATAGAAGGTTATGTTTTTAGAGACGATCATCAACGAAAACAAGTTGAAACATGGATCAAAGATCAAAGCATTCCACATCTACTACTGAGCGGCAACGCCGGTATCGGCAAGACCACTTTAGCTAAAATTCTCATTAAAGAACTAGGTATTGAAGATTACGATGTTTTAGAAATAAATGCCAGTAGAACTAACTCAGTAGAAGATGTTCGAGATAAAATTACAAACTTTGTCCAGATGATTCCGTTTGGACCTTTCAAGGTGGTGTTATTAGATGAAGCTGATTATCTTAGTCCGAACGCTCAGGCGGCGCTACGTGGGGTCATGGAGGAGTATCATTCAACTGCTCGTTTCATCCTCACCTGTAACTACCCTAATCGCATTATCCCTGCTTTACATTCACGATGTCAAGGATTTCACGTTGAGCGAACGGATCTTACTGAGTTTACCGCTCGTGTTGCTACTATTCTTGTTGAAGAGGCTGTGGATTTCGATCTTGAGACGTTAGACAATTACGTCAAGGTCGCATATCCAGATTTGCGAAAATGCATTAATCTTGTTCAACAAAACATACAAGAAGGAAAACTTATGGCTTCAAACAAGGGAGATGAAGGCGCGGCAGATTGGAAATTTAACATGGTCGAACTTTTTACCGCTGGAAAAATAACCGAGGCACGTAAACTACTCTGCGGAAAACTTAGAGCCGAAGAGATGGAAGAAGTTTATCGATGGCTGTACGATCATATTGAAATTTTTGGCGATTCGACGAAACAAGATTCAGCGATACTGATAATAAAACAAGGATTAGTTGATCAAACAATCTGTGCTGATCCTGAAATAAATTTATCAGCAACATTAATTAAACTTGCAAGGTTGTCAGCATGAGTTATCTTGTAACTGAAAATTGTATTAATTGTAAGCATACTGTTTGTGTAGAGGTATGTCCAGTTGACTGTTTTCACGAAGGTCCTAATTTCCTTGTGATCAATCCAGATGAATGTATTGACTGTGCTGTCTGTGTACCAGAATGTCCTGTTAATGCTATTGTAGCAGATAATGATACAAATATAGACACAGAATTTTGGACTGATCTTAATCGTAGACTAAGCAAAAAATGGCCTATTCTTACTAAAGCCAAAAAACCTCTTCCTGATCATGAAATGTGGAAAGACAAACCTAATAAACTGACACAATTAGAAGAATAAATGAAATTAAAACTTAAAAATGCTTATATGAAAACTGCAGAAACGTTTGCGGAACTGAGCCATGCACGTAGACTTCATGTAGGTGCCATCGTAGTTAAAGATGATAGGATTATTTCAATTGGTTATAATGGTATGCCTGCGGGATGGGACAATAATTGCGAGGATGAAGTAGTTGAAAATTACGCAGGATACGAAGGTGCTATACATCATGCTAAACTAAAAACCAAACCAGAGGTATTACATGCTGAAACTAATGCAATCGCTAAGTTGGCAAAGAGTACAGAATCAGGTTTTGGTGCTACTATGTTTATCACCCACAGTCCTTGTTTAGACTGCGCTAAGTTAATCTATCAGTCCGGTATCAATAAAGTCTTTTATCGGGATGCTTATCGTAATACCGACGGTATCGACTTTCTTACAAAATCTGGAGTTTGGGTGGAGAAATTAGATGGATGAAAGATATATGATAGTATCGTACTTACAAAAACCTAACGGTAAGTATGATGAAATTACAGAATTTAAACGACATTACAGAACTAAACATATTCAAAGTGCCAAAGTTATTCTAGACCTTCAAGAAAAAAAAGTCATCAAAAACGGAATTAATCCAGCGGCTGGGTACGACGATATGCTGGAATTTTATAAAAGAATGTTGGGGGATCGATTGACCCCCCATTTACCCAAAGATTAGTTGTCTCCGTAAATAGCTAAAATCTCCTTAACTGCTTCGTGTCTCTCGACATCATTAATATCAAACTGCACGATGTCTACGTACCTGTGATTTTCAAAATTATTATAAAGTTGTAAAAATTCTAATAATCCATTAGTACTTGGGCGATCAGCTTGTTGCAAATCACCCGTTACGACCATTTTACTATTTTGTCCTAGTCTAGTTAACAACATTTTCATTTGACTAGGAGTAGCATTTTGCATTTCATCTGCAATGATGACTGAATTTTTAAAAGTCCTACCTCTCATATATGCTAAAGGACTGGTTTCTATCACCCCCTCTCGTACAAAATTTTCTATCTCCCTAGCATTAAAATTCTCAGAAAATACGTCAAAAATAGGCTTGGTCCAAGGTTCCATTTTTTGATTAAGGTCCCCGGGCAAGAATCCGTGTTGCTCATCAACACTGACAGCAGGTCGAGTTATAATCACTTTATCTGCAGATCCATATTTTAATTGATCGATAGCCCACTGAACGCCCAACATGGTTTTACCCGTACCAGCTGGGCCGATAGCGAATATAATCATTTTATTAGTGTCGTTTAGTTTGAGTAGATAAGTCTCTTGACTTAGATTTTTGGGATATATTTGAATTCGCTTTCGCTTTTCATTTAATCGGTGATCAATATTTATAACATTGCTGTGAAACCGTGGATCGTATTGCTCTTTTTGCTGAACTTGCGCTCTTTTACGCTTCATATAAGGTTAGCCCTCCTCTAAGTGTTAGGCACGGACCCTAAACCGTTGTGTCCGTAGCCGAACACAAAGTTATTTAATCCAGACTGACAAAAGTAAACTGTTATGTTTGATTTTTGTCGATAAATACAAAGGGAGAAATTATGGCTGATATAAAAGATATTATAGCTAACGTAGAACAAGTATACGGTTCTAACAACAGCTTGAATCTGCTTAAGGATTTTGAGCGGGTAATAGACGAATTAGATGTCTATGTGTACGAAAACTGGATTGATGGCGAACTAGTCAGCGGACCTAACGAAAGTAGATATTTTGTGGAATGCACGTTTATGTGGCCGGAAGATAAAATGCCGGAACCGGCAGGTGGGAAACGTCTGTTAGAATACGGATGTAAGGTCCGTGTAGCACAGAGCGAAATAGCAAAAGTAAGAAAAATTAAAATACCGGATGATATTCGCCCAGGAACACGTAAAGGTAAGATAGACAGAGATCCAATATGGATGATAAAAATTTCTATGCCTAAAAAATTAATGAATGACATCAATAGAGGGTATACTGAACTAGACAAGAATAAAATTGAAGATATTATAAATGGAATGGGGGTAAATGCCCACATTGATCCCGCAGAACAACAAGCACAGGAGATGGCCAATGCACAGGCAGAACAAACACCAGCAGCTTAATGAAGGTCTTCGTGCTATGGATCTTAAAGAAATGATACAAAACATTTTTGAAGTTGATGCTTTCAAGTCAAAAATGGGAGAAGATAAAGATGTTTGTGTCTTAAGTTTCAAGGTAAAAGACCGACATCCTGCAATAGATCTTATGGAATTTATCGAAAAAGGTTTTCCTTTCGTACTAGATGCCGATGTCAGTTCGGGTGAGAACGATCAAGGGGATTACTCTGTATTTGTAGAAATTTCTAGAACTCCTAAATTATCAGAAGAGATAAAAGAAATATGCTACGGAATTAAAAGATTAACAGGCATAGAAGATTTTAAATTCAAATATCATAAAGAATCAACAATTCACGAAGCGTCAGAGACAAATTTAAAAAATCACATTCCACCTACACCAAATGAATACACAGGTTTCGTAACAAAGATACGAACAGAAGGTATAAAAAAATTCTTTAATAAAACTTTAATGGACGATTTAAAACTTGATGGTAATATTATTACGATTTATAAACCATTCGACAAACAAATTAAATTAGAAATAGTTAAAGAATCAACAACTAAATCTATATTAGAGGAAATAGGTGTTGGCCCGTCAGTAGATGAAAGCTCTATGAGCGAAATTTTCTGGCTTACAAAAGTTTTAGGTGATTACAATATTAACAAATTAGGAAACAATTTTATTTTTAATAATGGTGATCACTCTATTTTATTGAAAAGGATCGAAAAATGAGCTTTACATTTAATTTTACCAAAGATCAACTAAAACAAATGATTCCTAAGAATCCATATATTGATAACTGGTACAAAGCTATATCTGAAATTCTGCCAGAGTACGAAATTAATACACCAAAAAGAGTAGCAGCATTCTTAGCACAGTGCGCACACGAAAGCGGTGGTTTTATTTTCTTAAAAGAAAATCTAAACTACAAAGCACCTAGCCTACGTAAAGTATTTCCTAAATATTTTGCAGACGATGCTACCGCAGCAGCCTATGCAAATAAGCCAGAAAAGATCGCTAACAGAGTCTATGCTAATCGTATGGGCAATGGAGATGAGAATAGCGGAGACGGATGGCGTTATTGCGGTCGTGGACTGATCCAGTTGACAGGTAAAGATAACTACACATTCTTTGCTGCATCCTTAGATATCCCTGTTCAGGAAGCAGCAGAATATCTACAGACATTCGAAGGCGCTGTTCAATCAGCTTGCTTCTTCTGGGAACAGAACAATCTTAATCAATGGGCAGACAAGGGAGACATCCTCACATTGACCAAACGTATCAACGGTGGTACTATTGGACTTGAAGATCGTCAAAAGCATTATGAACACGCTCTGCATATCTTCGAAGCTCACTAACAATGTGGTATATTCAATGGATGCTGAGTCTTATTCCAGATAGCATTTATATTTGGATCACATATGGCCTAATGGGTCTGGGACTAGCACTGTACATAGCTAGTAAACTTGTAGCGTGGATTCCACTGATCAGTCAATATAAATTACCGGCTGAGGTAATTGGTGTGATTGTGCTGGTGGGTGGTGCTTTTTTGTTTGGCGGATACGGTGTTGAGATGTCATGGAGAGCTAAAGTAGCCGAACTTCAAGAACAGATTAAAGCTGCAGAAGCCAAGAGTCAAGAAGTCAAGGTACAGATACAAGAAAGAATAGTTTATAAAACCAAAGTAGTGAAAGAACGGGAAACAGTGTACGTTGACAGAATAAAAGAAATAGCTAAAGAAGTTGATGCCAAGTGCGAAGTAGATCCTAGAGTAATAGAGCAAATTAACAATGCAGCCGAAGATCCATTTAAGGAAGAAAAGAAATGAAATACACATTATTAATAATTTCATTTCTATTAGCAGGATGTTCTACTTCTATACCTGTGAAAATGAAATTTCCAGAGGCACCGGAGGCTCTACTGCAAAAATGTGAAGATCTAGAAAAACTACCCGTCGATACTAAACAGTTAAGTGTTACTGCCGAATCAGTGATTAAAAATTACAGCAAATATCATCAATGTCGTATCAAGGTAGAAGAATGGCAGGAATGGTATAAGGCCAACAAAAAACTCTATGATGATATCAAATAGGAGTTATCATGAAATGGTATCATAGTATGCTCACAGATGGCACAGACTATGGCATAAGCAGTAAAAGAGCTATCACTGTAGCAGCTTTTATTCTATGTGCAGCTGGCTTCGTTGGTGATCTTATGTGGGACAAGAAAGTAGATCCTAATGTTTATGAAGCGATGATGTACATCGTGATAGCAGGACTAGGATTCACAGCGTCAGAAAAATTCAGTAAAGCAAAAAAAGAAGATAGTAGTAATAGTAGCAGTTAATCCAAGAAAGTATTTCTTGCTTTTTTTGGGTAAATAACTTTGTAGTTAATGTTATGCGGAAGGAGCGATATGAACGCAGATCTAAAATTATTCAAATGGGTGATAATCTTACTAGCACTGCCATTGAGTCTAGCAATTTTTGGCGGCGATAGTTTCCGCTATCCCTGTCAAGATCCCAAAAACTGGGACAAGGAAATGTGCAAGTTACCTACCTGCGATGTAACTAGAACCTGTCCAGAGCACATCTTCAAAGGTCAAAGAGATCCTAGATTAGGACCTCTCAAGGATGGGGAGACAACTCCGGCAGCAAAACCAGCAGTATCAATGGCTCAAGACAATAAAGGATGCAGATAATGGAAATTTTACAAAAGTTTAAAAAAGAAGATAAGGATACAGGAGATCACTTTATCTATACAGAAGAGCAATTGATGGCTCGATTGAAATTTTTTATTGGTATATGTCTAGCGTTGACATTAACAGGAATTGTGTTTGTTGTACTTTATTCCATAATTTTTGTGACCCAACCGTTAAATGCAATTAGTCCTATCGATCAAAAGTTTTTTGAATTGATTATCCCTATTGCAACGTTTTTAACAGGTACTCTGTCTGGTATCATGTTAGCCGGTAATGATAAAGACCTCAAAGCTAAAGCTTTAGAAGCAGCAAATAAGGCTCCTACTGTAAGTCCAGCTCCATCAAGTAATAGCACTGGCGGGGGCGGGTTCGGAGCATCATTGAATATAGGCGGAGCAACTGCTAGTTTTAAAGCGCCAGGCCCATTCGGTTCAATGGCTGCTACACCTGCTTTTGGAGCATCGACCGAAAGTTTTGCCGCAGCACCAGCAGCACCATTGATGAGCAGCACTGGTAAACCAATGCCTCAACAACCAGACCACCCAGAAATCTAAGGAGATAAAGATGAAACATATTATTTTTGTAGCAGGTTTAGCACTAGCATTATCGTATCCAACTGTCTATGCTGCTGACGCAGATAAGAAGCCAGAAACTAAAAAAGTTTGTGTTGATGCTCAAGGCAAAGATGGAAAACCTATCATGGATCCAAAAACAAACAAACCAAAACAAAATTGTAAAGAAGTAAAAGTACACAAGAAACATGAAGGCACAGAAGTTCCTACTAAAAAATAATTTTAGCTCAGTAAATCTTAAGTAAATAAAAGGACTACAATTTGTAGTCCTTTTTCTATTATAAAAAATAAAATGGATTATTACGGTACTTTAGGTTTGAACAGAAATGCGTCTGAAGACGAAATTAAAAAAGCATATCGCAAATTAGCGATGAAGTATCATCCCGATCGTGGAGGTGATCAAAATAAATTTAAAGAAATTTCAACTGCATATGAGGCATTATCAGATCCAGAGAAGAAAAGAATAATTGATATGGGAGGCGATCCTAATGCACAGCCCAACATGGGCGGATTTAATCAAGGTCCTTTTGAATTTCATTTTGGAACTGAGAATCTTCATGACTTATTCGGTAATTTCGGCTTCGGCGCTTTTGGTAGACAACCTGCTAAAAGAAACAGAACGTTGAGTATAAATGTAGAAATCACGTTAGAGGATGTACTATTAGGAAAAGAAATTAACGCTGATATTTCTATACCAGGTGGTAAAAGTAAAATGATTAATATACAAATTCCCCCCGGAATAGAGCATGGTCAACAAATAAGATACGAAGGAATGGGAGATAATTCTATTCAAGGATTAAGACCTGGAGATCTTTTAGTAAACATTCTCGTTAGACAACACAATTTGTTTAGACGTGAAGGAACATCTTTAATAATAGAAAAAGAAATAACAGTATGGGATGCTATGTTAGGCACATCGATTAACATAGAAACTTTAGATAACAAAAAATTATCAATCAATATTCCACAAGGAACACAACCCGAAACAGTTTTAAGTTGTAAAGGTGAAGGTATTCCTCATATGCGCACACGTCAACGAGGCAATTTGTTAATTAAAGTAAAAATTAAAATTCCCAAATCGTTGCCAGCGCATCAAAAATCTATAATAGAAAACTTTCAAAAAAATGGAATATAAATTAGGACCTCATCAGAGTTTAATTACCAAAAGCACAGAGTGGAATTTTTTCACTGACGGTGATGCAGAATTACTCGAAGCATCTATGATTAAATTTATGCTGACATGCAAAGGAATTGGATTAGCAGCCAATCAAATTGAAATTACTAAACGTGTGTTTATTATAGGCAGTGAAAATATCGTTGGATTTCCTAAACCGTTCGCCTGTTTTAACCCGCGTATATTGGAGTACGGTACTGAACAAATATTAGATGAAGAAGGTTGTTTAAGTTATCCGGGTTTATTTTTAAAAATAAAAAGACCTACTTGGGTGATTGCCGAATATCAAAATAGTAAAGGCGATTTAATAGAAGCTAAATTTGAAGGATATCTAGCCAAATGTTTTCAACACGAACTAGATCATCTAGATGGTATATGTTTTGTTGACAGAGTCAGTAGGTTGAAACTAAACTTAGCTATGAAGAAATTAAAGAAGGTAAAATAATGATCGAACCAAGTAAAAATCTCCAAGATATTTTTCAAAATTCAATTAATGTTGCTAAAAAACTTAATCACGAATATATCACTGTAGAACATTTGATTTATTGTATAATGTTAGATTCGGATGCATATAATCTAATAGAAAGTTTTGGTGCTGATGCTAATTTTATTAAAACTAATTTAGATCACTATCTTAAAAATAATTTAAATGACATTAAAACTTCCGATGCAGATTTTAAACCAAAAAAAACTAATAGTGTAGAACGTGTACTTAATAGATGCTTTACACAAGTCTTGTTTAGCGGCAGACAGCGCATGGAGGTTGCTGATGTTATTATTAGTGTGTTAAGTGAAAAAAATAGTTTTGGTTATTATTTTCTCACTAAGGGTGGAATAACAAAAGAAAAATTTATTAAATATTTTCAAGAAAATCTTATAGTAGAAATCGACGAAGACATAGAAGTTGAAACTAGGAGTATTACTACGAATCAAATTGACAGAATACTAAATCAGTTTTGCACTAATCTAAGTTTAAAAGCAAAACAACGTAAAATTGATCCAGTAATTGGTAGAGATGAAGAAATTGAAAAAATCCAACTGGTACTTGCTAGAAGAAATAAAAGCAACGTACTGATGGTAGGTGATCCGGGTGTCGGTAAAACTGCCATCGCAGAGGGCCTGGCCCGTAAGATTTTTGAAAAGAAAGTTCCTAAATTTATTCAAGATCATCAAGTCTATTCTTTGGACATCAGTGCATTACTAGCAGGTTCTAAGTATCGAGGAGATTTCGAAGAAAGATTTAAAGCTGTTATGACTGCTTTAGAAAAGAAAGAAAAGGTAATTTTATTCATTGATGAAGCACACATGATGCAAGGAGCAGGTGCTGCTAATCAAAGCTCAAACGATATGAGCAATATGCTGAAACCTATTCTCACCAAAGGCGTTATTAAGCTAATGGCATCTACAACTTGGGAAGAATATAGAAAATATTTTGAAAGCGATCGTGCTTTAATGAGAAGATTTCAAAGAGTCAGCATAGAGGAACCATCTGCAGAAATGACAGTGAAAATACTTAAAGGACTGAGAAAATATTACGAGAATCATCACAAAGTAAAAATCAGTGAAGCCGCTATCGAACAGGCAGTAAAATTATCTATGAAATATATGTCTGATAAAAAATTACCGGACAAAGCTATAGATATAATCGATTGTGCATGTGCTAGATATAAGATAAAAGATGATGCTGCAATGGAAGGAGTAGAACAGATTGTCGATATTGAACAAATTACATATGAATTAAGTAAGATGATCAATATGCCTCTAGAAACTGTAGCACAGAAAGAAAGTAAAAATCTCAGTGATCTAGAAAAGCAAATGAAATCTGTTGTTTACGGTCAAAATAATGCTGTCGAAACTTTATTAGATAAAATTTTTGTAAGTCAAGCTGGCATGAAATCACCCAACAAGCCCATAGGAAGTTTCTTATTTCTAGGACCAACCGGTTGTGGAAAAACCGAAACAGCTAAACAATTGGCGGACAAAATGGGGATGCAACTTATTAGATTTGATATGGGTGAATATCAAGAAAAACACAGCGTAGCTAGACTTATAGGTGCTCCTCCCGGATACGTTGGTTATGAAGACAATGCTGGTATGTTGATCACTAAGCTACAAGAACATCCAAATTCTATTTTGTTATTAGATGAAATAGAGAAAGCGCATCCAGACGTTTCTAATATTTTACTAGCATTTATGGATAATGGATTTGTAACTGGTAGCAATGGTAAAGTGGCAGACGGTAGAAACAGTATTCTTATTATGACTTCTAATTTAGGTGCTGCCGATAATGAACGTAATACTATAGGTTTTGGAGATTTAGAAAGAGATGGTGAAGATGAAAAAGCGGTTAAAAAATTCTTTGCTCCTGAATTTCGTAATCGATTAGATAGTGTAATTAAATTCAGTAAATTATCAAACGAAACTGTATCGCAAATTGTAATTAAATTCATTAATGATTTGAATCAACAATTAAAAGATAAGGGTATAGAAATCGTAGCAAATAGCAAATCTGTTGTATGGTTGTCCGAGAAAGGCTATGATTCTAAGATGGGGGCTCGTCCTTTAGCTAGATTAATTGATAATGAGATTAAAAGTCCGTTGAGTCGTAGAGTTTTATTTGGAGATTTAGTTAACGGCGGCAGGGTGAACATCGATGTCATAGATGATAAATTAGAATTCACTATATCTGAAATTCCTAAACCGCTAACAAAAGAAGAAAGAAAAGCAGCAAAAGCAGCAGCAGCCGCTAGAGAATCTGCAAAGGCAGAAGAAAATGTTATCAACCAAAACTAAATTAACTAATCGTAAATTTTATAACAAGTGGTTATATAAAACCACGTTAGAAATCGAAGGCGGTGCAATATTTAGGCTCAAAAATATAGAAGAGATTAAGAAATTTTGTTATTCTCCAGATCAATCGGAACACAAATATTCTATATGGTCAAAGGCTTATAAAAATAAAAACAACATTTTGAATATTTGTGAGATTTTAGAAACTTATGACAAAAATATATATCAAACCCGTGTAGAAAGAAACTTAATTGATTTTTATACTAACGATAAAACATTTTACAGTCAGTTATCTGTGAAATTTGAGAATATTTTAAGACATAGATTTGAGCCTAGTGATGCTACAATTAACGCTATAAGTGAATCAAATTGTTCTATCGCTGTGAAAAAATTACCCAAAGATAGATATCAATACAGAGTTTACTTACTACCTCATAAACTAGCAGGAGATAAAGAAGCTAAAGTTAGATATATTGATTGGCTTAAATCTCAAAACGATAGAATCACCTGTACTAAAGCTATCGAAAAATGGTTTATAGAGACAGACTGGAATTGGGACCGAAGATATGTTCTAGTAGAAGACGAACGAGCACTGTTGATGTTAAAACTTAGAAACGCTGAGCTAATAGGACGGATTTACAACTTTGTTATAACCGATAAATAACATATGAGCTTCGAAACCGTCAAATTATTAGAAAATATCACTGTAAACTCTGCCTACGGTAGAGATTATAATTCATTATTAGATTCCGAAACTTTATTCTATTCGGATAAAGGAAGGGGAGCGGGATACTACAAGTCTAATAACGGTATTCAAACAGTATTTTTTCATGTTGAATCATTTGTAGGAACAATAAAGATACAGGCAACCTTAGAATTAAATCCAGGCGATATTGATTGGTTTGATGCTCATATAGAAACTTTTGCTTTAGACAGTTCAAATTCAAATAGATCCGCTACATTAACCGGGAATTTTGTTTACTTAAGAGCGGAATATCACATCGAAAACGGCGAAATCATAGACGTCCGTTATAATTACTAACCTCCAAAGTTCGATAAATATAGTATCATCTTAGGAAGATACTATGAGAGACTTATTATCTAAATTAGACAGCATCGTCAACGAAACAGAACTTAAAAATCAGGGAGACCTGGAAGCTAAACGAAAAGCTTTAGATGAATTAGAAGCTGATCCTGTAGCTGCAAAAGATCCTGAAATTTCAGCTGCCATAGATCAGCGTAGATTAGACTTAGAAAAAGAAGCCAAATCAAAAGGGTTTGCCGAAGAATTCGAAATAGGTGATGATTTTGGTATAAGTTTTTCTGAAGATTTTGAAATCTCAACAGAAATTTTAGGGTTTGTAGAAGATGGAATCGTTATCGAACTGGATGATCAAGCATTAGAACATCTAACCAACGAAGGTATTATATTCATCGATGGCGAATTATCTGAATCTATAGACGAAGCTCGTGGGCCTTGTTGGGTCGGATATAAACAAGAAGGAATGAAAAAGAAAGGCAACAAAATGGTGCCTAATTGTGTAAAAGAAGATCACGGTCCAGAAGATCCTGATGCAGAGTACAACAAAGGCGAATACGATCGTGAAGGCGATATGGCCAAAGACGATCTAAGAACCTTAAACGATGCTGCTAAAGAATTGTACGGTATCATCCAAGCGGACGAAAACTTGCCAGAATGGGTACAGGCTAAGATCGTCAAAGCCATGGACTATCTAGATACTGCACGTGATTATATGAAAGCCAACAAGTATGCAGAAGACTACGACATTGATGAAAGCGGATTACAATATTCAATAGGTGTAGATAAACACGGTAAAGATTATATGACCAAGGCTGCTAAACTTATGCGTAATGGCGGCACCCAGCAACAACTTGGTGCTCTAAGAGATAAAGAAAGCAAGGCATATAAAAACAAAAAAGAAGATTTCGAAGTTGATGAAGCAGAGTATCGTGGAAAAAATGTTCCGTTAGGTAAGAAACTGCCCGGTGATGTTAAGAAATCAAAAGTCTATGTACGCAAGCCTAACGGCAATATTGTCAAGGTAAACTTCGGCGATAAGAAGATGCGTATCAAGAAATCTAATCCGGCACGTAGACGCAGTTTCCGTGCTAGACATAATTGTAAGAATCCCGGCCCGCGCTGGAAGGCACGCTATTGGTCTTGTAGGAGCTGGTAATGCTTTTAAAAGAGATGTGGAGTCCTATAGGGGCGCCTAAAGTAGACGATCAAGAAATAGATTGGTTAGATGATTTACATTATCATATAGATAATAACGATTATCTGCTAAACAAATATTTTTTCCCCGCGGTTAAACGTCATAAAGAACATAAAGGTAATCCTAATGTTTTTAAGGTTTATATTAGACCTTTGGAAAAATGTAAAGAAAATTACTGCGAGCAATATAATATAGAAAATCCAGAAGAGAAATTTCCAAAAGAAAAGATAATTGAATTAGCGAAAAGATTTGCTGAAGAACAAGATAAACATATTGAAAAAGGCGATTACGATTAATGCTGTTAAAACAACTGTTCGAGTCTGATACTAAGCATGTCACATTCTGCTTCGGTAGGATAAATCCTCCTACCATTGGACACAAACAGGTTCTCGATACTATGAAAAGTCAAGGCGGAGATATGAAAATATTTGTCAGCCAAAGTCAAGATCCTAAAAAAAATCCTTTGGATTATTCTACAAAAATAAAATTTATTAAAGCTATGTTTCCTGAATACGCAGGTGATGTAGTGGATGATGCTGGTCTAAATACCATAGTGAAAGTAGCTGCATATCTATACGACCAAGGTTATAATGCTGCAACTTTTGTAGCTGGTAGCGATCGATTAGAAGATATAAAAAAACTTCTAACACAGTATAATGGCGTCGAAGGTAAAGCTCACGGATTTTATAATTTTGAAGTTTTAGATTTTGTTTCAAGTGGTGAACGTGAAGACGGTGCAGAGGGAGTTGCAGGAGTTAGTGCCAGTGGTGCTAGAGCTGCTGCGGCCAATAATGATTTCTCAGCTTTCCAAGAAGCTACTGGCGCAGGCGAATTAGCCAAACCACTGTATGATGCTGTACGAAAAGGCATGGGCATCAAAGAAAGTGTCAGCGAAGGTTGGAAGAGCAAGGCTGCAGGTGCAGCTCTAGCTGCTGCTAACTTGCTAGGATCGCCTGCACAGGCCACAGACGAACCAGTGAAACCAATCACGATCGCTTATGTAAAAATAGATGGTGAAGTGCGAAGTTATAATCTCGGAGATAAATTTGCCAATGCTAGAGAAGCAGAAGAATTCATCACTAAAATTTTAGATAAACAAGGACTCAGCGGATATTATCTCGAAATCAAACATGGTTATCCTAAGAAAAAAAATGAATCTATAAAAGAAGCTCCTATAGAAATGGATCCTGCAGACCCGATGGATCCCATGATCTATGGACACGATAAAGCCAACCCTGCAAAGTTAAAATATAGAATGCTGAGAGCAGCTAATCAAATCAAAGATCTTGCCAGTCGTGTAGACAATGCTAGTCCTGCTGAATGGCAAACAATAACTCGTCAATTCGATGAATTGAAAATGAATGTTGAACAAATACGACATGCTCTAGAAGAACTAGCCAAGGTTCGTAAGAAGGGCGGGGTTCGTAGTCGTGGCATAGATAAATTTATCGATAGTATAGAAGAGGGATACGGACGTTATTGGTGTTCAACAGATAAGAAGTGGAAAACTCGAAAGGGTCCTAAACAGAGTAGAAAATCATGAGAGCAAAAGAATTTATCATAGAAAATAAAAAAGATCGCAGAGCTAAAAAATACAATATCAAGCCTCGTAACCCTATGGGTACTGCTCCTCAAACAGGTGCTGGCGCACACAAAGATAAAAAGAAAGCCGACAAACAAGGTGATGTCAAACACAAAGGCAAACAGTTTGACGAAGGTGTGGCGGAAGGCTCACTAAGTGAATTTGCACCAGGAGGTAATTCTTCGTCAAGTTATTATGCTGTCACTGCAAACTTTGTGATTGATTTTGTTCAACAAAAAGAAGAAGAAACACAGGATCTAATAGATTCTGGATGGACAAAACAAGACTTGGAGCAATCAGGCCACTGGCAAGGTCAGGAAGCTGACATTACATATTTTGCACAGGTGCGTGATGGTTTCTTAAAAGGACTAAAGTCGGGGTTTGATGCATACTTGCAAGGTGACACACAGTTAAAAGATCAGTTAGGTGAATACTGGATAGACAACGGTTTATCACTTAACCAAAACTGGAAAAAGATATACGGTGAACCTTGGGGCCGTGATGAGTATGATGAAAGCATGATGGAAGCCACAGGTGATAACAAGTTTGATAAGATGCTTAAAGGTATCACAGGTAAAAAACCGGTAGCCAAACAACAAAAAGCAGATACCAAACAACAGGCACGTGGTGCTTTTGATAATATGTTTGGTGGAGGCAATCCTGCTGACAAACTTGGCATTAGGAAAAAAGGTGTGGCGGAAGATACCAATATCCCTTTTAATCAATGTCCGCATTGCCGTGGTCCTATCTTTCATGAAAGCTTAATAAATGAAAAACAGGATGCCTGTTATCATAAAGTTCGCAGCAGATATAAAGTATGGCCTTCGGCATATGCTTCGGGTGCATTAGTTCAGTGTCGCAAGAAAGGTGCTAAGAATTGGGGTAATAAGAGTAAAAAATGAGATTTTTTGAAATAGAAGATTTTAGAAAAGTTCCGATAGAAAACTTTGTTCCTAAAGAAGAAGATCTAAACGACTTAAAATCTAAGTTTTTGCCCGATTGGGAAATGCTAGATCATCAATATCTCACTGCCAAATACGTAGCTAAAGATCACAGACACGCTTTTAAATTTATTGATTTTATAAATCGTCTTTCAGAAAAGATGGATCATTTCACTGAAGTAACTCAAGATGTTGCAGAAGTAAAAGTTCGCACATCAACTTTTGATGTAGAGGGCTTAACAATTTTAGATTTTAAAATAGCTCTTTATATAGATAGATACGCAGAAAAAAACGACATAGAACAAGTTCGAATGAGCGGCAATTTCGGAATGCACGAGAATCTAAAACAATGGTTTAAAGATAAATGGGTTAGATTTGGTCCTGATGGAAAGATTCGTGGAAACTGCGCTAGAGGTTCAGATAAAGAAGGTAAACCTAAATGTCTGCCACAAAGTAAAGCTCACAGCCTAGGAAAAAAAGGGCGTGCCACCGCGGCAACTCGTAAACGCAGAGAAGATCCTAATCCAGAACGCAAAGGTGCAGCTAAAAATGTTAGAACTAAATGACCTTAAGCGTCTAGCTGGAATAAACGAATTCAAAGGCTACCAGCCCTATGGTGGTAGCAACATAAGTATCACTGGTAATGAAAAAGGTGAACTCATGCGTAAGCACAATATTAAACCTGGAACTCCAGAATGGTTTCAGTTGTGGTTTAGCTTACCTTATCTAACCGGAGAAAAACCTGTGGGAGATAAAAATGGTTGAAATAACTGAAAATGCAAAACAGAAAGTCATAGACTTATTGATTGATGAAAACAATCCAAACCTTATGCTTCGCACATTTGTCCAAGGCGGTGGTTGCAGTGGATTTCAATATGGATTCACATTCGACGAAGAACAGAACGAAGATGATTTCGAAATATCATTAGATGAGAAATGGAAATTAGTCGTTGATGCCATGAGTATGCAGTATCTAACAGGAGCTGTAATCGATTATAGTGAGGATCTAAACGGCGCTAATTTCAGCATCAAAAATCCAAATGCACAAACTTCCTGTGGATGCGGATCAAGTTTTTCAGTATGATATATGAGAGCTAAAGAATTTATATTAGAAAAAAGACGTAAAAGACCTCGCTGGGCAGCGTATGGTCCAGGACTATACGGTGGTTATGGTTATGATTCTGGTTATAGTGGCGACGGAGTAGGAGAAGCGTCATATGAAGGAAATATAGGAATTATGGAGCTGTCCAAATTTTTCCAAACTGCTTCGGAAAAACAAAAAGAATTATTTAAGCAATTTTTAGAAAAAGGTAAAAAAGGTTTAGCTTGGAAATTGGTGCAAGATACTGTAGGTGTACAATTACAAGGAAAAGAATTCGAAGATCAACATCCAAACGAAAAATCTAGAGGTACTGAATTTAAACCAAAGAAACTTGTTGTCTTTGATATAGACGACACATTGGTCAATACTCAAACAAAAGTACATGTAATTAAAGATGGACGGGTGGTTGACAGTTTAAACAGTCATGACTTCACGCACTATAAACTAAAGCCTGAAGAGAGTTTTGATTTTGAAGATTTCCGTAATGCCAAAGAATTCTTTGAAAAATCTAAACCAATTATACCTATGATGAATCAACTAAAGCGTGATATCGCCACAGGGAATAAAGTAGTAATGGTTACGGCTAGAGCAGACTTTGATGATAAAGTATTATTTTTAGACACTTTCCGCAAACATGGCGTAGACATAGATAAAGTACATGTTTATCGTGCAGGTAATAGTAAACAAGGTACTACAGAAGAACGTAAAAAAGCCATCATTAAAAATCTTTTAGATAAAGATAATTACACCAAAGCTATTATGTATGATGATGCTAAACCTAATCTACATACTTTCATAGAACTTAAACAAGATCATCCCAACACAAGATTCTATGCTTGGCATGTAAACTCAATAGGAAATGCATCTGAATATATGCGTGAAAACTTTGCTGATGGTAAAATTAAGGGTAAAAGTCGTCCTGGGCGGGTAAAGCGTGCTGGTGCTAGTTGCAATGGATCCGTTACAGATTTACGCAAACGTGCTAAAAATGCTTCGGGCGAAAAAGCCAAAATGTATCATTGGTGCGCTAATATGAAGAGCGGAAAAAATAAATAATATATTATGAAAATACGTGATATTTTAGAATCAGCTACCGCAGGTGCTACTAGTGCAGGTAATATTGCGGCGGTGAAAAATCCACATATCAGCCCCGGAAAAGCCCGAGGTAAAAAAAGTTATATAGGAAGTCCTACAAGTGGCAGTGGTACTAAATCTCCACCCCAACCAAAAGTAGTTCAGCCTAAAAACAAAGACGGAACAGCTAAAAATGCGCTAGATCAACGTGCCAGTTTATTTGGTGAAGGCAATTACGTCAAAAGATAAATACATTATAAAACTTTAGGATCATCATTATGGACTTTAAAACACTTATTACAAAAATCAGCGAGCTAGATGACAAAATTAACACTATCCCTGCTCCGGAATTACAAAAAGCTGTGCAGTTAAATGAGGATGCACAACTACGTGTATTAGCTGGTACTTCTTCTTACATTGCAGAAGCTAAGAAAAAAGCCGAAGAAAAGAAAGAAGATAAAGTAGATGAAGGTCAAGAAGATCTTAAGAAAGTTGGCGACAAAGTTAAAACTTCTAAAGGCGTGATGACAAAAACTGCTACAGGACTAAAGCATGAACGTTCTTATGAAAAAGAAAAAGACGAAGATGATGATGCTCCTAAAGCTAAAAAAGCAAAGAAAGAAAGTATTGAGCCTGAATTCAAATCTAAGTTCATGAAGATGGTTGAAGCTAAGAAAGAAGAAAAAGACGCTAAGAAAAAGAAAGAAAAGAAAATGGAAGAAGCTGTGACTCTTAAGCCTGGTGTTAAAGAAAAAGCAGAAAAAGAAAAAGCAGAAAGAGAAGCTGAAGCAAAACGCCGTGCAGAATCACCTGGCGTAAGTCTGAAGAAAAAACCAATGGGCGAAGCAGCCAAACCAGATTTCCTAGATCTCGACAAAGACGGTGACAAGAAAGAGCCTATGAAAGGTGCTGCCAAATCTAAAGGCGGCGATAAGAAAGAAGGTGGCAAGAAGGGCATGAGTGCTGCGCAGGCCAAATATTTCGGTGGCAAGAAAAATGAATCGGTCAAAGCGTCTAAGAAAGTAGTTGCTGAGTCAGTTGAAACAGTCATGACATTCAAAGACATGGTCAAGCTAGTTCAGGAAAGCGGTGGACAACAACAGATCGATACATTAGACACTGAATTGTTTAATTGGGCGCAACGTGTTGCAAAAAATAAATTGGGTGAAGGTATGAAAGCAGATTTATATGCTGGTTTGATCTATGAGCGTAACGGCGGCAAGTTCGAAATGTACGACGTACTGGCAGAAAATCAAAAAAAAAACTAAATGAATACGGAGATGATTATGAAGGAGATATTGATCCAGATAATCCGCCGTTAGATGCTACTGGTATGGATTATTATGAAAAACATAATTCAAGAGATATGATGTGCCCATTTATTGCTAAACAAGCTGGCATTCCGGATCAATCTCATCGCGTTCTTTATTTTGACGATGCCGATCTTGTTTTCTATGAGAAAAACGTAGCAAACTTAAATGATACAATTGGCGAAATGATCGAAAAAGTAAAATCGTTTATGCAAACCAATCCAAAGTATGCAAGCAGAACTATAAAATTAGCAGCGAATATGAGATAATTAAATTAAAAATTGTAATTAAAAAAGCCAGTCATAGGTTGACTGGCTTTTTTATTGACTATATAATAGCTCTATAAGGAGATATTATATGGCTAAAATGTACGGTCCTGAAGAGCGAGCAAAATTAGAAAGACTGATCAACGAAGGCAGCAATGTGCTTCGTGAAGTTGAAGATCTACAAGAAGGTCTTAAAGAAACTGTCAAAGCGGTAGCAGAAGAGCTGCAGGTCAAACCAAGTATTATCAATAAAGCGATCAAGATTGCACATAAAGACAATTGGAAATCTCACGAAGAAGAATGGGATGAGATTGAAATGATTTTAGGCGTTACAAAGAAATTACCAGAGAAAGATTAAATGATCAATGATATTTTCCGACCAACCTTAGAATGGATAAAGGATGATTGGAATTCCAACCCTATTCGTTTTACTGTTGAGCTTTTTGCTTGGTTCATTAGCATTGGTTGTTCGATCGTCATGGCTTTTACAGTCCCCAATCCGCCCTTACTTATACTATATCCTATATGGATCCTTGGTTGTGCTATGTATGGTTGGGCTGCTTTTACTAGGAAATCATTTGGGATGTTGGCTAACTATTTATTGTTAGTCAGCATAGATTCTATCGGTTTAATAAGAATGATATTGCAATAATGTTAATAATAATTTTTACATTATTATCTTATTGGATATCTATGGGAATAATAACAGCAGCGATTATGTATATCAGTTTGAAAATTGCTGTAATATGCGAAAAAAATTTCTGACTATCGTACAGAAAATAAATAACTGTGTGAAAAGTTTAATCAGCTATAAATGATTAGAGGGTATTTGCGAGCCACAAATCGCAAGGAGAAAAGATGATCTACGTTGACGCATTCTATGATCGCGACGACGATACAATTCGTGTCGTTGAGCGCGATGCCAAAGGGCAGAGGCATTACAAAGACTACGCTGCCAAACACCTATTCTATTACTACGATCCTAAAGGTAAATTTCAAAGCATCAAGGGCGAACCTCTGAGCCGTGTCAGCTGTAAGAATGTCAAAGAACTACGCAAAGAGCTAGCCATCCATAGTAATAAAAAACTATATGAATCAGATATCAATCCCATCTATCGTTGCTTAGAAGATAATTATCTAAATCAAGATGCTCCAAAACTTAATGTTGCATTTTTCGATATTGAGGTAGACTTTGATCCAGAGCGCGGATATGCAAGTCCCGACGATGCATTTATGCCCATAACTGCTATTGCTGTTTATCTGCAATGGATGGATACACTAGTATGTCTTGCTATTCCGCCTAAGACCATGAATATGGAAGAAGCTAAGAAAGCCGTAGAAGAATTTTCTAACACTATGTTGTTCGATAACGAAGCAGATATGTTAGATACTTTCTTAGATCTCATTCAAGATGCCGATGTATTAAGCGGCTGGAATTCGGAGGGTTTTGATATTCCATATACTGTTAATCGTGTTATCAAAGTCTTAAGCAAAGAAGATACTAAACGTTTTTGTTTGTGGGATTGCTATCCCAAGAAGAGAGAATACGAAAAATATGGCAAAGCCGCAGTCACTTATGATTTAATTGGCCGTGTACATTTAGATAGTCTTGAGCTTTACAGAAAATACACTTATGAAGAAAGACATACTTATCGTCTAGATGCTATTGGCGAAATGGAGATCGGAGAAAACAAAACTGTCTATGAAGGTACACTGGATCAACTATACAACAATGATTTTCGAAAGTTTATTGAATACAATAGGCAAGACTGTGCTTTATTAGATAAGTTAGATAAAAAATTAAAATTTCTAGACCTTGCTAATAAAATCGCTCATGAAAATACAGTGCTTCTGCAGACAACCATGGGTGCAGTAGCAGTTACTGAACAAGCGATCATTAACGAGGCACATCGTAGAGGTATGATCGTTCCTAATCGTAAGAAGATGGAAGAGCACGGTGATACACAGGCAGCAGGCGCTTATGTTGCGTATCCTAAAAAAGGTATCCATGAATGGATTGGTTCTCTTGATATTAACTCTCTATATCCGTCAGCCATTCGCGCCTTAAACATGGGCCCGGAAACTATTATTGGACAATTACGTCAGGACGGCACTAAAGCTCATCTCGAATCAGAGATGGCAAAGGGTAAATCGTTTGCTGCTGCATGGGAAGGTATATTTGGTAGTTTGGAATATATCGCTGTAATAAATCGAGAAGTAGGTAGAGAAATTACCATAGATTGGGAAGGCGGTGGTTCCGATATACTAAGCGCAGCACAGATTTATGATCTAGTATTTGAAAACAATCAGCCATGGATGCTGTCTGCTAATGGTACTATTTTTACATATGAAGTTGAAGGTGTTATTCCTGGATTACTAGCACGTTGGTATAAAGAACGTAAAGAAATGCAGGCCAAACTCAAAGAATGTGTGCAAGCTGGCAACAAAATTGAAGAAGAATACTGGGACAAGCGACAGTTGGTCAAGAAGATCAACTTGAATAGTCTTTACGGTGCTATTCTTAATCCCGGTTGTCGTTTCTTTGATAATAGGATTGGACAAAGCACAACTCTTACTGGTAGACAAGTTGCCAAACACATGGCAAGTAAAGTTAACGAAATTATCACTGGAGAATACGATCATGTAGGTAAAGCAGTTATCTACGGAGATACTGATTCTTGTTATTTTTCAGCATATTCAACATTAAAAAAAGATATCGAAAAAGGAATAATTCCTTGGACTCTAGAATCGGTAATAGAACTTTATGATACTATAGGAGAAACTGTTAATGGTACGTTCGTCAAATTCATGCAAGATGCTTTCCACTGTCCAAAATCTAGAGCAGAGGTCATCAAAGCAGGTCGCGAGATTGTTGCAAGCAAAGGTCTCTTTATCACCAAAAAGCGATATGCAGTGCTCTACTACGACAAAGAAGGCAAAAGAGCAGACAGTAGCGGTTCTGCTGGCAAAATCAAAGCCATGGGTCTAGATCTCAAAAGATCCGATACTCCTGTTGTAATACAAGACTTTCTTTCAGAAGTTTTGACAAAAGTTCTTACAGGCATAAGCAAAGAAGAAGTTCTTGAATATATCACAGACTTCAGAACAGACTTTAAAACTAGACCTGGTTGGGAAAAAGGTTCACCTAAACGTGCTAACAATATCACAGAATACGCTGCTAAAGAAAAGAAACAGGGCAAAGCCAATATGCCAGGGCACGTTCGTGCTAGTCTTAACTGGAATACTTTGAAGCGTATGATGGATGACAAGTATTCTATGCAAATAGTCGATGGTGCTAAAGTTATTGTCTGTAAGCTCAAAGACAATCCTATGGCATATACCTCTGTAGCGTATCCGGTTGACGAGTTGCGATTACCTCAATGGTTCAAAGATCTACCTTTTGACGATGGCGAAATGGAAACTACTGTTATCGATGAAAAATTAGAAAACCTTATTGGTGTTTTGGAATGGGACATCAGTTCAACAAGGTCAGACAATACATTCAGTAAACTTTTTGATTTTGAGTGATTTCAAGGTTGATTTTTACTCAAGATCTAAATATAATCTTATTATACTTCTAAAGGAAAAAAAAATGAAAGATATTCTCCAGGACATTGTAAGCCACACTCAAAATCTAGGCTTTCTAACCACAGTTAAAATCACAGGCACAGAAGAAGGCACCGGTGTGTTTTCTATGGCTGATGATCGGTCAGTAATTATGGAGGCTACTACTGCCAATCCATATCCTGATATGATTGGTACCTTTGGCATGCCTCAACTTAACAAACTCAAATATCTCTTAGACGGTGCTGAATATAAAGAAGATGCAAAGATCACTATTACGTCAGCAGAGCGCAACGGCGAAACTATCCCCGTTGGCATACACTTTGAAAACAAAGACGGCGACTTCAAGAATGACTATCGCTTTATGAATCAGGAAATCATCAATGAAAAGATGAAGACTGTGAAGTTCCGCGGTGTTAAGTGGGATGTTGAAGTTGAGCCAACCGTGGCTGCGGTGCAACGTTTTAACTTTCAAGCAGGTGCTAACAACGAGCATCCAACATTTCTTGCAAAAACAGACGGAGGAAATCTAAAGTTCATCTTCGGCGATGCCTCAACACACGGCGGTGAGTTTGTATTTGCACAAAATGTTGCAGGTAAACTTGATCGTGGTTGGACTTGGCCAGTTCTGCCAATTCTAAGCATTCTTAAGATCACTGATGTCAACAATACCAAGATGTCATTAAGCAATGAAGGTGCTATCCAGATTACACTAGACAGCGGTCTTGCTACTTACAAATACATCATTCCAGCACAGGCAGCTTAATGATTAATTCTTTTACACAAGCATCTAAGTATATTACTGCATATATGGGATCTACTAATGATCCCTATTTCAGTATGTCTGCACCAAGTGCAGGTATGTTGAGATTTAACGGGGATATGAGACAGCTAGAAGTTTATGACGGTACTAGCTGGAGAACAATGGGTGGTACTTCAGCTAGTGTAAGCTTGGCACCAGATGCTGAGCAGGCTATTGAATGGGCTATTAATCGTATGGAACAGGAAAAAGAGTGGTACAAACTTGCTTCAAATAACGAAGCAGTTCGTATAGCATTAGAGCAGTTAGAACAGGCACTGACAAGATTAGAACTTACAACAATATTGGCGAAAGAATATGAGCAAACAAGCAGTTGATTTAACACCATTGCAGAAAGACTATGCGGTATATTTGCCTGCGATTAGCAGTTTTTATAGCACTTACATTGCAAAGCAAAGATTAGAAAAATTCATTCCAGATAGTCGAATCCCTCAAGGATTCGATCGTGGCATTGAAGGTATGAATTTTCTTAACCCCGAACAAGGGTATTTTTATTACAAATTTGCTCTGTATTCTGCAGGACACGCCCAACTCGATGTTGAAAAAAGCATAGACCAAGAGTCTATGATCCAACAACGTGATCGTTCAAAAACTATGATCTTAGGTGATTCCGGTGGATATCAGATTGGTAAAGGTGTTATCAAATTTGATTGGCAAGATTTTGAAGGTACTGCTGCTAATAAAGTTCGTGAAAAAATTCTTACTTGGCTAGATGTTACTGCTGATTGGTCGATGATGCTGGATGTTCCGACCTGGGCCTGTGATCACATTCACTCACCAAAAACAGGATTGAAAACATTTGAAGACTGTCTTGACAAAACTCGGTTCAACAACAAATATTTTATTGATAATAGATTGGGGTCTTCAGAAGGTGGAACAAAATTATTAAATGTTCTACAAGGTTCAAACTGGGAGAACGCAGAAGCATGGTATCAAGGTGTAAAAGAATATTCCGATACTAACAAGTATGGAAATAGAGCTGCAGAAGGTTGGGCCATGGGTGGTGCTAATATGTGCAAGATGCCTATTACGCTACGCAGACTAATCACTATGCGATTTGATGGTATGCTAGAAGGCAAAGATTGGATGCACTTCTTAGGCACTGCACAGCTGGATTGGGCTTGTTATCTTACAAGCATTCAACGACAAATCAGGAAACATATCAATGAAAACTTCACTATCAGCTTTGACTGCGCAAGTCCCTTTATCGCAACAGCTCACGGATTGGTATATACTAACGCCCAACATACCTCTAAACGATTCTCTGTTATCATGGATAAAGCCCCGGACAATAAGGGTCTTGCCGGACGGCAGGATATACCTTTTCCTTTCGAAAGCGATTTCGGTCGCAGACTTACGATCGCAGATATCTGCCACTATGCTCCGGGAATGCTGAACAAGATTGGCAAAGAAGGCAAAACATCGTGGGATTCATTTGCCTATGCACTGATGATGGGGCACAATGTCGAATGCCATATCCGTGCAGTGCAACGTGCCAATAACTTGATGGATATCGAATGTGCCAAACATCGTCCAGACTGGAGACGCTGGCGTAAAGTCAAAGACGCTGATAAAAGTGATGAAATCTCTGAATGGGTTCCGAGAAACGTACTATATTTTGATAGATTTGCGGAAGAGCTGTTTAATCTCGAGACCAAAGATGATGCTTTTGCTATGATTGCAGAAGCAGAACGTTTAGGATTTTTACAAAATCTCGAAGGCGCACGATTGCGTGGAGGAGTAACTAATATTGCGGATACATTGTTTTATGAAGAAACTGAAGAAGAAACTGCTTGGACCGATGATAGAGAAGACGAAAAATTAAACAATCTTGTTATTGAATAAGGAAATATTATGTATCATGAAAAAATTAAACACCTCGAAGAAGCACACCGAATGTTAAATGCAAAAATAGATAAAATGGAAAAAACTGGTGTATATGATGATATGAATATAGAAACTTTGAAAAAAGAAAGATTGCTTTTAAAAGATCAAATTACTATACTTAAACATAAACAAAAACGCCAAGATTATGAAAACGATTAACACTTTTACACTAAATCGATCACAAATAGAGAAACTTGTAAAAATGGCAAATCATTTTAAAGAAGTAGAATGGTTTACTTTGGAAGAAAGCAACAGCAGCGGAATTGGTCCTACAGTTGTTGTCAAGTTCAACTTATTCAACGATAGCGATAAGGACGTCGACACTACTGTTGATATCACAGATGTAAGTACATGGTAATGAAAAGAAATTATGAATCCGGGGTGGCAGATAGTATAACTTTCTTTACAGGAGTAGAGATTGAGCATACACCTGCATATGGAATGAAAACTCTTTTTGTAGTTGGTGTTCATGAACCCGAAACTATTCTAGAAATAGTCAGAGAAAGTAGATCTTATCTAGACGAATCAAAACATATCAAGCATATCTATTTTGGTGCTAATCAAAGTTTTAAGACTAATGGCGTTAGTGATACTGAAACTTGGCGTCCTTGGGAAAACATGATTTACGTTTGCCTAGATTCGGAATATGACCTTTGGTGTACTCTAGACTTCGATGTCCGTGAAACGGAAGGATTGCTGGAGAGCGGTCTTACCGAAAAACGTAGATTTATTCCGCAGATCAGTGTAAAATTACCTTATATTAATCAACTAGGCTATAATGCTACACTAAAGATCGATGATAAAGATTTTTCTGCAACCAATCCTGGGGTTTGGTGCCATAACCTACAGGACCTTCTGGGAAGAGATCGCTTCACAGATTGGGATCAATATGACAAAGATGAGATAATCAAATGAGTGTTTATGGACAGGCGATCGCTACTATCGGCTCAGCAAAGTCAGCAGATAGACCGCGAAAGATTAGAAAGGCAAGAAAAATGAAACTGACATTTAGACAACGCATTCGTAATTGGTTGATGCAAGATGACTTCGAAGAAGATGTACCTCAAATTGTAGAAGCAGATCATGATAGGCTTTCTAGTGAAGGTATGCGTCTACAGATTTATAAAGCGTCGGGTGGTTATGTTGTAGAGACTCGTAGCTATGATCGTCGTAAAGATCAAAATTTTAACACCATGCATGTCATTCGAGACGATCAAGACCTCGGTGATTCTCTAGGTAAAATCGTTATGATGGAGGCTTTACAACGATGATTATCAAACAGGATATACGTCCAAATAAAATGATTTGGGTCACATTCCGCAAAGAAGGTATCCACAAATATCCCGCAGCCGCTACGGATCCCAATCTAGCAACAGGAGATGAATATGATGTTTCGTTTTTGGCTAATCCCCATCGCCATATTTTTCATTTTAGGGTATGGATTAGTGTCACCCATAATGACAGAGATGTGGAATTTATACAATTTAAACGATGGTTGGAAAAATTGTATTCTAGCAACGAAGGTGTATTGTCGCTAGACTATAAGAGTTGTGAAATGATGAGCGATGATCTATATGCTCAGATTCACGCAAAGTATCCAGATCGTGAGGTCTGGATTGAGGTCTCCGAAGATGGAGAAAATGGTTCATTTATCAAGTATTAAACTACAAGGAAGAAGCTAAAATGGCTCGTAATTATAAGGACTATTCTTATTTCGCTAATCGCCCGGATGTTGTTAAAGTTTGGGAAGATCTTGAAGCCTTTCACGACTGGTGTAGATTTGAATTACGTGAGTTCAATCCTGCAGAATTGTATAAAAAAGAAGCACCAAATTATAGTGCATATCTGTTTAGTAAACGTTCGCGCAGACCTTATCAAGGAAATAGAAACAGAACAGATAGGAAAGAATATTAATATGACCAGAGTTTTCCTTATTGATCTAGAAGCGGTGGAAACTAGATATACTAGTCAGTGGAAAACTCACTTTCCTGCTCTATTAAGAAAGAGAGGACACGATGTTCAAGTTATTAGTGGTCCTGAAGATATTCCTAAAGCCACTACTCCTGGCGCCTTTCTTAATTTTGGTGGCACTAATATCTATAAGTCTCGCCAAGTTGAAGAATTTAGTCGTCTATTTACATCCGGAGCAGTTAAGCCTGGGGATCATTTTATTTTTACTGATGCTTGGCATCCTGGCATCATAAACTTGAAATACATGAGTGAACTGCTCGATATCAAAGTAGTCATTCATGCTCTATGGCATGCTGGTAGTTATGATCCTCAAGATTTTTTAGGTAGACTAATTGGTAATCGTTCTTGGGTTCGTCATGCTGAAAAAAGTTTTTTCTTTTCAGCAGATTATAATTACTTTGCCACAGACTTTCACATTGAGATGTTTATGCGTAATCTTATCAATGATGAAATGTTTGAAAATCCCTGGATAGAAGAACAAATCAACGAAGCTATACGAGGAGAATATTCAGGTATAGTAAGAACTGGTTGGCCTATGGAGTATATGTCTGATACTTTGTTAATGTATAAGAATATGCTTAAGCGAGATCTTATACTTTTTCCTCATCGTATCGCTCCAGAAAAACAACTGCCTATTTTTGAAGATCTTAAAAAACATTTACCACAATATGAATTCAAAATTTGTCAAGAATATCCATTGACTAAAAATGAATATCATAACATGCTAGGTGAAGCTAAGATTGTCTTTTCAGCTAACCTACAAGAAACACTAGGTATTAGCTGGTATGAAGGTGCCCTAGTAGATGCCATACCAATGGTTCCGGATAGATTAAGTTATAAAGAAATGGCATTTGACACGTTCAAATATCCTAGTAAATGGACAGAATCTTTTGAATCTTATGAAATTCATAGAAAAGATATCTGTTATAAAATCATACAGTACATGGATAATTATGAAAAGTTTCTACCAAGCCTAAATAAACAGGTAGATATATTAACTAAGAATTATTTTAGTTGCGATAATCTACTAGAGATGTTAAAATAAATGTATGTTAGAGATATCTAAAAAAGTTTTGAACGGTCATTTCTTTTCTATCAGACAATCTACAAACTCTACAAATGTTTTTAGATTGTTGAGAAACTGCTTTCATAACTTTAGAATGATTTTCTCTAAATTGAGTAGAAGAATGAGTTTGTTTTCTTTTAGCGATTTGTTTTTGACGAAACTCTTCATTTGCCCAATGATCTTTCATTGCTTTAGATCTACCTTTTTTAACCTGGTTCTTGGGTTTTCTAACATAAACATCGGGCCTATGAAATCTTTTTCCTCCCTTGTTCTTGTTCAACAGAAGAGGATTTTTCCAATTCTCGCTAATAAGAAATTCTTCGAACTCAAGAGCATCCTCTTTAGAAATAAATTGGGCAAGAATAGTCCAATTAAACTCATTAAAGATAGGTTTTACTTTCTTAGATGTAGTATAATAAACTTTACCGAGATCGTCTTCGGGAGACAGGTTTTTTCGTTGATTAGAATACCGAACTCCTATATAAAATTGTCCGGTGGTTTTATGTGTACCTAAATAGACATACGGTGAAATAATATTGAACATAATATTATTTATAAAAATTTGTATAACTCGGAGAATAATAATTGACACAAGAATTTAAACCAGACCCTATATTAAGCACAGAAATCGATAAATCTTTTGTAAAAGATGAATACATACCCGTAAAAAAACAAGTTTATATTAAAAAAGAAACTGCCTTAGATGCTATGGCCGGTGATGGCGGATATCAAGAAGCATATCTAGCAGATGCGATCCGCTTTAAGATGAAACGTGATAACAAGCGTTTCTGGGCAGGCGATAACATCAGTGATTACGTCACTGAAGAAATGAAGCACAAGTTAATCGATGAAGCAACTAAAGCATTTGAACTGGTACTTGATCGTTTACTGATCGATCGCGAAACTGATCCAAACAGTCAAGGTACAGCACGTAGATTGGCTAAGATGTATTTTAATGAGATAATGGCAGGTAGATATGAACAAGCCCCAGATTGCACAGCGTTCCCAAACGATTCGGAGGACCGCTACGAAGGTATGCTGGTTGTTCGCAGTGAGCTTCGCAGTATGTGTAGCCATCATCATCAGCCCGTTAGTGGTGTTGCCTATATTGGCATTATTGCGGCTTCCAAGCTCATTGGCCTCAGTAAGTACACAAGAATCGCCCAATGGTGTGCCCGACGTGGTACTCTTCAGGAGGAACTTGCTAATGATATTGCTCGCGAGATCGCCCGTGCCACAGGAGCCAAAGACGTAGGCGTATATATTCAAGCCACACATGGATGCTGTGAAAATCGTGGTATCATGGCACATAGCAGTTTAACACAAACTACTGTACTAAAAGGTGCATTCAAAGATGACCAAAGCACAAAGAAAGAATTCTTTGATAACATCAAACTACAACAGGACTTTGCCCCTAGATGAAAATATTTTTAACTGGTAGCAGTGGATTTATTGGTATTAACTTGAAACCTTTATTAGAAAATAAAGGTTTCGAAGTTTACTGCCTACTTAATGATCTAATGAATTTTGATGCGGTATCTGATGAGATTTTACTCGCCCAACCAGACATCATAGTTCATTTAGCTGCAAGAACTGAGGTTGAAAAAAGTTTTTACGAACAAATTACTTTTAGTCAGATCAATTATGTAGGCAGCGTAAATCTAATCGAAGCAGCCAGCAAAGTTAAAAATCTCAAAAACTTTGTGTTTGCCAGTACTATGGAAGTCTACGGTTGGCAACCAATCAGCGATGAGATCAAACATAACGGGGTTCCTAAAGAATTTGTAGTATTTGACGAATGCACAGAACCTCATCCCAATGCTCCATATGCTGTAGCAAAATATGGAGTGGAAAAATATTTAGAGTATATGCATCGCAGTTGCGACTTTCCATTTACTGCTATTAGACAGACAAATAGTTATGGAAGACATGATAACGATTTTTTTATTACAGAACAAATCATAACACAGATGTTAAAAAATAAAGATGAAATATTCTTAGGTTATTCTGAACCTTATAGAAACTTCATTTACATCGACGACCTTCTGGATGCATGGATGACTTGTATAGAAAATTCTAAATTAGTAAATGATGGAAAAATTTTTACACTAGGTCCAAAAAATCCTATTAAAATTTCAGAATATGCTGACATGATAGCTAATATTTTAAATTGGGAGGGTCGCATTCATTGGAATACTAAACCAAAGCGTCAAGGAGAAATCTTTTATCTTTGTAGCGATCATAATCTAATAACCAAGACGACAGGATGGTATCCTAAAATAAATTTAGAAGACGGCATCAGAACTACTATAAATTTTTGGAAAGAAAAATTAAACATAGTCTAAAAAATCATATGAAAATTGTTCCACTCGAAGACAACTTAATGGTTCAACAGCAGTTGCCTGCAAAAAACATTCGCCATCAACAATGGCAACATATGGTGGCTGTAATTATGCTCAATCAAACTGGAAGAAAGGTGGTCAAATATGTACTGCCTCTTTTTTTAGAACGTTGGCCTACTCCTAATAAATTTTTGTTTGCAACTGATGATGAAGTGAAAGAAGTCATTTGGCCTTTGGGTATGTATAATGTCCGTTTTCAAAGACTCAAGAGAATGACCGCTGATTTCTTGACTTGGGACGGCAATGATGCTACAATATTATATGGTATAGGGAAATACGGTAGCGACAGTTATGAAATCTTTTTCAAACAAAACTACACTGTAGAACCTACAGATAAAGAATTACAAAGATATCTAAAAGAGGAGATATTATGTTAACTTTAGAAGACACATACAATCTGATTCAAGAATTAAACGAAGAAGCACATAACTTATCTTGGGATACTTGGATTCAAGCTGACGAACTAATGGAATCCGATGACGAAAATGATTGGGAGGCCGCTGAAGAACTTAGAGAAGAAGCCTCAATAGAACAGGCAAGTTATTTTAGAGATTCTTACTATGAGCTTGATGCAGAACAACAAGACAGTATTAAACATTGGCTATCTAACAACGAATCTTTCAAAGAAGAATTTTCAGTGTGGTTTGGTGAAAAAGAATTTGAAAACAAGTTTGGCGAAGAATAATGTTCCTGAAGCTTCTAGAAAAAATAGGTCGTAAACGTATCATCATGGATAGGATGAGTGACGAACCTTATCTTGAACGCTACTATCTTTTCTTGAAGGAACGTGAACACTTTCCGTTTAATGTTTTCTTACACAAGTTCCTAAAAGGCGATCCAGACGATCTTCATGATCATCCTTGGCCTTATGCTACATTGATTTTAAAAGGTGGCTATTGGGAAACAACGCCCGAAGGTCGTTTTTGGAGAGGTCCTGGACATTTTAGAACCTGTAGTGCTGAGAGCTATCATAGAATTGAACTAGAATCAGGTGTAGATTGTTGGACTTTGTTTATGCCTGGTCCTCATCGTCGTGAATGGGGATTTGATGTCAACGGTCGTTGGGTACAACACGAACAATACCTTAAGGAAAGATATGAACAAGCGCATAATTAATCAACAAGAACTAACAGGCCTAGTGAATAAAATATGTAGAGATATTTTAGTTAGCAAATGGGAACCGGATTACATAGTAGGAATTACTCGTGGCGGACTGATTCCATCTGTAATGATTAGTCAATATTTAGACGTTCCGATGCATGCGTTAGGAGTTAGCCTTAGAGATGGAAGTGGCGGAGAAAGTAATCTTTGGATGGCTAGCGATGCTTTCGGTCATACTACTAACGAAAGATTTATTGAAGATGAACACAACATAGGCAGCATTTTATCTGCTGCTAGCGATATATTAGAATCTGGAACTTATACTAATATTTTACTAGTTGATGATATTAACGATACCGGCGCTACTTTTAATTGGATTATGGAAGATTGGAAATCTGGTTGTTTTCCAGACAGTCCGACATGGGATGAAGTATGGAATCAAAATGTTAAATTTGCTGTGGTAGTTGATAATTTATCTAGTCAATGTAATGTAAAAATGAATTTTGTTGGTATGGAAATCAACAAAGCAGAAAACGATGAATGGATCGATTTTCCTTGGGAGGAATGGTGGACAAAATGAAAGACACAGTAAAAGTAATGCTAGCTCAACCTTCATTTATTGAAGATTCAAAAGCACCGTGGACTGAACTTGTAGAAGAAGATTATCATGTCAAAGTATTCAGAGACATCTATCCGGTGACAGAAGGTCATTTATTATTTGTACCTAAATATAATACTGTGTCTGTATTAATGGACTGTTTTGAAGCTGCTATCACGGACGGTATGAACAGAGTTCAAAAGGGAGAATGGGATGGGTTTAATGTAGGCCTTAATTACGGCCCTGCTGCTGGTCAAACGGTTGAATGGCCTCACGTTCATCTAATCCCTAGACGCAAAGGCGACATGGAAGATCCCACTGGCGGGGTACGTCATGTTATTCCCGAAAAAGGTAATTATCGAAAATGGTAGAAATACAAGTTCCGTGGACTGGGTATCAGAGCAATATCTGGTGGAATGAGATATGTGCCGACATCGTAAACCATTTTGGATTACCCGGTGGTAGATACACAACAGAAGTTAGCGTGAATAGCATGAATTTCTTTTTTAAAGATGAAAAAGATGCATTAATGTGTAAAATTTTAGTCAGCCATAAAATATGAAATCTAAAATGCTACTGATAATAATATTAATCCTTTTAATGATAATATTATTATCAAGCGATTTTGCAGGTCAAAGAAAAATATATGACTGCAATTATTCTGAAATAAATCCAGACTTTCCTCAAGATGTAAAAGACGAATGTCGTAGACTTAGACACGAACAATGGGAACAGGAAAAAGAATGGTATCATCCGAAAAAAATCATACGAACATGAAAAGATGGACATTAAATGTAGAAGAAGATCCGGACACGGGCGACGGTATACTTACGTTTCCTTCGGACTTATTACAGGAAGCTGGATGGAAAGAAGGTGATACATTAGTATGGACTGATCAAGGTGATGGATCTTGGACTCTATCTAAAAGTAAATAGATTTATGATAAAACAAGGACATGTTATCCCTTTTTGGAATAATAAACATACATTACTTACATATAAAGAAAAATATTTTAATGACCCGACAATGATAGACCAATGGGTCGCTGCAGGATATAAGGGAAATTTTGGCGGTGGCACTTATGATATGCAAAAGAAAATGCCCAACTGGGCTACACCTTTTTTTTCTATATTTTCGGGAAAAAATGTTAGCATAACTTTTTTTAAAATGAAGATTTCAGATATTCTTCCAACTCATGTTGATACGTACCAAAGATACATAAAAATTAACAATATAGAAAATCCTCATACAATTAAAAGAGCTATTATTTTTTTAGATGATTGGAAACCTGGACACATTTTCGAAATAGAAAATCAACCTATAACATCTTGGAAGGCGGGTGATTTTGTGTTATGGAACTATGGTGCTCCTCATATGGCAGCAAACATCGGAATAGAGCCACGATATACTTTACAAATAACTTTTGTAGACAATATATGAACTCAGAGCACAATTTATATTATAGAAATTTTCCTAGGCAAGTATCTAAGTCTATTAAAATAAGGACATATCTAGGATCACAAAAATTCGTAGAAAAACTGTTAATAGACAACAAACCTAGTTATTTTTACAACGGTTTAAATAACATCTATAAATTAGAAAATCAAATTCTTACCAAACGAGAAAAAGAATTTTTAAACAATACGGGAGTGGATATATATCTTTTAGAACCATTATGTTATCGATCTGCCGATTCTCATAATTGTGAATATTACAGCGAATTTGTCGGTAATGAAAAAATTAGTTCTATAAAATCTAATGAATTAGATTGTATTAAAAAATTTGTAATTGAAAATAATTTAAAAAATATTAGAATTTTTACCTGCGATTACAATGTAAAATTATTAAACGAAACTTATCCAGAACTTAATCTTAATTGTTATGATCTTACTATTCGACACCTAGGATATAATATTCAGAATAAAATAGAAAACAATAAAAAAGAAATCAAAAGAAAGTTCTGGTCCTCTCATAGAAGATATACTTTACATAGACATTTATTAATTTCTTATCTAGCATCCATGGACGGTGTATATGGTTGGAATTTTATATGTAATGAAAAATCATTATTAGAAAATCCATGGTTTAATTTTTCTAATTTGGATACAATAACATATCAAAAAATAATAGTCGGAAACAACAAATTAAATGATTCAACATCAATTATCGACAATGAATTTCCTCCAGAAAATGTAAACAAATATACCCAGAGCGTATCGGGAATGGGAACTATTTACAAATGGCATAATGATAAATTTTTAGATAGTTTAGATGAATGCTTTTGTGCAATCGTTGGAGAGACTAGGTACGCACAACCTTTCACGAATATAAGCGAAAAAACGTTTCATCCAATATTTAAAAAAACTCCTTTTATATTAGGGTCAACTGTTCGAAGTCTAGAATATCTTAAAAAATTAAATTTTAAAACTTTTGATAGATGGTGGGACGAAAGCTATGATCAAGAGGAAAATAATGAAAAACGAATGATTAAGATTTTTGAAATCATTGAATTTATAAACAATAAAAATATTAAAGAACTTCAAAATATCTACGAGGATATGCAAGAAGTTTTAGATCATAATTTTGATATTTTAAAAACATTGTCAACAAATAGAACTATCTTATTATGAACGATATTGTTAGACGATTTGAATTAGAAATATCTAAATTTTATAACGCACCATATGCTGTGGCCGTTGACAGTTGTACTCATGCGATAGAATTATCTCTACGATATACAAAAATTAAAAAAACATCATGTCCGGCACATACTTATATTTCGATTCCGTTCATATTTGAAAAATTAAATTTAAAGTGGTCTTTTGAAAATTATTATTGGGAAGATTATTATTTTTTAGGAGAATCCAATATAGTAGATGCTGCCGTTTATTGGCAGAGAAACGGTTATATTCAAAATACGTTTATGTGTTTAAGTTTTCAATATCAAAAACATCTAAGTCTAAGCAGAGGAGGTATGATACTCTGCGACAAAGAACATGATTATAGTATATTAAAGAAAATGAGTTACGACGGACGGATGTCCGGTATTCCTTGGAGGCAACAAAATATCGATACTATGGGATTTCATTATTATATGACTCCGGAAACTGCAGAGATAGGTCTAAAAAAATTTTCTGAAGTGGCGGACAAAGATCCAAAAAAATGGAAATCGACTGAGTATCCATACCTGCCGGATATGAAAATTTTTAATAAATTAAACAATGGTGTTGTTCTTTCAAAGAAAAGAGTGTAAACTAAACTATGGAAAAAATTAAATTAGCAGAGCTGTTTTACAGCATACAAGGTGAGGGTAGATATATGGGAGTTCCCAGCGTGTTCCTTAGAACATTTGGCTGTAATTTCAAATGTGCTGGTTTTGGTATGCCGAAAGGCGAATCTACAAGAGAAGTAGAACCGATCGCTGCCAATGTTCATTTATATAAAACATACGAAGAACTCCCATTGGTATCTACAGGATGCGACAGTTATGCTTCCTGGCATCCTGCATTTAAACATCTTAGTCCGTTTTATACTCCAGACGAAATCGTAGAGAATATTATGGAAATTCTTCCGTATGGTCGATGGGAAGATGAACATCTAGTTATCACCGGGGGAGAGCCCTTATTGAAATGGCAGAACATTTATCCGGAATTATTAAATCATTCTAAGATGAAATCACTTAGAGAAATTACGTTTGAAACAAATGGCACACAAGAACTAACTCCCGAATTTAAAAAATATCTTATGCATTGGGGATTTAAAACAAGAGGATATCATAAACTAACCTTTTCTGTCAGTGCTAAACTAAGTTGCAGCGGTGAAGAAAGACATGTAGCTATACGTCCGGACATTATTAGACAATACGAAGAAGTGGGATACACGTATCTAAAATTTGTTATTGCCACAGAAGAAGATGCTGAAGAAGCATTAGAAACTATTGATGTGTATCGTGCTGAAGGATTTGCAGGTCCAATATATTTAATGCCTGTGGGGGGTGTTGAAAGTGTTTACACATTAAATAATCGTCGTGTAGCAGAATTGGCAATGAAGAATGGGCTAAGATATAGTGATAGATTACAGGTACCGTTGTTTAAGAATGAGTGGGGAACTTAATGAAAATTATTAAAAAACTTTTTGGTATAGACAAATTAGAAGCCAACATAGCAGAAATGCAGGCCAAAGAAAAAGAAGCGATTGAACAATTGGCTTTCAATCAAAGAGAAGCTGAACGGGCTAGACAAGATGCAGAAGAAGCCAAATTAAATCCAAAAGAGAGAGCTACTCGTAAGAAAGAACCGTGGATTGGTGTTTTAAATACTCATGTAAACAAAGAAAATATTAGAAACGGGTTCTTTGAGCTTGACTGGAATGAGTATTTTGTGCTACAATTAAAACAAGAAGGTTATGGTGCAGACGGCGATAAAGATGAAGAAATTGTTGATCGTTGGTTCCGTGAGCTTTGCGCCAATGTTGTAGTAGATGGCGATTATGGTGGTCCTGTGCAAACTGGATCTTTGGACATACAAAATGTAAAGAAGACCAATCAATGACATATATTCTAGTTGATACTGCTAACACGTTCTTTCGTGCTAGACACGTTATTAACGGTGATGCTGATATCAAACTTGGCATGGCATTCCATATCACCCTTAATTCTATACGCAAAGCGTGGCAGCAGTTCAATGGCATTCACGTTATCTTCTGTTTAGAAGGTAGATCTTGGCGCAAAGACTATTATGCTCCGTATAAGCGTAATCGTGCAGAATCACGTGCTGCGCTCAACGAGCGAGAGCAAGAAGAAGATCGTGTATTCTGGGAAGCCTTTGACACGTTCAAAGAATTCATCACAGATAGAACCAACTGTACTGTACTGCGCAACGAACAGTTAGAAGCAGACGATCTCATTGCAGGCTGGATCCAAAGTCATCCAAATGACGATCACGTGATCATCTCCACAGACACAGATTTCGTTCAGCTTATCGCACCCAATGTAAAACAGTATAACGGAGTGATGGAACATACGATCACACACGAAGGAATTTTTGATGACAAAGGTAAATCAGTCATCGATAAAAAGACCAAAGAACCTAAAGCCGCACCAAACCCAGAATGGCTCCTGTTTGAAAAATGTATGCGTGGTGATACCAGTGATAATGTCTTCTCAGCGTATCCAGGTGTTCGCACTAGAGGCACAAGCAAAAAAGTGGGTCTTATGGAAGCGTTCGAAGACCGTGGCACCAAAGGATTTGCGTGGAACAATCTCATGCTTCAGAGATGGACTGACCACGAGGGTATAGAACATCGAGTGTTAGAAGATTATGAACGTAATCGTAGATTAATCGATCTCTCATATCAACCAGATCATATTAAAGGTATTATTTCAAAGACCATTAGTGAAGCTATTTCTACAAATAAAAATATTAATCAGGTCGGAGTAAAACTCATGAAGTTCTGCGGCCTTTATGATCTTAAAAAGATTTCAGAACAGGCTCAGAGTTATGCTGAACCATTAAATGCAAGGTACACACTATGACAGAGATTCATGCAAAACCAATTATTGATAATAAATTTTGGATTGTTGAAAAGGACGGAGAAAAGTTTGCCACGCTGAGAAAAAATGAGGACAATCGATTCGTAATGAGTAATGACAGCGGTGTACAGATTTATGACAACAAAGAAAGTCTTACTAAACAGTTTGGAAAACATTTTTTTACAGTTAAGATTGTAAAAGAATCTATAAATTCATTGCCCAACGAAGTTCATGGATATCCTACTAGTTGCGATCCTCATAATGCGATGTTTGATATTAGAAAAAAATTACCACTATTCACAAAAAGTGAAGATTCAAAAAGTTTATATTGTGCAGGATATTATACAATTAAGTTTGATAAAGGATGGGTTAAAAGTTTTTGTCCAAAAAAAATAACCTTAGAAAGATATCCTTATAGGGGTCCGTTCAAAACAGAATTAGAAATGAAACAGGTATTAACAAATGTTTCAAAATAAAATTCCAGATACATTGCCCACTATTGAAAAATTGATAACTCGAATATCAATGGCTGAAAGAAGTCAACAAAAAGAAATTCGCATTACCATTCAAGAAGCGAGAGATTTAACGTCCGAACTAGCTTTACTCACTAGTAAATTAGGTGGTACAGTTAAGGAAATACATGAACTTTTACATGAAATTAAGATGTCAACTACGCAAATAGATGTTAAATTCGACGGAGGTCAATTCTAATCGGCATAAATATATACGTGGTTAATTAGGAAACACGTATAAATGAGTAGACCGAAGCCAAAGATTCTTTTAGAGTACGCTAATAAAGAAACTTATAAAGTAGAACAAATTTTGGAAAGTGATGCCATATGGGCTGTGTTTTTCAAAGGTCAGCCTTTTAATCTCAAAAGTGGTTCTCTTGTATCAAGCTATCCAGGCCCTAAATATAAAAAAGTAAGTTTTTCAAATCCGGGTCATGCCTATAATCTAGCAAAAAAGTTAAACAAATTGTTTAAATGTCAAGACTTCGCAGTGTATAAATTGACCTCCGGCGAAGAGGTAAAATAAATGGACATTAAGGATACCTACACTAAGGTATTCTTGCAGGCTGCAAACATAGATATATCAGACGAAAAAAAAGTAAAAGAATATAAAGCAGCTTGGTGGTGGAGTTTTAGAAATAAACACAATGGTGGACTTCGACTTACCGAACAGGCAATTAATTTTATAGAAGAATATTCTAAGATCAAGACCTATAAGATTGATTTCCCTAATGAGTTTTCCTATACCGCTCAAATCTTAATTTGGCTAGACCAATACTTAGATACCCCTTATTTCATAGACAAAAAATACATAATTGTATTACGAGAAAAATCAGCATTTGAGTTATATCTATTTTCTGGCGATATAAGAAAATTAGGTCATAATAAAGCTACTAATAAACTTCTTAATCAAGAATCAAGTCTGTAATTAACGCAGTACATAAATATTTTCACTATGTTCGATCTAAATCCTAAAGATGTGCTAAATCAAAGAAAACTTGGATTTATGCCGCCTCATTTTTCAAAAATTAAAATAGCGGACAACGAATTCTTTGATGGAGTCGAAGAATGGGTGAAGACCAAATTAAAGGGAAGATATTGCATTGTAAGATATCCAAACTTAGATCAAAATTCTTCTTTACGTTCGTCATATTGTTTAGGTCTTGAAGATCAAAAAGAACTTACATTTTTTATGTTAGCATGTCCACATTTAAGGAGAAATTAATGACAGAAGAAGTTAAAACTCAACAAGAACCAGTTGACACAACTCAGACAGCAGATGCTGCACAACCAGCACCTGCAGGTCCTGATTTAAATGTTAGCGATTTAGTTGCTTTAAAAAACATCATAGAGATCGCAACACAAAGAGGTGCATTTAAAGCAGCTGAACTAGAAGCAGTTGGAAAAACATTTAACAAACTTAATATGTTTTTAGATGCAGTAGCTAAAAAGGAGTCGTAAAATGGCTGAACCATTAAAACACGTGGGCAGGATGGGAAATACTGGAGCAAAAGTTTTGGTTGTCTTTAGAACTTTACCGGGAGAATCTAATCAGGCATTAGTGTTGCCTGTAGCCCAACTACCGGATTCTTATCATGATTCTATTATGACTTTAGTGGAAACTGATCAAGCACAAGAAGCTTTTGAGTTAGGAGAAATTATGTTTATAAGAACTTTCCCTGATGGCAGACCTATGCTTCAAGCTATGCAAGCAGATAATCGTTTGCAAAAAGTTCCAACAGATACTGTGCTAATGACTCCCACAACTAATAACAGCATCGTACTTTCTGATTTAAATTCTTTGATTGCAGAACAAAAGAACTGTGCTATAGATGATCTTTATACATTTGTAAAAGGTGCTCCGTCTAAAGAGCAAATTTCACAAAATAAAGAAATAACTGCTATTGAAGAAAAAGAAATCACAGTACAAGCAGAAAACAATCCATTGACAGATAAAGATCTAGCTAAATCTTATCGAAGCCAAGCAGACTCTATGTATAAAGAAGCGGCTAGACTACGAAAACAAGCAGATGAGTTAGATCCTCCTAAAAAGAAGATTTCTGTAAAAGATAATCCAGAAGCAGAAAAACTAGTCGCAGAGAATGCCTAAGCCTTTGTTTAAACCGCCCAGGCATCTAGTTAAAGAATGGCCTGAAGTATTTGAAGATCTTTATATGAATACTATGCCTGTGGCGTATTTAGACTTAGTTCATCTAGAATTTGAAGATGGAAGAATCTGGGAAATAAATGTCAGAGCTGAATTAGAAAAAAGTGATGCTGATTCTATAGCTGGTATTTTATTGAGTACTCTTCAAGAATATAAAAACGAAATAAAAAAAATTGATTTTAAAGTAGATGTCAAAAGATTAAAAAAAGACATTGGCAATTCTACAAAAGATCTTCTTTAAAATTAAATTTAATGTTTCTATGTTTTTCAAAAAATTCTATTTTTTCTAAACACATTTTCCATAATTTAGGATTACCGGAAGTAGTTGTAATTTTTCCTAAATAACTTCTTAGCATATCTAGTCTTTGAGTATCTTTCCATAAAGACAGATAGGCTTCATTTTTATTTTCCCATTCTTTAAATTTTTCTAAAGATTTTTGTTTAATCTCTAATGGAAGATTTACAGCATCGATCCAATTTGGAGAATATACATAGTTAAACATAGGATATGGTTCTATAGACGGTAATTTAGAAGAAATTTCTTTCATCCAATCTAAAAATTCATTAACATATAAACAATTTAATGAATTAAATGTTGAATGTATTTGAATAGAGATATTAGATTGTTTTTGCGCTATTTCATTTACTAATTCTAAATTAGAAATTAGTTTATCCCATTTCATTGGAAATCTAATAAATTCATTTAATTCTTTATATGCATCAACACTTGCGCACAGATATACCTTTTTAAATTCTTTCCAACACTCTAGAATTTCGCTAGGTACTTTAGTTAAATTTGAATTATAACTTAAAATAATATTTTTAGATACACCCAATTCTATAAATTTTTTCAAGAATTCTTGATGTTCAATTATTAAAGGTTCGCCACCGACAATATGTATTCTTTGCACTTTACTAATATATTGATATAGTTTTTCAAATTGTCGATGATCTTCGAACCAATCAAGTTTAATTAATCTATCATATTCCTTCATACCAATTTGATTGGTCTCTAACTGCTCCTTAAGAAATAAAGTACTGTTATATCCGTTGCACATAACACACTTTAGATTACATCGATTTCCAAATGTAATATCCAAATATAAAAATTCTGTATCTTTTATTACTCCGTTAGTATCACATTTTGATATCCAGTATTCCTCATCAGTCATTGAATTAAAACTTTCATTGAACCATTGTCTCCAAGAAATTTTTCCTTGATCTTCAATCTCCCAACATTTTTTACAACTAGGATGACGTTTATCCTCGATCATAAATTTTCTAACTTTTCTATGAAAAGAATTATTAAAATTATCCAAAACATCAAACTTAGGATCAGAAAAGTTTTTATTTTTTTGCACTTCATTCCATCCATCATTATTACAACAAATTCTTTGCTTACCTTGATTGTCAAGGCTAAATGCTGCAAATGGATATAGACAAAAGTTTTTTCTTTTCATTTTTCTTTAGTTATTAAAATATCTGTGCCGCAATGGCAGTAATCTTTTTGACATATAATAGATTCGGAATTTATTTCAAATTTATGAAATATATTTCCGAGGATCGGACCTTGTCCGCAACTAGCCGCTCTCATTGTACCAGATGGTGAAATAAAGATTGATTCATTTACTTTGCATTTCCATCCTTTGAAAAAATTCCTGTTTTCAGCTACTAATCGATTACTATTTAATAATTTTTTAGATCCGTCATCGTAGTTTTCAATAGATGCAAAAGACAATTTTATATTTGGTTTTTTAACAGTAATCTTAGTTTCGAAATTATTTTTATTTAAAAATTCTGTAATTTTGGGATCTTTATATTCCCACGGAACAGCACCAATACTCATTTCTTTCAATAACGGAACCCATTCTAAATTATAATTTTTTAATTTTTCTTTTATCTCGTTGCCTAAAGAAACCATGTCTTCAAATTTTTCTTCCAGCATCATCATCCTAAGACAGAGGTAATTTATCTTATCTTGTAAAAATTCTGCGATCTCAAAGTAATTGTTTTTATTGGCAAACTCGGGGTGATAACTAGCCACCACATCATCAAAAAGATTATAATAGTTTTTCCACCAACCTATTTTTCTGCTAAGATTTGTGTTAATTCCTAAAGTTACGTTATCTCCTAACCTTTCTTTAAAAAACTCAGACACAGGAATTAAATTTTTCCATAGCGTAGGTTCGCCTCCACTATAAAAAACTTTAAAATTAACATAATTTCTAGATTTATAATAACTTATTACATCACTTAAATTTGATAATAATATGTCTAAACCGTGTTCGTTGGTGTGCTTTCCGTTCCAGTTTCCTTCATTACAATACGAACATCTGTAATTACAAAGATTATTAACTTGCCATGTTATAGAAACGTATGGATCTTTCTCGGGTGTTATTGATATTAGATTAGGCATACTAACTCCGGAAATGAGTTTGAAAAATTTGTTCCTCTATGAGCATCGAGCATAGAGTTAAATTTTAAAAATTCTTGTATACTACTATTTCCATTATCGGTGGCAGTATAGTAATCATATAATCTTTGAAATACATCTTCGCTGACAAACATCTTTAAAGATTCTAAATTTTTCACAGTATTTTTAATTTGCTCTAATACATTTTTTCGAATATTTAGAGACCATACCTGTGTTCTCATATAGTTAGGATTATCTAAAAATATAGGATACCAAGACACATAACGATACCTAGAAATTTCATTGATATATTTTAAAATATCTGATATAGAATATAGATTATAAGCACTTACCACTGTATAAAATACTATCTTGATATTATTCAAATCTAATATACTTTTAACATTATTATGAAACTCATTCCAATTGACTGGATATCGAATATAGTTAGCTTGATCTCCAATGCCGTCAATGCTGATCTGTATCTCATTATTTGGAAACTGTTTTATTAATTCTAAAAGCTCACTGTCTGCAACTGTTCCGTTGGTAGTAAAACTTACAAAACAATTTGTATTACCTGTTTTTATTAATTCGTGCAGTAAATTTCGATTCTCTTTTATTAAGGTAGGCTCGCCACCTGTTAAATAAATTCTTCCTAGATTTCCAGCAACGCTATCGATATTATTCTTATAAGTATCATTCTTAAACCATTTATTAATTTCACGAGGAATATTTAATTCCGAATTCCATAAAGAATGCAATTTACTATCCTTGGCTTCTTTAGAAAGTATGTTTATACGTTCTTCATTTACTTTACTAGAACTATACCCCCAACACGAATTACATGACAAATTACAGGTATTTCCTAATCTTAATTCGAGGCTGGTTAAATTGGACAACGGTACTTGATCCTTGATTAGAAATTCGTTAACTGAATGTACGATCTTTCTTTCTGACATATATTTTCTATTAGATTCAATCCGACTGCTACTACCAGTTAATTGTTCATGCCGATAACAATCTTTACATTCGTTTACTTCTTCTCCCATTAACATTTTTAATCTTACATTAGATAAATGAGAACTATTCCATATATTTTCTATGTTATCGATACCTAGATTAAAATCTGTTTGATCAGATTTTTTTATATGAGAATTATCTCTTATATTGCAGCACAGTTTTACACTACCATCGGTGTTGCTGTTCAAATTAAAAAAAGGAAATACACAGAACGTCTTTGAATTCATTGAAGGAATTCTTAAATGATCTTCGAGCTCCGGAAATATTTCATATATTTTTTCATCTCTTATATTATCTACAGAATCATTAACATAAGAAAACTTTTCTAATAATTTATATTTTGACTCAGGTTCTGTTTTAAGAAAATTTATAACACTTTCGAACTGACTAACTATTCCGTTTGAATGCTCTACTTTTTCCTTGGTCCAGTTAATTAAATCGTACCATCTGTATATTATTAGTTCTTTATTTTCTAAAACATTTGCCTGTTGTCTTGGAGGATGTGTTAAAATGTTTAATCTTATATTGTTCGGATCTAATAAATCGGTTTCAACCCATTCTTTATAAAAATCAGGAAAATGCCATACATTAAACAAACTGATCGTAGGAGTGATATGAAATCTAACACCTGGTAATAATTTTAATTTTTTTCTATTATCAACTATGTTATTCCAAACAGTGCCCTTGCGAATATATTCAGCTCTTTTACCAGAGGCATCTAAGCTGGCATAAATTTCTATATTTTTAAATTTACTCCAAATATCAAATAAATCTATCTGTTTATACTTCAAAGTAGATAAGTTAGTGGTATACATTATTTTTACATCAAATTTTTCAAGTTCTATTAACTTAAACAATGCAGCGTAATGTTCTTCTTGCATCAAAGCTTCGCCGCCGGCGAACACTATTTCTTCAGCAGTTTCTAATGCTTGTTCATAATATTGCCAAAATTTATCTCTAGGAATCTGTATTATTCCCGGATCTGGTTGATTTTTAAGTAATGGTATCTCTGGTCCCCATTTGCTACTAAGTTCGGGTCCGCAGGTCCTACATTTAAAATTACAAATATTGCTAAATCTAATATCTAAATATCTAACCTCGCTCATTGTTAATTTATTGGAATCGATAATCGGCTTTATGTGATGAGCAAAACTAAAATTAGTAGTTTTACGTAATGTTTGAATTCCAGATTCCTCTAATTGATAACATCTATTACAGCCTTCGGGTTTTTGACCGTTTATCAACTCTTCTCTTAATTTTTTATAATTTTCATTATTAACTAGATCCTCGATGTTCTCTTTATTGATATTCCCTAAAGGTTTATGAGAATCATACATACAACACGGAAATACAGAACCGTCTGGCCAAGCGTGGATTCCAATCCACGGCTGAATACAAAATGTATCTTCGTTCATATGTGTTGTTTTCTTTTTTAAAAAATTTGTCATAAATCTATTGTTCTAAACATTCCATATAGAAATCTTTTAAAGTTGGAAAAGTTTTTATAAAATCGGTTCCTCGTCGACGATCATATTCTGTAAACCATCGATAAAAATCTTTTTTTCCTTCATATAACTTGTCTTCAGAATATGATGTTGTTTCCATATATTTTACAAGTCTTTTAATTTTTTCTAATTCTAATAATCCAAATTTTGTTTTATCAAGGTCTACTACATTATTTTCAACGAATTTAAGATTTTCTTGCATTATGGGAACAAATTTATCTTTAGGCAGTATATTAATATCATATTGTAAAGGTTCTTTTAAATACGGAACATCAAATCTTATATTTCTAAATCTTTCATGTTCTGGATCTCTATACTTTATATATTTTGTTCTCCATTCTAAAATCTTTTCTAATAATTTTTTAAAATTAGGAATACTTAAAATATTAACTGTTATCATTAAACTTACAGGACTGCAAGTTGTTGTAATATAAGTTTCGAGATTTTTTTCCCATACTGTTAAGTCTAACCCAGTTCGAATATATTCAGCCTGCGGTCCCCATGTATCTATACTAGTAAAAAGTTGAAAGCTTTTGATACATTTATTATCTTTGAGATATTTGATCTTTTCTGACAATCTTTCAACTAAAATAGGTTTGACTCCGAGATTGCTGTTTATGTTTAATTCTAACTCTGGACGTGGATTCACTGCTAATTCATCTAACAACTTCCACGTACTCTGTTGCAATAATGGTTCACCGCCCGTGATTCTTAAAATTGTAAGGGTCTTACTTACTTCGGGCCACCAACGCCACCATGCATCAACATATGGATTATTTTCTTCTTCATAAATTTTAAACCAATCTATATCATTCCTATGGTGTTTGACCATATGATAGGGGCCATGATCTTTTATTTCTTTGTAATAACTGCTGCTATGTTTGGGATGACAATAACCGCATTTGAAATTACATTCATTACCGAAGCTAACTTCAATGTACTGAGGATTAACATTCATATCCCACTCCCCGTCTTTAATTTGTTGATATCTCTCGGGAGTGAATATAGATGCATTTCTTTCTTTTCGATCGCTAATATAGTCTTCACCTAAATTCTCTATATTCCAACAATATTGACAACCAGATGGTTTACCTCCATTCAGCATTTCAAGACGCTCCATCTTTTTTTGACTTGTATTATGTAATGAACTAGGATCAATAGAAATTTCGTCTAAAGGAATTTTATGAGGAGCTGGATGATAGCAACTATGAGTTTCTCCAGTTTGAAGATATATAGTCGTATGATGCCATTTAGCCAAACAGAATGTTGGACTAATTTCATTCATTATAGGAATAAATTTTTTAATTCTTTCTATATCGTTCACAAAATTGTTCCTCTAACCATTTAAAATCATTGATCTTTCTTAATTCATCAATATTGCCTCTATTGAATAAGCCGTATTCTTTTCCAGTCAATGCTCCATCTATTGCATATTCGCCGAACAGTTTATCTGAGCCTGCTGTACACCATATATCTAATCTTTCTTCAGATTCTTTATCTATTTGACCTTGTATAGATCTAGAAGCTAGTTTTACACATTCTCTAAAAGCAGATCTCCATGTTGTAAAGCCATCGGTATTAAATCCCGTGATATTGGAAGTCGTTGGCATTGGTTTAAAAGATGAGGATATGCTAGTAGTCATGTCTGGTTTAGTCATATCCATGTTCATAGTCAGCTTCGTCGGTAATAATTTTACACCACCATAACCGTATTCTAAATCATTTATGGGATTTCGACTCCGCCACACATGCACAGTATTTTGATCCCATATAGCTACCTGATGTTCAAATTTAAAACCATCTACAATTTGAGCATCACCGTCGACTACCCAAAACATTTTAGTGTTAGATAAAGCTGCTGCTTTTATGTGTGCATTATGAATTCCGGTAATTCCATGCACTCTCTTAACATCTGGATACTTAGATTTAAGTGCTACAAAATTTTCATCTGCATTAGGTTCCTGGTAGCTAATAAAAACGATATCAAATTTCTTAGGAATACTCGAGTCTATATCAACTTCAACTTTATCTGTAAAAAATCTAAATTCTATTTCTTTTCTAGAATATACGGTTTTCTTAGGCATTAAACAAATGCCGTCGTAATAATTTTTATTTTTAAAAACGTGAACCAAATGTTGATTATAAGTGGGCACTTGATAATCAAATTTAAAAGTTGACAATATTTCTAAATCATTCCAGACTGCCCAGAACATATCGCTCCGGCACTCATTTTCTGCTTTAAGATATTCTTCATAGTCATTAATATAGAAAATATCAAAAGTCTTAGGATCGCTCAAATTCTTGTCAACTTCTATTTTATCTATAAAAAATCTAAACTCTATTTCTTTTCTAGAATAAATTTTAGATTTTGGCAACAGGCAAATGCCGTCGTAATAATTTTTATTTTTAAAAACGTGAACCAAATGTTGATTATAAGTGGGCACTTGATAATCGAATTTAAAATCTTTTTTAACTTCTATGTTATCCCAAACAGCCCAGAACATGTTAGTTTTAGAATTGCCGACTGCCGTCAGATAGTCGTCATAAGACTTTAAATTGTATATGTTGTATTCGAGCGGATGACTAGCTACTATATCGATTTCTTTCTTTTCAGTAAAAAATCTATGTTCAAATTCTTTTTTTGAAACTAACTTATGTTTTGGAAACAAACAAACGCCATCATAATGTTCACCGTTTTTAAACACATGATTTATATTTTTATGAAATAAATCATAATAAGGAATATAATAATTAAACTCAAAATTATCAGCTATAATAATATCATTCCATACGCACCAGAACATGTCTGTGGTCGATTTTTCAGCTGCTTGTAAATATTCTTCATAAGTGTCGATATAAAATTTATCATATGCCTTAGGAACAGATGCTTGTATATCGATTTCTTTCTTTTCAGTAAAAAATCTATGTTCAAATTCTTTTTTTGAAACTAACTTATGTTTTGGAAACAAACAAACGCCATCATAATGTTCACCGTTTTTAAACACATGAACATACATGTCATCCCATTTAGTAGCTTTATACTCTGATAGGTTGAATGACGTTAATTTTATGTCGTCCCAGATAACCCAGAACATTTTTGTAAAAGACTTTGATCGTATGTCTTCGTAAGATCGTATGTTTGTAAGCCGCTGAGCAAGAGGATACTTAGACTTTATTTCAGTCCAGTCTTTGGTATTTCCTTCGCCCTTCGAAACATAAAAAATGTCATACATTTGTTGGCACTGGCATCTTAAAATAAGTGTCGTTTAAATTCATTGTTTCATTATACAGATCTAGAGTAAATTTACTTTGCTGTGCATCAAGAAACGGCCAGTCTAGTCCTAGACCAATTTTTATTTTTTCGCCTAGATTTTTAATCTCATCTATTAGTCCGTTGCCATTTACATCTTCATAAGGTTTACCGTATTGAGAATAAATGTCTCTAAGGATTTCAAAGTCTCGAACATCAACATAATTCCATTGTGTGCAATTAGTCATCCATGTGCCTAATCTAGCACCATACACAGCATAAATTCCGTTTTCTTCGTGGACACCGACTGTTGACCACATACGCAGTCTATGGATATTATGCCACCATATACGTTCTTTGATTTCCATAGACGGAATTTTTACTCCGTCCAGTAATGTCATTTTCACTCCTTCACGAAATCCTGCTCGCCATGCCTGAAACGGAGATCCTGTAATAACACTTTCACTAAACGTTAATGGAAAATTTCTATATCCATCTTCCCAACAGAAGTCTACCTGGCCTCGATCGCTGTCTGAGTTTTCATGTGTTCGCATGTTTAGAACAAAATCTTTACGCCAGATTTTTAATCCGCCATTGCCGTAGCGCAGACCGTTAATTACATTCCAGCCGCACCAACCATAGACCTGTATCTTAGGATCTGTCATGTCTAGATCGATATTAAAAAATCTAGGATCAACAATATTATCAGCATCTACTGTAATAAACCAATCTGTTTCTGAAAGTTCTGCTGCTGCTTTGTGTGCATGATCTGATCCTTTTATGCCATGAATTCTTTTAGCCCAAGGAACTTTTGTACATAAATCAGCATAATGAACGTCTGCATTAGGTTCATCGTAGCTTAAAAATATAACATCAAATTCTATAATTTTCATTTGTATTCTATTATATAATTTTTAAATAAACGTCTAGTATAAACACTGAAGTTTTCGTATGCAAAAGGAAAAGTTTTATAATTTCCTATTAACTCATTAATAGTGCAATATATAACTTGATAAGGTACATTAGGATCATTATAATCTGTTATATAAAATATCATATTTGTATCTCCCGACCATATAATATTTCTTTTTTTATAAGGTTCTATGGGATCTTTAGTTCCACCTATTTCTTTTGATAATTCTATTTTTAAAAGATTTTTTTTCTTATGATGAGAAATATACACATCGGCATTTTTACAATCTGAAAATTTTAAAATTGGTACTCTATGTAAAACATCATCAATCTTATAAACAGATCTCGTTTGAGATATTTCTAGTGTATTTGAATTTATATCTACTACACAAGAATTGATCTGTATTTCCGATTTAATAATCGATTCGGCTAAATCGGCATCAATTGGAATCTTATGTTTTTCATTTTCAAAAGCATGAGCCGGCCCAACACTTTTAACTTTACCTGTTTCAAAGTTAAAAACTGCTACATATTCAACAGGAGGTAATTGCAAATTACTGATCCATTGATCAAAATCTTTTATTTCTTCCATAATATTTTCTCTAAGATATGAATCATTTCTTCAGTAATTTTATTTTTTTCTACGTAATGAAAAATGTCTGACTGCTGATAATTTCCTATTTTTAATTGTCCTTTTTTATTGAAATAAAATCCTACATGATCGCTCCAACAATCAGACGGCCACGGCCAGCATTGTATCATTGGTTTCATATGTACTATTCTTGGAAATTCTAAAGGATATGCTATTTCGTCTTCGATTCCTAATATTTTTGCACTCAGAGCAAATGCCTCGTCAGTTCCCATTATTTTTGGTTTATATTCTGATAAAAATAAATTAGTAAATTCTATTGGATTATTAGTTATGTCTCTTGCTAGATCAAAAAATTTATTTGCTAATTTACTGTCCTTTTTATAAAAGGTAAACATAGAATATAAATTTGGTAAATTGTTTTTTATAAATGCTTTTCTATAGTAAGGATCATAAATTAATTCTCCCCTATATGTATAACATTTATTAGCAACATATAATTCACAATTCTCAAGAAAATAATCTATCCAATGACTATAATCTCTTAAAAAAAGCATGTCTACATCAAGACATATTGTAGCGTCAAATGGACTTAATTGATCCATCCAACTTCTTCCATTCCATCCGATTTGTTCATTCCACTCTATTATATGATCAAACACCCAATGACTTTTTAATTTTATATTTGCTTTTTTATCTATTATTAAAGCGACCTGATCATATCCAGGTCTCTGGGTATTTTTAATACTTAGAGCCAGTGCATATGCTAATTTTAAATAATCTGTATTTTCGTTAGATGAAACTACTAGTAAATATCCGAATTTCATATTAATTTCAATAACTTATCTTTATTTCTGACTATACTTTGCTTGTTCATTATATGAATATCAACTCCCGATATAGATGCTAGACAATAATCTGAATCTAATCTTGGCGTTATCAACGCTTGTAAATTATTTGATTTTACATCAAATAATATATCTTTATCTAATAATGTCAAAATTGGAGGTAAATCTCCTGATTGACTTTCTTCAAATCCATTTAATATGTGTTTGGCTATACTAAAAGCAATATCATTTCTATACTGTCTCTCATCAAATCTAAAAGTGTCTGCAAAATATTGATAATTGTTTTTTATAGTGTTTACTAGATCAAAAAATATTTTACTATTTTGATTCTTAGTGAACATCACAGTTGTAGCCCAATACAATTTAACCCCGACATCTGAAATGAACTTATCGTGATATCCCAACCTTGAATCCGCATATATGTCATTGATCGAATTTCCTAACATTACATCTATTTCAACATTCCAATATTGAGATAATCTGTTTGAAAATATTAAAAAATCGCTGTCTATTAATAATGTACGATCGTAAGGAGTTAGATCCCAAGCAGAGCATCTATTTGTATTAATAAAAGAAACAGTTTCATTATCGGTTCCATCATATAATCTTCTACTATTATAATCGTCGGGTCTTTCGACGACAATGATATTTTCAAATGTATCTTTTGTTTGTTCGTATATGTTTGAAAGTTTCATCCATTCTATTGTCGACGTATCTGTAACTATCGAAACAGGCACATTTAAATTTTTCTTGGCTAAATTTGCTGATATTAGAGAAATTACCGCATAATCTAAAGATTTGCTATTATGTGCATATATGAGAATACCTTTTTTCATTATTCTACTAACGTTTCTACTGATCTACTTTTTTTAAGTTTTTGATTTTCTTCGAAGTATTCGTATGTCACTTCAAAATACCTACTGGAAATTTCTTCTTTAAATGAAATCAAATTATCTATAAGAACTGGATTTTTATTTGAATCAAGCAACACTACACCGGAAATCCGATTATTATTGCATAGCATGTCTACAAAAGATAACAGATTGGTATCTATATAAAACATACCTCCGTTAAATCCAAAAGTTAATTTAGATTCGCATTTTTCTTTAAGGATTTTTTTTTGAATTGAAAAGGTGTGTTGATAGTTTGAAAACTCTAAGGCTTTCTTTAATTGCTCTTGCACGGTTTCTCCTTAATTATATACGCAGATTATTTAGCGTAGCATAATTATGAGGAAAAATTATTATGGTGCTATAGCACTTAGCGTTATGGTTGGAATAGAGACAGTGAAATTTCCTGTGCCTGAAGGTACTAATACTCCAGATGCATAGGTAATTGTAAGTGAAGTTGTAAATAAACCATCTACTTGATCAATTGGCGGTATAGTCGATGGAGTATGTGGAGGTACTGCTGGATCAATATAGTTATCAACAAATTCTACTCGTATTTCGCCCGACTTTGATGTTCCAGTGCTATTACCAGCGACATCAGTAACTCTGGCTAATAATCTATAACTGTTTGATCCGTACGGACTTGATCCTGACCTAGAATAGTATTGCTGAAAACTATTAGTGCATCTATACCAATTAGTTCCGTCATTTGGAGATGTTCCTGTACCTGGATTATTTCCGCCGAAACTCTGAGAACCGGCACCACTTAAAATTGTTGTCCACTGGGTTGCCTGAGATGTACCTAATGACCCTCCACTTCTGCTGCTGGCTATGTTAATCTGGCCACCACTGTTAAAAAAATGTCTAGCGGCATTAGCAGTTGCGAATGTAAAACCTACAGTACATTGAATTTTAGTATTCCATGTAGCGCCATATGGGCCCGCGGGTGTGCCCGGAGGAGGGGTTGGACCTGGCCAATTTGTTGAAGTAGTGTAAGGATTCCCCGATATTGGATCTGTTGAATTTATAGAAGATTGTCCTACACCCACATTAAATCTATTACTTACTAAATTATTAGCTAATGTATCATAAGTTGTAACCGGAGCATCGACAGCACTGAATCGTATTCTACCGCCTTCGGATATGGTTACAGTTGCCGGTGTGGTTCCATTTTGATGTACATATGCGTTAATTATATCATATCTTAAATTAGCCCATTCGTTTATACTGACCTTGTTGCCTACGGCCACTGCTGTACTAAGAATAGTTTGTCCATACCCAGAATTTCCAGAACCGACACTCATTACACCAATAACTTTATTTCTTATTGAGTTGTAATCTGCTTCTTTAATGATATCATTTACAGCCATTTAGTCCTCTGATTTACAAAGTTGTATTTAAACTTTTAAGTAGTGGTGATGCTTGAAAGAGAATAGCTAGGACTTGTAATCGCGAATGTTCCAGAAGGTACCATAGTTCCGGATGCTTTCAATTCAGATACTGAGATAGTTAAAGTTCCGTCTACTTGGTCTATTGGTAATACCGTCGATGGTGTATGAGGTGCTACGGCTGGGTCGACATATAAATCCGATAATGTAATTCTCAAATACACTGTTGTGGCTGTACCTGACGAGTTATTTACAACATTACATCTAGCCTGTAATCTATAATTATTCGATGAATACGGAGTACTCAAATTAATTTGATAATACGTTTGATAACTATTAGTTAGTGTATAAAAATTAATAGACGGATCTGTGTCAGAACCAAAAGATCTAGATCCCGATGTATTAAGTATATTTTTCCACGCATTTACTTGTGAGGTAGGTGATCCGCCTGTTATAGATGATATTACATTAATCTTACCACCGCTATTAAAAAAGTATCTAGCAAGATCTGATGATGCGAATGTAGCTGTTAATTCACATTGGGCAAGATTGGTCCATGTAGCCGATGTTGTAGCAGAACTTATCGAAGATACTACAGATTGACTAGCTGCTATTACAAACTTGTTAGTAATGGCTGTTTCTAATAACGTGTCATAACTTACTATCGGATAACTAGCTCCATAACCGATTAAATCACCAGATTGTACTTCTTGGACAGTCGGCACAATACCAGTCTGATGATATCTTATATTAATAATATCATATCTCAAAGCATCCCATTGTGCTTTGGTGATTTGATTTCCTGTGAAGACATCAGCAGACTGAACAGTCTGACCATATCCTCTGGTTGTAGATCCGGAACCTAATAAAGACTCGGCTTTATTTTGTAGAGTTACAAAATCAGAAGCTAATATTTGAGAACCTGAACTGGGCATAATTATAAAATTACTGCTTCAATTAATTTTTCGTCGATGTTATCGCTAGATTCTAAAGCAATAGCAAAAACATCGCTGGAATGATGAACCGCTGCTACAGCGCACCCATCGGTTGAAGCAATTAATTTGTCTCCTTTCTTAATAACTCCAAATACCCTTACAGGCACCCTACCTTTAAGAGCTACATATACACCACCCTCGAGATCTTTATTCATCATAAAGGCTGGATTTTGACTTATAGCACCTATAGCTCGTTGCCCCCAAGTGCTTGCTGTTATTTCTTTATCACCACCGATCACTACAACAGTACCTACAGGATATTCCTTATCTGATAGATACTTTTCAGCAAGGTCGGCATATTTTGCAGCCGTTGCTGTACCGTCAAAAATATTAGCTAATAAATTTCCACTTGCATCACGAGCTGCAATAGTATAAGCAGTTTTAGTAGTTTTTGCTGATCTATATTGTGTACTTGCTGTTGCACCATTCCAAGCCGGATCAGTAGCAGCATCATTGATTCTCATTCTATCAGTTTTATCTGAGATCCCTATAAACTGATTGGCATATATATTTCCGCTGGTATCTCTCACCGGTATAGTAGCCACTGCTGTTCCTGGAATAGCGATAGACGGATCAAGATCGTTTAATTTACTAGCGTTTGTTGCAGTAGCAGACGACCCAGTAACCGAGCCTGTAAGAGTTCCGACTAAGTTTGCCCCAGCATATCCAATCTGCTTAGTTGTTGCGTTTATCATAACAGTATTGTCTGAAGCTAAAAGATTGCCTGTATGTATACCGTTAGTATTTCCTGTTACGTTTCCAGCTAAATTACCTGTGAACAAACTTGCATAAACATTGTTCCATTTAGAGTTTGTAGCGCCTAGAGAGTAGACATTGTCATTTCCCGGTACTAGACCATTGCTTGTTATAACAGCTATATCTCTTTCATCACTAGTTTCAACTACTGTGATTCTAAAAGTAATAGGATTTCCTAATCTATTTTCAACTATTACATCATCGCCATTTTCTACTCTAATACGAAGATCATTTCCGTCGCCGACTTGAAATCCTGGATCTCCGAAAGAAACTTCCGATGAAAAATTATTCTCGCCTACTCTGATATATTGATCGGCCTCAAATCCTCCCAATTTATTAGCATTTTGAGATGTTCCCCACATCACATAATCATCTGTAGAAATACCCGAAGCAGACTTTGCTAAAGTAAATCCTTTCTTAATAACGCTGAAATCTTCAATTGGATTTTGTGAATTATCTAGTGTGAAAGCAACCTTACTGAATATACCAATAACTTTGTTATCAGCTAATATTTTTAAAATAGTATGCGGTCCTACTGAAGTAGATATTGTACCTTTAACTACAGCAGCGGATACTGTAGAAGATCCTAAATCAGGACTTGCTTCTGGCCCTACTAAAGTAAATTCTGTTCCTGACCATGCATAAAGTTGTTTTGCTGAAGAATCCCACCAAAAGTCTCCGGTTGATAAACCGCTAGGCGCTGTTGTGCCTACTTCTGCACCGCCAGCGACTTTGAATCTCGATCCGTCATAAAATTTGAGTTTTTTAGAACTAGAATCGTACCACACCTGGCCAGTAATAACCTTAGGAGGAGGTGTAGTATTGGAAAAACTTTCTAGCAAATGTAAAAAATTTTCATTTTGTACTTCGCCATAACCTGCGTAATTTTTACCGACAAAACGCAAGTCTGTAGTTGTATCTATAGTACCGTCAGCTACTGAAACTAAAAAAGTTCCATTAAATTTGTCTACTTGATATGCCATAATTTAAATCCAATAAATGTTTAGTAATATTTATCTACACATAAAATATTAATTTCTTCCTACCAAAATCTCAATAATTCCGTCGTTTCCATCAAAATCTTCTAAAGCTTTTCCTACAATTGTACCTATTTGTAGGCTAGAAGCTGGTCTAGCATATCCACTTCCGCCGGAAACTAGCATATCTCCTTTTTTGATTTTACCTCTAACTTTGCAGGGAGTTCTGCCTTGTAGTGCTATTGCAACAACATGATCCCCACTACAATCCGAATTCATCAGAAAAGCTGGATTAGTAGAAACTACCCCAGCTAATCTATTTGTACCATCCTGTGCTAAAGTAACTTCGTACAATCCTCCGATTTCAAGAACGGTGCCCGGTCCGTAATCTTGATCTGCAACATAATTTTCTGCTAAATCTGCATATCTGGCCGAAGTAGCAGTACCTCTAAACAAGCCTGTAGTTTCTACATCATTGAATCCCATATCCAGATACTTATTCATTACCCATTTATTACCTGTGTTTGAATACAATAGAGATGCATTCGCACCATTAATATAAACTCCAGCACCGTTAGCCTCAGATGCTGTAGATGCAGTGCTAGCAAGATTTATCATCTTGTCTTCAATAGTTAATTCTGTCGAATTAATTGCTGTTAGATTACCCTGAACAGTTAAATCACCAGTTATAATAAAATTGCCGTCAGCTGTGATAGACGAGCCCGAAGAAGGTTCTATCGTATTAGTTTCTACTTTTGAACCTAAGAAATTATTAGCATAAACATTATTAAATTTACCTCCTACTATACCTAAATTAGTAATGTTATCTGCTACTATCGATGGAGCATTTAAACCTCCCATAGAAAGTGCGGTAGAGGCGTTAACTATTGATAAATCAGGTCCAGTATTCCCTATATCAAATTTAAGTTTTCCAGTAAATGATTTTATCGTTGGTGTGCCCATTGATAAAAACATTTTCATTTCGTTTCCTGATCCTACACTGATACCTTGATCAGCTACGTTGAGATTAATTAAAGTGCCTACTGATGTTAAACTTGATATAAGAACAGTAGCATTTAATGTATTTCCAGTTAACGTTCCGGCTGCTGCAGGAATCGTTACATCATCGGATCCATCAAAATCTACACCATTAATTTTTACAGCATTTTCAAACCTCGATGCAGTTGCAGCATTACCGGATAATGAAGCCCCTATGAAAGAATTAGCTTCAACAATATTAAAAGAACTAGTACCTGATTCTGTAGTAATATTTCCTGTTACATTTCCTACTAGGTCGGCAAATATTGTTCCAGCTGAAAACCCACCTTCGCTATTTCTTGCTACAACTTTTCCTATAACATTAGCTGAAGTAGCATCAACTGACCATGTAATTTGTGATGATCCGTCGAAATCTGAGCCTAATATATAAGTACCTTTGACCAACTTATTTGTTGTGGATGCTTTTATCGTTATATTTTGTTGACCATCGAAAGCAGTTCCGTTAATTAATCTTGGAGTGGCTAATCTGGTTGAATTTTCTGCATTACCTGTAATAGAACCTTTTACTTTAGAAGTATTTGATAAATTTATACCAACAATAATGTTTTCACTGATATTAGGTATAAGAGCTTCGTTAGCGATAGTAAACGCAGTAGATGAAATTATTCCAATTAATGATCCATCACTTTCAAGAAATATAACTGCTCTATCTTCTCCGGTAGTATCTCTCAATAATCCTGCTCTAGCTCTAGTAGATCCGTATCCGGGGATAGATTCAGGACCAATAAATGCCCACCCGCTAGGTGTGCGAACATGCAGAGTATTATCTACAGTTCTTAACCATAACGAACCATTAGTAAAATTTGTTGGGGGTGTAGCCGATAGTCCAGCTGATCCTACTACTGACCAATCATCTCCTGTGTAAACATGTAATAATCTCGATGTTGAGTTATACCAAAGTTGACCTTGTAATGGGCGAGAAGGAGGTGCATCGTTGTTGAAATTTTCTAAAAGATAGACAAAATTTTCGTTTTGAGTTTCACCGTAACCAACATAGTTTCTACCAACTAATCCCAAACTAGTTGATGTGTCGATAGTACCATCTTCTAGGACCAACAGTTGTTGTCCATTGAACTTATTAATTATATACGCCATTTATCTTGCTCCTATTCTATTATGGCGGTAAGACTGTGTCAGACGTCCACGTCCAAGATCCTGCAATAATAGTAAAAATTTTAATTATTCTTGTGGTGCTAACTGAAGCGCCGGGGATATTAGCAACCGGAAACGAAACGTTTGTTAGCGCATTGGATGTATTTCCTACTAAATCGGTTAAAAAGGAAGCAGTGGAAAAAGACGGTGGTAGTGAATTGATATCTAAGGAAGTACTAGAATTGCTGATTAACGAACATAAAATTCTTGCCAATGTTCCATTTCTATATTCAGCTACTGGTGCAAGATTATTTAAAATATTGTTTATTATGTACGTATTAGATTTACCGTCTGATAAATCAATGCTTAGAACTATGCTTCTAGTTTCTATAGTATTATCTATATATTCTTTTGTAGCAGCGTCTTGCGCAGCTATAGGATCTGCCATACCTGTAATTCTAGGACTGCCTAACAGTGATACGTTGCCTGTCCCGTCAGGAGATAATTCTATATCATAATTACTTGAAACTGTAGAAATTCTATGATTTTGTAATCGCATTTCTACTACCGGTGGTGCGCCTGGTCCTATATTAACCACATTCTGTGCACCAAAAGATGTAACACCAGGAATACTAGTAATAGCAGATCCGAGGCTGTTTCCGTTAATTACTAGTGTACTACCTATATAAAGAGCCTTACCAGATCCTAAATTTAAGCTTTCGGAAACATCTAACCAATTGTCTGCTTGAGAATAATTTATTGTTTTGTCAATAGTACCTTTTATTCTTATTCCGGCACCGTCAGCAGTGATATCAGTTGGACTAGATACATTAGCTATTGTTATTTCTTTATCTTCCACTGTCACGTTGGCGGTATTAATCGTAGTTGTAGTTCCTTCCACGGTCAAATTTCCATCTACTACTAAATTTCCGCCAGTGCGAACAGTGCTAGTAGGAAAATCTCCATATAGTTCTATGGTTCTACTAGCTGACTCAATATTAATAGCACTTTCTTGATTAATACCTTTTCTAACATTTAATATTAAATTTTTATCGCTAGCAGAATTAGAAACAAGAACGTCTCCAGAATTAACAAATAGTCCCATCTGGCCAGCAGATCCTACAATTATACCTAAATCAGTCGTTATACTAAGTTGACCATTTATAGCGTTTGACGTATCTGTTCTTACATAGTTTGACGCTAACGCCCCTCCGAGTTTGTCTGAATTAGTGGCTGTGACATTAAACTTTAACCCGGAAAGCGTGCCTGCATTAAATCCTGGCTCTATACTCCCGCTATATCCTATGATTTCAATCTTGGGAGTAAAAGAATCCTTAGAAAATATTCCTAACAATATACCATTATTATATAATGATGTAATAACTCTTGTTTGATTTAAGGTATCTAATATACTATCAACTTTTAATCCGCTTAATCCTTGTGTTGTTGAATATGCTGGTCCGATCAATATAGGTGACGTCCCATTAAAAAAATAAAGTTGAGAAGCCGCATCATTCCACCATAAGTCTCCAATAGATAATGTTTCAGGTTGTGTGGTAGAAATCGTTGCTGAGCTAACCGGAATAAAAGTTAATCCGTTATAAACTTTAAGTTTATTTTCAGAACTGTCAAACCATATTTGGCCCACTATAGGATGAATAGGTTGAGTGGTGCTAGCAAAATTTTCTAGAATCTTTATTAAATTTTCGTTTAAAGCTTCACCAAATCCGCTATAATTTTTTCCAATCAATGTAATATCGGTCGACAAGGTATCGATTTGACCGTCTGCTACCGTTGCTACAATTGTTCCATCAGTTTTATTAATTTGATATGCCATGATAAAAACCTAATTAAAATGCAGCAGGTCCTGATCTAATTACATAATTTATAGTTAGATAAGGATTCATAATACCTACAGGTGTGCTCAATGTTGTTGTAACTGGTTTCTTAATTCCGCCTGAATCTTTTAAATATTGAGCCTGTCCAGGAGCTGTTGGTCCTAAACCAGAAACAGCATCAGGATCAACTGTTGTTGTAACTGCTACAGCAGCATAATCCTGTCTTGATGACGACAATGTATGACTATGTTCTGGTAAATTTGCCAATGTTAAAGTTGCCGAACTCTGACCAGCATCACCGCCTAATTGCTGTGCTTTGATGTCGGGAACTCTGCCTGCTGTTCCTCCACCTGCATCAACATAAGGTCCGCTTAGTGTTGGAACTGTTCCTGAATTATCCATATTGTCTTTTCCAAGAGCAAATCTTCCTCTAAGGTCGGGTAATCTAAAAGTATTGACACCTAGCAAAGGAGCAGTTCCGTTATAAATTGTACCTATTACATCATACAGATCAGAATATTTTGCTCTCTCAACTTCGCTACCATCACAGAACAGATATCCATATGGTGCTGTAGCTCCTGTGTAAGGCAATATGCCACCTATAGGAACTCCTAAATCTCCAACAAATACATCCCTAGACTGTTTTAATAATCCCGACGATGCTGCAGAAGCTTCGCTTGGTCTATAGGTTAAAACAAAATCACCTTTTTTAGAAATGTTAGGAAATGGTGTATCTTTTCCTGCAATGATGTTTGCAGTAAGAGTAGTATTAAAAACTTTTGAAAAACTTCCAACTTGCCCATCAAATTGAATAGCTGGCGAAATAATATCTCCTGCTATAGAAAAACTTGTTATATTTTCTAAAGAGGTAGCGGTGTTTGCTTTACCACTAATGTTTCCATCTAATACTCCCTCTATAGTTTCAGCAATAATAGTTTTAGCTCTAATAGTATTCCAGCGGCGTAGAGACGTGCCTAAACTGTAAGCATCGGTCGTTTTAGGCTGTATATTATTAGTTTGTAATACTCCAGAAATATCTGCTCCGTCGCCAACTAACAGATTCTTTGTTATAGCAGCTCCGCCGGCGGTCCTTAATGATCCATTAGATAAATTCGTACTTACTGTATTGTTGGAGATAATAAGTGTACCGGATAAAGCAATATTACCATTCACATCTAGGGCTTCTGTTGGTGTAGCTTTATTAATACCTACTGTAGTTTCTACAACTTTTAATATCGTAGCGGGAATTCCATTCCTATTAACCTGAATATCAATTGAACTACCGGCGGAAGAATTATAGATTCGAGCTGACGTAGACGAGGTAGATAAATTAAATGTTCCGTCTATACCTAAAGTAATACCGTCATTATTTCTTACGTTAATACCAAAATCGGTAGTGTTTACCACATCAGTACGTAAAAATTTTCCAGCATCAACTTCTATTCCGGATATATTTAAAGCATTAGCCGTTTTAGCAGTACCGTATAACGAAGGTAAAAACCCTCCTATAAATTGATCTATTTCGGCAGAAGTAGCTGGATCAGAAATATTAATACCCGATCTAATAATATCAAATCCTGAAATTAAAACTTTAGGTGTAAAACTGTCCTTGCTAAAAATAATTACGGGAATATCTGCAATGTAAAAAACTAAAATATACCTAGTTATGTTATCCGAATCGAATACGCTTTCTACGCTGGGCCCATATCTTAAACCATCTATAGAACTTTCAGAAGGTCCTACTAACAGCCATCTTCCCGGAGTATCTTGTGTGCCTCCTGTGAAAATTCTTAATTGCTGGTTAGTAGTGTCTACCCATAATTCTCCAACTTTACTCTCTGACACAGACGGTTGTGATGGACCTTTCTGTATCCCGGAGGCTGCTTTCCAGGATGTGTTATCCCAGATCATTAAAATTCCGTCAGTACTATCGTACCACAACTGACCTTCAACCGGATTGACTGGTTCAGTATCTGAAGCAAAATTTTCTAATAAAGATAGAAAGTTTTCTGCTATAATTTGTCCATAACCTGTTACATTTCTACCAGGAAATGTTAAACTAGTATCTGTACTTGAGGTATTATCAAATACAGTGATAGGAGTTTTATTTTGACTATCTGTAAAATTAACTGTATATGGCATCTATTATACCTCAGTGAAACCTGTTAGACTTTGAATACGTATCGTATAATCAATCTGTAAAAGTCTATTCAAAGATTTTTGTATAGGGTGAAAAACAACATGAGTTAATAATTTTCCCTCACTTGTTTCTTCGTATGATTTTAAGCCCAATTCATCAAAAATAAAATTTCCATTCATGTCAGCTGAATTATCGAACGCTTCTTGATCTAATGGTTCGCCGTAATCAAGCAAACACGAGATTAGTATATCACTGTAAGTAGCCCCACTTATATGTCTAACCTGCATTTTATTTCTAACTGGGTCTACGTTATTGAGATCATTTTGATCGATTATCTTTGTATAGGTTTGATTATATAAACTAGAATTTATTCCTATGGTGTTAGGAGTAAGGTAAGTGATTAATCCGGTAGGATCTACTGTGGTCCCCCCTGTACCAAAAATCATTTGATAAATCGTACCTTTTCCCTGATTAGATAAAGCGTTAACCATAGCTACGCTCATGTTTTCATAATGAATAGCATTACGTTTATCAATAAAAATTTCATTATTTTCAGGATCAAAAATTTTGATATGTCCTTCGAAATGAAATCCACCAAACTCATTAGGTCTAGTATTTTTGTCTAAAATTTCGTTATTTTGGGGCATTTTATTCTCTTGTGGGTCATTCATAGTGTATTTATTCAGGTAAACTTGTGTGCTTTTCTGCTATGAATCTAGCTATAGAATTATCATTGTCTAATAAAGATTTTCCAGATGTAGCGGTAGTTGCACCTCTCTCATACCAAGTTTTACCAGTCCTTGTAATAATTGTTACTCTTGAACCTGCTGCCAACGATTTTGTCAGCCTTATAAATCCTGTAGTTCCGTCAACGCTGAATTCAGCCTCTTGAACTATGTCAGCATCTGGACTATAAGGACCACCATTTTCAAACCAAATTGCCTGTGCATCTTTTTTAAGGCGTCGACCGCCTGCAAAAACCTCTATCTGATCACAGGGACCGTAATCGGTTGGAATAGTGATCCTTTCCCAGAAATTACTGTTTATTTCTCCGTCTATTATAGGAGCATAAGAAGAACCTTTACATACAGCAAGGTTGGTGTAATAATAATTACCGTATAGAACAACATTTCTTAGAGTATAAGAAACAAGGGCACTCCACGTTCCTTTATCTACATACGTTCTGCTAGAATACCATCTTGCTTTATCTGCTGCTATAGGTATAAAATCTAATGGTCCTACTAATAACGATTCTACACTTACAATACTGTTAGTGGCTAATCTAGTTGCTGCTGGTCCGATTATATTGACTAACCCTCCTACAGCAAATTTTGTAATTGTATAATATTCAGGTAATATTTCAATACCGTCAATTTTTACTATTAGATTTTCTTTTATTCCTAACCCTATTTGAATATCAGTTTCAATTTCAAATCCTGTGCTGCCATCGTATACAAACGATAAGCTACCTTGATAAATTAAATCAACTTTTCCTTGAGATTCATTATACGGAATTATTTCTTCATATCCTACATCTACTACTTGAGAATTAGCAGCGTGTATTTCTTTTATGGCTGTACCATGAGTACCTCTTCTTAACTGAGATAACACATTTCCAATTTTAGACATATATTCTATTCGTTCGCCGTCTATCCAAATTATGCCTGGTAAGTTTCTAGAAGGATACGGTACTCCTAATGACGAGCTGTCGTTTACATTTATGATATTATCATAATACATTAAATCTGAAGTCAAACTTACATCACCTTTTGAAAATCTTGTATATCGATATGTATTCAACATATCTTTATGTATTTCATAGGCACTAGGTAATTCGTAAATGTCATTAGTAAAAGTTATTGTTTTGATATCATCAGCCGGAGTAGATTCTACATTTAGATAAACAACATTTCGTGGAACAGAAACATAATATTCTTTTTCTTGAGTTAATCTCATTCCATTTTTATATACCCATACATAGCTAGAAGAAATAGGAGGACGAGATAGTTGATAATGAACTTTGCCTCCAGACTTTTGATCCGATATTATATCAAACGACGGATATTCACTGAACCATGTAACGTCTATTCTAACATTATCTGTTTCGTCTAATACTGTCATTGGTACCGATGGATCAATAATTAAATTTCCTCCTACAATTCTATATTCAGATCTTAAATCGTTTTGTACTTTAATTATATCTCCGATCGACAGCACTGAAGAATAAATTGTTAGAACTTTAGTTGCGCCATCAAAGACGTAATCAGTAAATATTGTTCTCAAAATATTGTTTATAAAGACTCTTATATTGCTTGGTAAAATTGAACCAGCAGATTCTAAAGGATCAATACCTAATGTGAATACGTTATTGGTTCCGTCATACACAGCGTACGATGTATCTGATCCTTTTAGTACTCTTCCATCTAATTCAACAATCATACTGTTTCTAGCTGAACCTCTTTCTAATTCAACAAAATATTCAAGGTCGAAATTGCGTGTGCTTCCTTCAAACCAAATAGTTTGTGTATTAACTTTTATAATAGGTATTTGATTAGAATCGACGTCGCTGGATGATTGTAGAACTACAATTTTAATAATATCGTTTTCATCTGGATAAAATGCTAGTTCGATTAAAGTTCTATCTGTGGTATCCACAATGCCTGTGCTATCTTTAAATGCTGCATCTACTTGATCTCCGTTGACTGTAACAAATACCGAAGAACTTTCTTGATAATTTGCATTAGTTAGGAAAAGGTTAGTTGTACCATCTGCAATAAATTCTTGATAATCTAGTATTCCAAGTCCTCCTAAACCTATAGAAATTATTTCTATTAAGGTGCCGCTCGGAGGAGGTGTGAAAAATTCTACATTATATTCAATAAGATTTAATGCATAATCCACACCAAAATTTTTCTTTATTTTATCAACATAAACAAAAACAGCATTGTTTTCTAATATTTTTTGTCCAATTGGGAAAAATAATGTTGTTCCATCTCCAAATGAAATTTTAGATTGTAATGGTGCTGCTCCTGATATACGGCTTTGATAAATCTTTATCGAGACGCTGTCCAGAACTTGGCCAGGAATATTCTCTTCCGGAGCTGGGACATGATCCGGTTCTATAAACTTACCTCCCGAAATCATAATCTCTTCGGGAGTACTTCCTGTAGCTGTCTGATAAATGCTATCTATAACGGACAATGATCCACCCGATAACTTTGTGTCTAATAAATTTTCATCAGTAATAGTTACTGAACCATCGCTTTCAATAGGACGGAAAATTAAAATATCTCCCGATTCTGTTTGAATGTAAATTCCTATTATTACTGATCTATTAATACCATCGCCTATAAATGTAGGCATTTCAGCATTTGGATTTACCGCAACTGAAGAATCCCAAGAAGTGGTATAACTCGGATCATCAATTCTTACCGATGTATTAGTGCCTGTCCTTTTTAGATATATGTTAATTTCTTGTCCTTGAGCAGGAGTAAATGGTAACTCTACCTGTGTCGTGCTGCCATCGCAAACATGATAATAATCTGAAGAAGCTTCTACACTGTCCCAATTATCTGTAAACCATGGTAAAGCATCCCAACCTCCTGTTACATCAAATGTAGTACCTTGTATTTGAACTCCGCCGAAATCAATTCCTGTCATTAATTGATTCAGTTCGTTGCCTATCATACCTGCAGTAGGAGAATAATATTTGTTAATTCTATCAACAGCTGATAATAACAAATCATTTATTTCATATGATACGCTAATAATATCACCGTCTGCTGGAGCTACATTGAATGAAAGTTTTCCTCTTAATCTAGAATACGTATCTAAGGAAGAATAGTAAAAACTTATATTATACTCGTTGCTTAAAACTACCTTATTGTTTTTAAAAATCGTAATTTTTGTTTTATCTCTAGTAGGAGCATAATTTAATTCAAATACTGCTGATCTGCCGTTGGCAAAAATTATTTGATTTTTAGAAGGAGTTTGGTAATCGGAATTTTTATTCACTCTATCAAATTTTATACCAAGATTAAAACTTCTAATCTTAGATTCGCCTATAATTGCAACTGCCTTAGCTTGACGTGCAGTGGATGGATTTCCTCCCACTAAAGTTATTGTAGGAGCTTTGGTATATTTTTCACCAGGAGTTAACACTTCAATTCCTGATACCCTACCATTAGACACATAAGCTTTCGCTGTAGCTCCTGTTCCGTTTCCGTCTATCAATACCTTAGGGGGTGTTCTGTATTCAGATCCAGAATCATAAATCTCAATAGCAATAATAGAAAATCCCTTATTATCTGCCCAATATTTCCAAGGATATTGATTAATCTCTGGTCGGTTTTCATCTATCGAAATTATAGTGCCGTCTGTTTTAGAATAGGCAGGAGGCAAATCAAAATCTGTTTCAGATGATTGATATTCTTCTATGTTATCATATCTGCTTATATATTCTCTTATAGTTGTTCTAAAAGGTTTTACTTCATTGATATATTCCTGATAACTTTCTAAATTATCATTCTTGTAATTAGTCTTTGTTTCAAAAGAACCTATATTATGTGTGGCGTTTAAAAAACTAGTTTTGAAAACCCAGTCAACATACTGCTGCTCTGCTAAAACGTATCGTATGCTTGAGAAAAAAGAATTATTCCATTCAACAGAATAATCTCCAACAAAAATATCTTCTTTCAAAGCTTTTATAATGTTTCTAAATTCTTTAGAATTGTCAACATCATAATCCGTGTCATCAAATGATTTGTCGTTATCGAATCCTATTCCGTAGATAGTTGTATCATATAAAGCAGTGGATAATTGGATAGTTCCATTTTGTCTGCCTACCAAAGTCCATCTACTAAAAAAATCTGCTCCGGAATTTGCTATCTTTCTAAATACTGCCCATCCTCCTGAGCCATATTCTTTAATTCTAATTAAATCGTCTTCAACAGTTTGCATAGTGTCTTCATCGAAAACAGTATTCAGTTCGATAGTAATTCTTGTATTTTGTCCGTATCCTGTTAACCACCAATCACTGTAATTCCAATACCTAGTTGTATCAAATGCTTGAGATTGGCTTCTAAAAAATACTTTTCTAATATCGTCCCAAGAATAAATGCTCCAAAAATTATCAATTTTAGAATCTGATCTAACCAATACTGAAAAATATCTTACAGTAGCATTTATTGTACTATATTTTTTACCTCTATTTGTTACTACTACAGTTATGATTCTTCCTTGTCCGTCTATATGACATTCTGCCGAGGCATTTATTCCGTCGCCTTGTATACTAATAGGAGGACCTAAATACACCCCCGGTATTTCCTGATTGAATAATTCCTTGGGTTTATATCCGAATCCCGAATCAACTATATCTATAGTGTCTAATTCTCCATTCAAGAGATTTGCACGTAAAACAGCTCGTTTGGTTCGTACCGTACCTACTGTGAATAGATCGGTATCTGTTTCTACTACGGTATCATATAAATTTAAAACCTCGGCAGGAATTTCATCCTTAGAATTTAGATTTGTAAAGTCGATTGTATCTACAAATGGTTCTTTCAATAAAACATTGTTGGCACGTTCTGTAAACAGCTTCACTGCTGCTATTCTATCTACAAACATCCCCTGTCTTGGTCTAAAATTAATTCCGTATTTTTGTTTTTCCGACAAATTAGTATCAGGAACCCTATTACCCATGACATCAAATCCGACCAAACTATCAATCCATTTTCTTTCTAATTTATCTGCCGGGAGGCTATCGGGTATACCTTCAGTTAACAATTGATATTCGTTATGAATCGAATTTAGTTGTTTTAGATTTTTTCTATATTTTATATTCAATAGAGCGGTGTCTGAAGAAATAACTGATTGAAAATTATAAGTTAAAAACTTATCAGAATCAATCATAGCTATAAATGCGATACCAGAGCCTGCAGGATTATTAATGATTCCAGCTACCTCTGCTGCAGATTTGGTTCTGCCCGGCATATTCGACGGAATTAGTGCTTTATTTGCTACCCAATAATAATACTTGGTTTCATTTACTAGGCCAGTGGTTTTGCTAAAAAACTGTTTTTGACTATAAATGTTATTATTTGGATATAATGGTTGTCCTGAAATTCCTAAGGCTAATCCCTCGTTAGTATCAGCCAATGCAGCCCATTCGCTAGGTAATAATGAAGTTTCTACCCACTCGCATACATCGATGCTGCTTCCAAAAGCCAATTGATTCCAATTACCTGTTCTATAGGCATAATCTTTCTGTTCGGCATATAACCATTTGGCATTACCAATGTTCCACCATAACTTTCCTACATTTTTTTCATACCACGGAATGCTTGTGTCGACTACAACATCTTCTGTGCCAAAATTGTAAATAGCCGGATCATAGGGAGTTTTGAATTTAATTTCTTGTTCTGCAACATTTAAAATTTTTCCTTTAGCAGAATCTACATAATCGACGTCTTGAATTTTAACATTATTAACATTATCATATAATTCTATACTTTGTATTTTTCTAATATCTACTACCGATTCTCGAGTTGTTAATGTGTTCCAAGACGACACTGTAGGATCTTTTTTGAACAATCGCACATTACCAACATATTCACCTTCATAAGCTATTACTCCAGAAGCATGAGCCACTGGAAGTCTATAAAACGGAGAACCTACAGCGATATATGACCCAACACAATCAACACTAAACCCAAACGACTCGTCGGGAGCTAGAACTTCTTGTAATTTTTCGGTCAAGAAAAATACTTGATCTTTTTTATCAAACACATAAACACCCCCGGTATAACCTTGTGGGTACGAGAATGTGGTTGCGGATTTATCAAAAGTTGTTCCTAATAACAAATCAAAGTAAACAGAAAGATTAGACGAAGTATTTCTAGCACCTACAGCTATTTTAGTACCATCTGGACTTATAGATACCCCGTAGCCAAAATATTCATTTGGGTATTGTTCGAAACTTTCTAATTTTTGTTTTACTCTAAATTCTGTCAAATTGTCGTCTAAAGACAAAACGTAAACCGATCCTTGATCTTGAAAACTTATATCGGATTTTGGACTCGAAACAACTAAATTGTTTCCAGAAGCATCGATATCCATCGAAAAACCAAATTGATCACCTGTGCTTATAACTAATCCCGAATCAATGTCCGAGAACGAGCTTATAGATGAAGCATTTATCATTTGAGTTAGGGTATAAACATCGTTAGCATCTCTTATGTAAACAAATATCTTTCCAGAAGGAGATGTTGTACTATCTCCCACTTCCACCCATACTGACGAATCTGACGGATTTTCATTATAACTTCTATAAGTAGAATCTGCCGCTATTGAAAAACCTTCTAATTTATAATACTGGTATTCTGTGATAGGAGCGCCTTCAACAGACGACACATATCTGACAACTTCACCTTCGATATATTCAACATCCGGGCGCCACATTCCCCTATAATTAGCAAAAAATTGTCCGTCTGCTTCCGGAGCTCCTATTACTAAAATGCTGCCATCGCTGTTCATGGCCATCGAAGTGCCAAACTTATCGCCCGCTTTTATTAGTTCTGCTATTTGATCATTAGAAAGTAAACCAGTATAAGCAAACTCTAAAGTCGATCCGTCGTCCTCTAAAGCAACATTAGTAGGTAAAGAACAGTGGGTTGAAATTTTACCAATTTTGACCCATCCAGAATTATCCATCGATAAAGTACTGCCATCAGCTGTAGAGTCTTCTAATGATGTCCATAGATTCCCTCTTACTCCCTCAGCCTCAGGATCTTGTGCTGCTTGCCAAACTATATCACCCGAATAATACGATGCAAGGGGATCATAAATTCCTTTATATCTAATATTTTCTAGATGTTTCCATGTAGAATTTTCATACTTGTAAAGATATACTCTACCAGTATTGTTATAACTGCCTGTGGCAGACACACTCAGATAATAGCTATTTCCAGATTTACTAATTGATATCTCAGATCCAAAAAATTCATTGTCTGCTGGCCTTGGGCTTATAAATGTTTGAGATATAGTATAAGATCCGTTGGCATACTCGTAAATAGAAATAATACCCTGTTGATAATAACCTTCGGCATTACCAGAAGTTAATGCAGGTATTATTTCGGCTAATTCCCAATCATCAGTATTAATGGCTAATTCTGTACTGCCGTCGGGTAAGGCACTGTTAGCATTTTTAGCCTTCCATAAGCGACCACCATATAAAACAATGTCTTCCGGTTCATAAAACTTACTAGGTTCCCATTCTCCTTTATAATTTGAGGTAATACCGCTAGCTAATGGTGCTCCTACTATCAAATATTTTGAATCAGGACTTATTGCCATCTTAGATCCAAACGAACCTAAAACATTATTAAAAAATCCAGTAGGAGGAGATACAATCTGTTTTAATTGTAATCCTGTTAATGATTCAGCATATACTAAAACTAATCCTGAACCGGGCACACCTGTAATAACATGTTTATTAATGTTATCATAAATTACTTTTTCTCCGGTTCTTAATGGAGTCGATGTTCCATAATCTGATAAAAATTTAGCACTATACTGTTTTTGTTTTTCTACAACTTCCCATAAATTTTCACCATTATCATCTACAAATATTTTAGATCCGTTAAAGTATAAAGCTGCCAATCCCTGAGAGATATTTGAATAAGAATCAAATCTGCACTCCGTAAATGCATGAGGGCGTGTTGTGGTACTTGAATCTAATTCAGGATCAAGACTAGTGCTAGATACTTCAATTGTAATAGCAACATTGGAAATAGAAATAATTTTAAAAAAGCCAACTAGATTAATTATGTCTCTAAATCCGACATAATCATTTACTGCAAAATTATGTCTACGATTAAATTTTATTTCTACACTAGTTGTTGATAATCTGTTAACTCCTTCTAAACTTAATAAAGATAATTCGTTTAATCTAAAAACTGTCCAAGAATCTTTATAAAATGTTATCCAGATATGATCATTTTCATTTACAGTGTTAATATCCAGATTAATCAAATCTTCTATATTCTGAATAACCAGTTCATATTGTCCTATGGAAACATAACCAGCAGTAAATGTAGGTTCGGTTTCAAATGACATAGTGTTGATGTCAACACTATAAGGAATGGTTGGTATCGTAAAATCTGAAATAGTTAATCTATAATTTTGATCAATATCTATTAAAGATTCATTTTCTTCTATTAAAAATACTTGTGGATTGATCTCAAATTTATTTCTTTCGAGTTGTATTTCAACTTCTGTTAGCTGATCAGTTCCTCCTAATCTTCCAAGTAAGAACGCCCATTCTTCATTTAATTCTATACTATCACTTCCAGATCTACTTAACTTTCCAAAAATTTTAGTTATAGAATTATTAGTTCCTTTTTCTTTTATAAATCCCTGATATAATTGAAACTGTGTTATAGGATCTTCTGCTAAATTTTGTAAATAATTTCTAGATTGATAACCAACAGTATGACGGGCTAGATCTCTTTGACTTTGACTTACGCCTTCAGAAGAAACATCAAAATAATCATAAAACTGATTAATCTTATAATCAAAATTAGGAATCAAAGATTTAGTAGGAGTAGAGTCTAGTTTACTCCAAACATTGTCATCAAAAAATTCAGACCCTAATTGATTTTGTAAGCTGACCCAATTATAAGCTTTATAAGTAACAATATCACCTAGTTTATAGTCTTTGTAAGGTTGCCAGGTTTGTATGTTTACATTATCAAATATAAATCCTGGGCTCGTATAATCTCCATCCCAGTCTGTAGTTCTAAATCCTTGAACTTTTATTCTTCCCTGTCTATATCCTGTGGTCTTATCGTAGATGATATCATTAAAAACTGTTCTGTCGTCAAATATCGTAACATGCTCTTTTAGAACATAATACAATTTTAGATAATAGATACCATCAGAAGTATTAGTTGTTTCAACAGTGATATTTTGATTAGATCTGTTTACATTAATAAATTGTGGTTGAAGAGGTTTTCCGTCTCCTTTTAGAATTCCATAATTATAAAAACCATCTAAAATATTATCAGGTACACCCACAGCCATGGTTAAATTTATTTTTTCTGCGGCAGGGCTTAGAGAAATGATCGAACCAATTTCCCAATTGTGTTTTGTCCAGAACATAAATTCTTTAGAAGATGAAAGCCAATTTTGGCTAGTTTTATTCTGGGGATCGTATCTATCGAAAACGAATCCTATGGAAATTAAATAATTTTCATAGCCTAATAGAAAATCAATTACTTGTTGGATAGATGTAAACTGTGTCCCGTAACTTAGTTTCTTAACGCTTAAAGTGTTGAAAACTCTTCGTCTATAAGCCTCGATAGCACCAACCTTAGGCAAATCATTTAATTTTTTCCAGTTAGCTGGATCAAAAAACTCTCCACTGTTGTGAGTTTTAAGAGATCTAAAATAATTATTATTATATCTTACTAAAGAACCATTACTGTAGTTTTTATTTTCAATCCACACTGTGAATACTTCACTTATACCGCCGACTGATATTAAAGGATCTTTGCTGTTAGGTTGAGCTTGGTAATAATAGAAATAAGGATTAATATCATCATATCCGGTTATTACCCAACCTCCATTGGTCTTTTCTAATATAACTCCGCTATATGTTATATTGGCGATTGGTGAGCTTATATTAAAAATAATATCGTAATTTTCAGGCGGGATAAAAATACTTGCAGTAGTCGCTGCAGGGCTTTTACTATCTAATAAGAATTTCTGCTGTTGCTGATCAACAAATCCACTCATTCGATAAGATAATGCTACATCTAAATTATTAATCTTATCTGTTATTGTGCTAGTGTTTATTCCTTTAGATTTAATGTACGCTACTAGATACTTCAATAATCCAACAGACGGATCATCTAATGAATATTTTGTTATATCATTTTTAGAGGTAAATGTATATGAATCTTTATTAACTAACTGTCCTAACTGATTCAATACAATTTTCGATCTATCAAAACTGTCAGCTATGAAATCAAAAGGTTTCATTAAACACATAGCTATAATAATAGCAAAAGGATATTCAGAACTGGATCTCCACGCATATTCAACGGGAGCTGTATCACCTAATACAAACGCACCTTGATTATTAATCAAAGAAAAATCTTGCGCTAATCCAGAATCAAGAGGACTTAATAGTTTTCCATCACCATCTACCGGAATGTGATTTAATATGTTAGGTCTAGCATATCTACTATGTCTTCCTGCTCTATCTCCTTGTCTTATTACACCTGCTTGAAGATCTTCCCATAAAATCAAATTGTTTTTTGTATAAGGTGCAGGACCGTATTGTTCTTCCCACCAACTCGGCTGTTGTGAAAATCCTAACATTTCCCATGGGCATCTATGTGGTCGATCTGTATCGTAGAACCATTGATACACACCTCTCCAATATCCTGGAAGATTGACAGTTTTTGTTGGATCTGTCATGTTTGAATATGTGTAGGTGAAAGAATTTTGACTATCAAAATAGGTATTCAGTGTGTAATTGATATTTGTATTCTGAATCCATTTAAAAAATTCTTGACTAATAATATAATCAAATTGAGATTTTTTATAAGCACCTACTCCGTAATATCCTGATAAAATTTGATCTATATCAAAAATACTTCTGTTGTATTCAGCCTTGATGTTGTTATAAATTCTTAGTTCTAATTCTAATAATAATTCATCTCTAAAATCACCGTATGCAGCAGTTATACTTCCATCATGTCCTATTATCACCTCTCTTGGTTCAATATAGGTGTCATCTATAAATTTTTGAGGGGTATATTTTTTATACAACCCCATAGAAGTAGGTGTTGGAGGAATATGATTTGTTGAAGTAGAAATATATTCTCTAATTTCAATAACATCATTGGAGTTTAAATTAACTTTTAAACGTACAAATCCAAAAGTAGAATCAAAAATATAATCTCTATCGTTAATCAATTGCTGATTGTTTTGATACACATATACTGCTTTCTTGCTTAATGTAGAAAGATCAAATTTTTCAGATAGAGAATATGTTTGAATTCCAGTATCTTCTACCACATAAACAATTTTAGAATAAGCTCCAGCCCCTATCATATCACTATCATAGAATGGACTGTTTGAATCTTTTGTTTTTGTTAGATTATTAATAACATCATCAACAAAATCAATGATATTATCATTGTATTCTATTTCGATCGCTTTGGCTAAAAAATTAGATTTAAATTCTGTATAAGCTTTTTTAGAATATTGTATAGATTTTATTATGTTGTGAGTCTTGTCACATAACAACATCATGCTTAACGAAGTCAATCCAGAATGCTTAATAAATCTTTTACCGAAAGATTGAAAATTAAACAAATCTCGCAAATTTGAATTTCCCGGAATAGATCCGATCAAGGAATTACTAAATTCTAACGCCGATGTTACATGATCTATGGCCTGTCCTAGAGTAAATGATTTTAGAGGATCATTGAACGGATTTTTTTCTAGTCCTATTGGAATTTCATAAAATCCTTCTATTGGTTCAAGATCAGCAATAATCTTTAATGAGACTGTAGATTTAGCAGCTATATTTTCTGCAAAAGTAAAAGTATTTCCCTTTATTTCATATGATCCTAAATATCTTTTATCGTTAACATAAACGTTAACGATGCTTTCATCTGACAATTTTGACCAATCAATAGTCTTAAATTCGATTGTATTAGTATCGTTAACTAAAACTTTACTATCGATAATTGGCTGCAAGTAATCAGTATTCATTTCCAACCAACCATTATCATAAGTGTTGTTGGGATTGAATTTAAAAAAACCTGTAGATATATTGATTGTTTTGATTATTTTGTTTTCTACATACTCGACAATGTCAGTATCAAAATTCCAATCAAATTGAATATCACCTACATTGTTAATATTCAGATAACTTAGTTGAAAACCTAATTCCGGATCTACTTTACCTATGCCTTTAGAATAGCCTAATAATTTTGATCCTACAAAGGTACTAGTGGGATATGTTGATGGATCCGCAAAGCTAACACCATTTCTATCAAATATATCAAATAGAGGCGGTTGATTTACTGAAGTTTTTTGTTGACTCAACGACCATTTATTGCCGTCGAAGTAAAACATTTTGCCCCCGTTCTTTTTTCCTCGTCGCACTAATACTCCATCTCCGACATTAGAAATTGTATCTAATGTTTCTCTCAAATGGATCTGTTTTATTCCTTGATGAGTTATAAACTCAACTTCGTAAATTTTATTATTAGCCAGCAGATCTGTATCTGCTATGACTAGAATTCTAGCTCCTGCAAATAAAAATTCGCCGTCGATATTATATCCTGTACTACCCTCGATTTTTGAAAAAACATCTGTTGTAAAATCATCTAGGTAATCAACAGTATCTTTACTACTAGCACCATGATTGAATAACTGCAAATTGGCATAAAATTCTACGATGGGTCGTTTAGCCCTAGTAGCTTCTGTTGAATCAAAATCTTGACCTCTCAGCTGAAATGATTTTTCAAGGACAGCTCGGTGAAACCATCTATTATATCTACTCCAAGGATTCCTATCTAAACTATCTCTAGCTATAGTGATGTAGTCTTTGTAGGTAGGATACGTTGCGGCATCGTCAAACGGTTCAGTATCAAACCCTGCATTATCAAATAAAATCTCTGGCACATCCGAAGTAAGCACCGGCGATATTAAATCATTGAATCGAGTTAAGGTGATAGCCCTGCCTACACCCTCAACTAACCAAGTATCCACAGAATACTTTGTTGGCGAAACGCTTCCTTTAAATTCAACTACCATACCATTAGAAAATTCTATACCATTACTTGAGGTATAAGAACTTTTTCCAACGATTTCTTGATCAACATTGATAAACGTGTTAGCTTCGATATCAGCAATTATAAATCTACCAAAACAATCAGGTGTAATTAAACTTTGATAATACAGAACATCAGGGGCATCATATGGAACAGTAAAAGTCAAGGTTCCATTTTCTATGCCATTATTTGTAACCCCTTTGCTGTATTCTAAAGCATCGCCAGAGGAAGCTGGCTCTAAATATTCCCAATCCTCGCTATCTATAGTAATAGAACTGCCGTCGCTTGGAGAAATATCTCGTTTAGCTCTCCATAATTTTGAATCGTATACTGCTAAACTCCCTGCAGGATATCCAAACGACGGAATGAATATTAACGAACCTGTATCAAAATTGGTTCTAATAGAAAATCCCTGTCCCGGTACATTAATTCTAAACTTATAAGTTTGTCCTCTATACAATGTTAATGTTGGATTGTTAGTATACGAGTCGGGTGTAAAGATAAAGCTATTAGCTGTGCTTCCTAAAACTACTTTATATGTACTAGTAATATTAGCACTCTGTCCGAGTATAGGAATGCTAGGCGGGCCGCTTGGTACCCAATAGTATTCTCGATAATTTACAAATTTATCCCAATCGATAGGAGGATTCCATGTGTAATGTGTTTGTTCTGTTATCTTATCATCGCGTTCATCGTCATTAGCAAAAAATTTTAATTGATTCTTAAAATCTATATAATCATAAAAATTTTCTATTTTATCATGTGTTTTATAAATTACGCCAGGTTCTAATTGATATCTACTTCTCAATGTATCGTCGGTATCAACATATATGTCAGAGCCATTAAATGTTTTACCGTATCTTCTTCCTATATAACCAACGACTTTATCTAAAACCCCAGGTTGGACCAGGGGATCTAATACTCCTGATAAAAACTTATCGTTCGTATCAGTTTGAAAAACTGTAGGCAATAATTCTACAGTTCTTCTTATAGGAATTTTGCTATCTGGATAAAATTTATCTGCCATATTTTATGTCACCGTAATTACATTTTCAACATTCGAGCCGATTTCAGCCGCAGTTATAGCTGATACAATTTCTATGTCATCAACTGTTGCTCCACTTATTAAGATTTCATCAGCTTTACTTTGAATTTCAAATAGACTACCAAAAACTTGATTTGCCTGTTTAGGTACAATTACAATATTACTAAGATCAGGCGATGTCGAATTCAAAATATAAGTTGTTAGCTCACCGATATAAAATCTATCGCCGAAATCCCAATTATTAATATCAAAGAAATTGTTTATAGCCTGTATAACTCTAACTTTTAAATCGTTGTCGTTTACTGTTTGATTGGGATTTTTAACAACCTTAAAGGTAGCCTGTAATTTAGAATCTGCTTTTGCACCAAATAATATTTTAAATTTTACAGGATGAAAAACAATTTCATCACTTATTGATTTTATAGATAAAAGATTGCTTCCAAACGTTGTTCTTAACGAATCAGTAGAAGGAGGTTCTGGTTCTATCGAAGAACCCCCTGCAAGATAAATTCTAAAAGATTCATCATAAGATCTTGTTAATAAAAACAAATCAATAATATTACTAGAACTAGGATCTATTCTCCTATCAACACTGGCATTATGAATATATTGAAATTTAAGGTCCCTTCTTCCGTATACTGCCTTATATGTTCTATCCAAATCAAACGTATTAGTAGTTCTATTGATTTTCTTAACAACGTCTTCATCTACATCATAAAAATATATCAATTGTCCATCGGGATACTTTACTGTATCATTAAAATCGACATCGGATTCTCTTTCTTCTACCAATATAAATTGGTTTGAATTGTCTAATAAAGCATAGATTGTCGTGCCAAAATCGTCGGTAGTTTCTTTAAAAAATAAAAAGTTTAATTGTTGATCATTTCCTACTACATTTTCAAATGCCTCTGGATTATCTATTACTCCGTCATCATCAGAATCGTAAAAAGACAATTTGATTTCGTTAGTACTTTCGTAGCCATCCTCAAATTTTATAGTATCTGAAATTTCAAAAGAAATATTCTGTCGTAGTTGTGATACAAAAGTACTATCCGTATTGATACTTAGAATCTTGATCTGATCCTTAACAACATTGCCTAATTTATCGTTGTATTTTTTTTCTGCAGGATCAAAATAAAATCTATTTTGTTCTATACTACCAAATACATAATTTAATTTTCTAATTCTAACAATATACCTATCTAAATTTTTAACAAAAGCTATCACCCACGACGAGTCAACGCTGGTATTAGAAGTATCGCCGGCCTTACCTAGTGTAAAATTGCCAATTAAATCTATATTGGCTGCTGTAATAATATTCCATTCAGAATTTACCGTGTTATAACGTAAGCCAAAATTTAAATTTTGACTGGCTTGATTCACTATTTCATTTTCTAATGCGAGACTTAAATCTGATCTAAATCTTGGCACAATTCTAGATGCTATCGCTCCGCTGGGCACAAGATCGCTGAAGGTTATCGGCCCTTGACCGTTTGGCAAAACTCCTCTATTAGCATTAGTGCCATCACCTACTACCTTGATTACTTTAGTCCATAAAACTGTAGATTGATCGATGTCTGAAGTGTCAAGATCTACTAGCACACCTTTCTTAAAGGCTTTGTCAGTAGGAGGAATAAATTTAACAGAGGCGCCGGGGTACAGATATTTTAAATTATTAGTTGAATAACTACCAACCTGCAATAATGCATTATCAACAATATTTTTGAAATATCCAGTTGAAGTATTAGAAGTTATAGATTGCCAAATTGTATTTGTATCTGTGAATAAAATTTTATCAAATTTTGTAAAATAAAAATTATATACATCTGTGTCATTAAAGATAGGTTCTACAGATCTGCGAATAAAATTAATAATATCTATTCTATTATCAAATTTAAATGTTAACGAATCTTCATATTCTTCTTTATAGATATATCCGTCATCACAAAAAACATTAACACTGCTATACTTTCCTGATGCATCAATAATATCAAAATTTCTACTTATTCCGCTAGATGTTCTATTGATTGATTTAATTTTAACAATATTTTGAGAACTCAATAGTGGTGCTAGATTATAATCTTCTGCTGTGATCATTCTATTTTGTGTATAGTATGTTGCAGGAGCATTTGTTCTTATGGTATCTATATCTTCAGAAGCTGCAGAATTGGCCACGGTTGATTGCAGAGCAAGACCTATTGTAAGTGTATGTGAAACTCCTTGTTTGTTTACATAACTTACACCTATATTAATACCTCGCATTTCTGTAGGATAGATTGTGTACGACAATCCATTACTAGTTCTATAATATAATCTAAATGAGCCTTGGGGGAGATTTCCATATACTCCGTCAGCAAAAACTAAATCAATACTGTCATTTTCTTTAGAGTTAATGGCATAGATATTTCTAATATTTTGAGTTATACTATTATAGGCAATGTTGTTCCCTGTTAGGGAACTTACTTTAGTCCATTCTTCTAATTGAACTCCTGCAGAATTCAAACTAAACAACCAAACATCATTGTTATTAATATTAGCTGCATCTACAGCGATTCGTTCGTTAGTTTTTGGTACTTCTACGTTAAAATCTGCTAATTCTAAAATGCCTTGTTTAAACATCAAGAAAAACCCTGTGTTAGCACTTCCCGGTCCTGTTCCATCATTTCTATAAATGAAACCTAATTGATTACCGGGCACTGGCGGTTCTTCGTATATGGTTTCGCTGTTTTTGAATGCCGTGGAAATTATTTCAAAACTCATACCTCTAGCTGCAACTGTTTTAGTAAAGTTAAACAAAGGAATGTCAGTGCTGGCAGTTCTAAATCTATACTGTTCGGTAGGAATTCCTTGCACCACTGCAGATCCCTGACTTCTTCCGAACTCAGTATTATCTGCCATAGCGGAATTTAATACTATTAAAAATTGTTCTAACCAATTTGTATTTGTTGGATCGTTCCAGCTTATAATCTGTTGCGCTAAATTTTTTCCATTGCTGTCAACAATATCCTCAGTGGTTGTAACATTAACAAACTTAAGCAATCCACTGCTTGCAATATTTCTTTTAGCATTATAGGACAACATCCTTGCTATTCTTAATACACTGTCTTTTGTCTCGGCTAATTCTATAAAATTTTCTCTACTAGCTAGATCTATTCTAAATGCTAGACTCTGTCCGAGAAATGCGATCGCATCTATTAAAGCAAGGTATTCAGAACTTTCAATGTAATCATTAAAATCTTCTGGATAATTTTCTCTAAGATACGTGATAATCACTCTGCGTAGATTTTCAAAGTCGTAGCTTTTGAAATCCGCATTTTTAAAGGTCTGGTATATTCTGGTCCAGTCCTGATTTAAAATTAAATTATTTTGTCTGCTAGTAGTAGTCATATACCATATTTACCTTAGAAAATTATCTGATCAGATAATGATAGAATTGTTCCTGTCAAAATTTAAAGTCATTCTTTCATTTATATTAAAAGGAATATAAGTGATATCTGCCTGTATTCTAATTCCCTGATCTGTGCTGTCGATTTGCACTTCATTGACCGCAATTCTAGGATCATAATTAATAATAGCCTCAACATCTTTTGCTATGATGTTTTGCACGTCATCGGTGAACGGCTCAAATAATACGTCCCATATAACTGTTCCGAATTCAGGATTTTCTAATTTCTCACCTTTGCGAATATAAAAATGATTGATAATATCCTGCTTAACAATATCAATATCATAAAGTTTATAATTTTTAGATGAGGCATTTGAACTGAACCCTTTGTATGTGAATACGCCTTGATCTTCAGTAACGACTGCACTGGTTGCCGTTACTACACGTTGATTATATAATCTAGTTGTCATTATTCTAATTCCCTATCTGTATTTTCTGGTGCTAATTGGTCTGGAGCTTGATTTTCGTGTAGAGCCCATGGTTCATGCATCGGAATCCGCTTCATTATGCTTTCTACTGGTTCGGCCTGATATCTTTTTTCCCAACCTTCGGTAAATTTTGTTGTTACGTTTTTATGTACTGTCAGTGGTTCTAATGGCTTAGCTGCTGTTGCTGGCGCGGCTGTTGGACCATTCATATCAATCCTTGTAGCTGTTTCTTTATAACGCCCGCCGACCTTCAAATTAGCATTTCCGCCCGCTTGTAAATTTTGATTACCTTCTGTTTTAATATCCAGATTTCCAGTTGTAGTAATCTTAGTGTTAGCAGTAATTACATGTTCGTAATTATTTCCTACTGTAATTTTACCATCGTTTCCTACTAATACTTCCCAATCTGTTCCGGCCTCTTGCCGTATTCTACCTTCAATAGATTTCATGTTTATATTTCTACCGGCTTCAAGATTTATATCTCTATCAGCTTTAATATTGATGTCATTCTCGGTATGAATACTGATGCTATCTTCAGCATAGATGTCGATTTTTCCATTACTAGTTAATTCTATCCAGGTAGTACCTCTGGCATTTCCTATGTAGATAATATCTTCACTGTTGTGTAAAAGAATCTGATGTCCGGTTCTTGTTCTTATTCTAAAATGTTCCCCGTATGGTATAGTAGGTTGACTTTTTGACGGACTCGGTTCTTCTAAAAGATCTATATACTTTACTGGTCCTTCCGCTGCGGATTTTTCTCTGTGATATCTGTCATCTCCGTCATCCATAACCAATTGAGTTCCGCCTAATCTACTTACAGGAATAGGATCTGATTTATCATCATTTTTTCCTACGATTGCTTTTTTAGCATTTAGACGTCTGTCAATAGGTCCGGGTGTTGAAATACCAAAAACCATCCCTGGGGCTTCTCTACGGGGTGTTGATGTAGAAACTCCCCTAACATCATCTTCTAAAAGTCCTTGTTCAAGAAATCGATCTGCAATCGGATGAACGACCCTAGAAATGTTTTCTGGATCAATTTCTTGAACTTCTCCATTGATCCTCTTATTAATTTCTGCTACCGGTAGGGGCTGAGAAGTGTTTCCATATCTAGTTTTATCATCTGCATCTAAGGCATTTTTTGTTGTGCCTGCTATCGCAGGTACCATATGGTTAATCAATCTTCCTGGAACACAAGCGAACCAATAACCTTGACTAGGATCTCCGTCAACAAACAGTACAAGAACATTTACTCCGATATCAGGAGGTACAAACCACATACCATAACTTTTTTGTGTATCGTTATAGCCGTCTAAGGTAGATGCGGTTCCATCATTCTTACCCATGAATTCAAATGGAGTGTATCCGAAAAATGGAGATGCGTATTTTACATTGTAAATCTGAGAATCTTCTCCGGGATCGTTGTTTTGATCTTTTAATAGACTAACTTCTAGGGATCCCATAAAGGTGGGATCTAAATGACTTATTACTCTTGCAATATAAATGCCTGTGGTAAGTCCACCTGTTCTTCCTTCGTTTTCAGCTGACGGTCTTGTTAACTGCGCCATATTCTTCCTTAGTTTTGTCCTAGATCTCTATAATATCTAAATCCCACTCTTCTTTCTGCTGTATTCGATGTGGTTACAGTTTTCGCTTTAGCTGAAGGTGAAGAAGGTTTTGAATTAGCAACCGACGATGCATCTCCCGAAGATTGCGTAGAAGAATTACTGTTCGTATCAGTGATAACAGATTGTCTAGGTGCTTCTTCTTCTCCTACTTCTGTTGCATTATTATTAGATGAAGAAGTTGTCAATGATGTTTCGCCGTCTATCTTCTTATTCGCTTCTGGGCCCTGCGGACCTGGCATTCTTACACATTTTAATTTTTGTTTCCACATGCCGTCTGAAAAAGTATTTTCAACTAAATTTACACGATAAATTCCGCCAAACGGACTTTCTTTCCCTGCAACTGAAAAATCATATAATCCTGTAACTTCATTGATATCTGCCGGGGTTCTAAAACTCAAATAGATGTAAACATTTCCTGATTCATAATTCATAGTTCCATCATTGGTAATTTGACTGGTATCAGATGGAGAAGTGGCAAAATAATTTCCTATACCACTGTCAACCAACCAATATGGATCTCCCATAATCTCTAAATCAATAGATACTAAATCTGCACTACCGCCACTGATAAATGCCTGTTGAAAATTTTCGGCGATATTTTGTTCGGTAGTTTTATCTGGGTTTCCTCCCTTGTATCCTTTTAGAAGTCTTGCATCTCTTTTAGTTCTAGCTCGACCGGCATGCGCTGCCTGAGCTGCAGGTGCTTGACCTTTTCCAGTTTGTGTAGTTTTATTTTTTTGTTCTGAGAGTTTTTGATCTTGATTACTAGTTTTTGCAGCTTGATTTTCCGAAACAGGATTCGATCCTGTAAAAAAAAGATTATTGATATTAATATCAAATTTTAATACATCTACATTTTGACCTGTATATATGTATTGATATTCTTTGACGATTTTCTTCATTAGTTCTGCATATCCAAAAGGTGCAGAATTAACATTGCTATAAATGCTTTGATGAACATAATAAGGCACTACTCTATATGTTATTTTTCTAGCATAATCTCCAACTAAAGGATCTAAATTAAGTAATTCCATTTGCGCATCTAATTTGAACCACTTATAAAATCCCTCAGGCGTAGTTCCAAATCCCCCTTTATCTTTTGATAGAATAGCCCGTTTGGCATAATCGGAACTCAGCACGACTTGATTAATGATAGAGGTCAGTGTCTCTCCTTGTCCAAATTGAAAAGCTCTTGCTTTAGGATCTATGGTCATACCATCTCTTTTTACCACTCCGGTCGCCGAATCGTATTGATCTCCTGCACGTTTAAAAAGGATGTTGCCGCCTCTTAACTGATTATAACCTAAACTTGCTTCTCCTATTTCGTTAACAGGTAAATCACTTTGTTCTGTATCTGTGGCTCCGCCTGAGATTGTAATATTACTAGATGCCAGCGGATTTACTGTTGCTTTTTTATCTGCGGGGGGACTTCCTGCAGAGGAATACCAATCGCTTGACAATTTAGGAAACTGCACTGAATAAACATCTGGTATTGAAATTCTTTCTTCTTGAACTAATTTTTTTTCATTTCTATTCAATACCGAAGAAAGGCTATCCTTACTAGATTGCAAAACCTCAACTACATTACCTTTACCGTTAAGATCTCCGGAAATTTTAAGATCATTATAAGTGACATTGATTGCACTAGAAAAAGCTTGATGATTATAAGGAAAGGCTTCAACTGCATACGTCGATCCTCCTTCGTTTACTGAAAACTTCATCGTAGCTAATCGCAAAACAAAAAACTTAGGAACTATAGATTTTATAATTTTACCTAATTCGTCATAGCCTATTATATCCATTCTTAAAACATAAGGAGTATTGTCGAGATAACTTAAGAACCCGGCTTTAATTGCTGCGTTCTGCATACTCTGTAAAAGTAATCCCATAGAGTGAGGTTCAACTATTTCAAAAGTAAATTTTATTGCGTTGGTATTGCCGGTTTTTTCATTCGATCCTATCACACAATTCATCTGGAAGTTGTTTACAAAATATTCCGGAGCTCCGAAGAATGTATTCACTCGCTGAGAATCAAATCTTCCTCCAGAAGAAAAAACTATGTTTTGCAATGCTTGGGGACTTGATCTATAACTATCTGGATTGTTTAGTTGTGCAGGAGTAAGAGCAGCCAATGTCCATAACACAGAATAAGAAGCAAATTGCTCCATGGGATTGTCAACTATACTAGGCAAACGTTTGATAGCATAAGACGCTGTGGTTCTATTGCTTGGCACGGTAGAAGAATTACCGTTTATCAACGCATCTGTAGCTCTCGGTTCGGCAAAATTTGTTATAATCTGTGCCTGCCCTAAACCTAATACCGATCCTCCTGGAACGTTTACTATAGGAGTACCATCTGGTTTTTTAGCAATAGATTCGTTGCCGAGATCTCTTGTTAATGCTAAACGATTAGCACCTCCTTCGCCGAATCCGGATGATTCTGTTAAATTTTTATTTAAAGCTTCATTTCTAGCTCTTGCTGCCGCTTGTTGCTCTGGAGTCCATTCTTTTGTCGGTGGGCCGAAGGTCATCTTAGACTCCTAAGAATTTTTCTAAGTTGCTTTTCTTAGGAAGATAAATGACCTTACCTGGCACAAAATCGTAGATAGGATCTTTGATAACACTTAAATTTCTTTGTATTAATACCCACCACAATTTAGAATTGTTATAAACATCGTAGGCAAGAAGATCAGGACGATGCTTATAATGATTTTCTATAACATATTGAAAATCATCCTTTTCAGCAGGTATAGGTCTAATTTCTAATAATTCTAAATATAAAGAATTCTGTGGGGTTGAAGACCAAGGACTCCCGTTGCCATAAATTGCCATTAGATGTATCCTACTCCTTCGTTTTTAGCCATCGCGCCGGTGGCATAATCTTTTAGATTAAATTGTCTCATTCTTTGTCTATTGTATATAGGAGATACAGTAACAGATATTGTGCTCATTACTGGCACCCAGGTATTAGTACCAAATGTATTACATCTAATATAATTTGTATCATCCTTAAGGTCTACCGAAAACGATTTAACTATAACTGGAACTTTATCAAATATACTAGATCCATATCCGGTAAGATTGCATATTAATGGCGGGGCTCCGGCATATTCGCCTTGGCCAAAAAACATTTTAGTGGCTGTCTTAAAGAATGTTGTGGCAGCTATCCAATAAGCTGCGTCTGTTTCAGTTTCGCAACTGAAATCTCCGCTGATTTGAATATCGTCCACCATACTTCCTTTGTAAGCATAATTGGTGTAATTACTATGAACAGTGTTTATAGCTGTATAATCCGCCTTGGTGGAAACGGTTATATTAGGCATATAAGGCCAAACAACACCGCCTGTTTCTTCTAAAACTTTAAATAATCCACTGTTAAACAAATTCCATTGACAAGTTATTCTTACCCTCCAATCATTTTTAGCGCCAGGTTCTAACTGTATGGCTGTGCCTTGTTTTATAAATGCTTCTGCTCCGGCAGGAATATTTGCTCCTCTTCTTAGGCTAAGTATATTGTTGAGAGTTCCTGCTGCTGCACTGATATTTGTAGCTAACCCTTGTAATCCGCCTGCTAAATTGCCTCCGGTGAGTTTACTGATACTGCCGGCAATATCGGCAGTAAGATTAGAAGTCGATCCTGCAACAGATTGTAATGAATCTAAAACTTTGTTAGCATTGCTAGTAACGCTGTTTCCTATTCCTCTCAAGGCTGTCTGGCCAGCGACTCCTACGCTACCGAAACCGCCATTTTGGAATCCGCCACCGGTGCTGGCTAGGCCATTAAGTCCGGAATTCAGTCCTCCGGACAATTGTGAAATTTTACTATCTAAGTTTGCTTTTGATACTTTAGAGCTTATATCAGGTATTGCGGTAGAAAGAGCGTTGGTAGTTCTAGATGTAACTTCTGATATACCTGCAACTAACTTAGCTAAAGGATTAATGGATAAGGGCATTTTGAGCAGATTTCCTAGTCATATAGTCTATTTATTATGACAAAAATGTGCTATTATATTAATAACTACGGAGATTTACATTTAATGAATGTACCTAAAATAAAATACCTAACTAACAAAGACTTATTGAAAGAAATACATTTAAGTAAAAATACATATTGTTCCTTTACTAAAAGTGAATATTCAGAATACGATCTTATCGTGTCTAATTTAGAAAAACTGAATATCAGAACTATCGCTGAGGCTAAAAGAAATCGAGCTTCTAGGCTAGCTAAAGAAGCGCACGAGGCCGCAGTATTAGCAGGCGGTAAAAAACTACCTGCAAAAGATTTTGAAATAGATTATAAAAAAATTAACAAACACGATTTAGTATTCCGTGTTATGACATTTGAACACGTACCGCTGGCACCGGGTCGAAAAAAGACTCTTAAAAATACTGCAGACAGTCATGAAAAAGTTAATTTTCCTCCATTTCAACATTGGAAATTTGATGATAACGACAATCTTATCTGCGTAGGTAAAAGCCATTGGAAGGGCGGATTAAAAACCGGAACCTTCAATAAAGAACACGGGCAGATGACTAACAACCTAGCTCGCATGTTTTTAAAATTGTGTGATCGTTATGCTACTAGAGGCAACGTTCGAGGTTATACCTACAACGACGAAATGAAAGGCCAGGCCATTCTTCAACTAACTCAAATAGGACTACAATTCGATGAAAGCAAATCAGATAATCCTTTTGCTTACTATACTGCTGCTGTTACTAATTCATTCGTTAGAATTATCAACATTGAGAAGCGTAATCAAAACATTAGAGACGATATTCTAGAAATGAATGGTATGAACCCAAGCTGGACTCGCCAAAATAGTAGCGGCGGTCCTAGCACAGCTCCCGGTCCTGTGTCGGATGGTAATGATTGGGATTGAAAATACAAACTAAAGGCTGTAAAATTATTTTATGAAGAATCTTTTTAAGAAGGCGGCGGCATTCACAGACATACATTTTGGTCTAAAGAGTGGTAGTAGGACACACAATCAAGATTGCGAAGATTTTGTAGATTGGTTTTGTGAAACTGCTAAAACTGAAGGTTGCGAAACTGCTATTTTTCTCGGCGACTGGCATCACAATCGTTCTACTACTGATGTCAGTACCATGAACTACACGGTGTCAAATTTAGAAACACTTAATAATTCATTCAATCGTGTTTTTCTCATCATGGGGAATCATGATGAGTATTACAAGGATAAACGAGAAATACACAGCTTAGAATTCGCTAGATTGTTTCCAAATATAACTGTGGTTAATCAGACCTTCACAGAAGGCGATGTTACTATTATGCCTTGGCTAATAGGAGAAGAATGGAAAGACATACCTCGCATCAAAAGTCGCTACATGTTTGGACATCTTGAATTACCGCATTTTTATATGAATGCTATGGTGCAGATGCCCGACCACGGGCAATTACAAACCACACATTTTACTAACCAAGAATATGTATTCACAGGACATTTTCACAAACGTCAAACTAAAGGCAATATAATTTATATAGGCAATGCTTTTCCTCACAATTATGCAGACTCGGGCGACGACGATAGAGGTATGATGATACTAGAGTGGGGCAAAGAGCCTGTATACAAAACGTGGCCTGGACAACCAATTTATAGGACTTACAAGTTAAGCCAAATTATAGATGCTCCTGAAAAATTACTGCGTGAAAAAATGCATTGTAGAGTATCTATTGATTTGCCTATTACATTTGAAGAAGCTAATTTTATCAAAGAACAGTTTATTCCGCAATATAATTTGCGTGAATTAATGTTAATTCCAGAAAAAGTTGAAGTAGATTCTACACACGTACCTATCGATATAAATTTCGAAAGTGTAGATACGATAGTAATGAATCAAATTAATTCTATCGATAGCGACAGCTATGATAAAAAAATATTATTAGAAATATACAATAATCTATGACGATTAAAATAAAAAATCTCACAGTTAAAAACTTTATGAGCGTGGGCAATCAAACCCAGGCTATCGATTTTGATCGTGGACAGCTGACCTTGGTCTTAGGTGAAAATCTAGATCTAGGAGGTGATGACTCTGGTGCCCGAAATGGAACAGGCAAAACTACAATCATCAACGGACTGAGCTACGCTATCTACGGTCAAGCCCTAACTAACATCAAACGTGATAATCTTATCAATAAGATCAACGGAAAAAACATGTTAGTCGCTGTTAGTTTTGAGAAGGATGGGGTTAGTTATCATATCGAACGAGGTAGAAAACCTAACTTACTAAAGTTTAGTATAGATGGTCAAGAACAAGAATTAAAAGATCTAGACGAAAGCCAGGGAGATTCTAGAGAAACGCAAAAAGCTATCGAAACGGTTTTTCAAATGAGCCACGACATGTTCAAACATATTGTAGCTCTTAATACTTACACTGAACCATTCCTTAGTCAAAAGTCTGCAGATCAAAGAGCGATTATCGAACAACTGCTGGGTATAACTATGTTATCCGAAAAAGCGGAACTTCTCAAAGAATCGATAAGAATATCAAAAGATACCATCTCGACTGAAAACACTAGAATTGAAACAGTGAAAGCATCAAACGAACGCATACAACAAAGCATCGAAACATTAGAGCGTAAACAGAAATTATGGGAAGAGCAGAAAGAAACTTCTCTAGAGAATATTCGAAAAAGCATAGATAGACTCAATGATATTGACATTGATCATGAAGTAGAAAATCAAAAATCTCTAGCCGAATGGAACAAATCTAAAAAAGAAATCGATAATCTTAATTCTTTAATGGCTAAACAAACTAGTGCGCTAGAAAAAGAACAAAAGGTATTAGACAAATTAGAAAAAGAGTTGATAAGTTTAGGTAATCATAAATGTCATACCTGCGGACAAGATTTACATGATAACAAACATTATGAACTATTATCAACTAAAGCACAACAACTAGAAGAAAGTAAAGGTTCAATTAGCGAACACCTAGAAGAATTATCTACTCTTAACGAAGCATTGGCATTATTAGGAGATTTAGGTGATTGTCCCAAAGTGCATTACGATAATTTAGAACAGGCATTAAATCATAAGAATACATTAAGTGGTCTTGAAAAAGATCTAACTATCAAAGAATCAGAAGAAAACCCGTATGATGAACAGATATTAGAATTAAAGACTACCGCTGTACAAGAAATCGATTGGAATTATCTAAATGAACTAGTTAAAATCAAAGAGCATCAAGAATTTTTATACAAACTATTAACTAACAAAGATAGTTTTGTACGTAAACGCATCATCGATCAGAATCTTGCGTTCTTGAATCAACGATTAACACACTATCTAGATCGAATTGGACTACCTCACATTGTAGAATTTCAAAACGATCTATCTGTGATAATCACACAGCTAGGTCAGGATTTAGATTTTGATAATCTAAGTCGCGGGGAAAGAAACAGATTAATATTAAGTCTAAGTTGGGCATTTAGAGATGTATGGGAAAATTTATATCAAAACATCAATTTATTGTTTATTGACGAATTAGTAGATAGTGGCATGGATGCAAGCGGAGTTGAAAGCTCTATTGCTGTGCTTAAACGTATGACCCGTGAGAGAGAGAAAAATGTATTCTTAATTTCTCACAGAGACGACTTAACAAGTAGAGTAAATCATGTGTTAAAAGTGATTAAAGAAAACGGATTTACCAGTTATTCAACAGATATAGAAATAATATCATGAGCAGCGAATCCCACAATAAGATGATAGAAGCTTTTCAACAATACTTCAAATATCAAGATAGATTTGAATATAATGGGGCTGACGATTCTGGTGCGAAGGCCAGGGTTTGGTTATCAGAAATTCGTAAACAGGCAAGTATTAGGCGAATAGAAATTCAAGTAAGAAGGCAAGAAGCAAAAAAAGCCAGAAATGGTCGCAATGGAAGGCCTCCTAAAATAACTAAATGAGTGCTGTGGACGTATCAAAATCGACCAATAAACGAAATACCAGAAGGCTACATTGGCTTTGTATATCTCATCACCAATCTACAAACCGGGCAAAAGTACATAGGCAAGAAATTAGCACAATTTAAACGTACTAAACCACCACTCAAAGGCAAAAAACTTAAACGTAGAAGCACAGTAGAAAGCGATTGGCGCGATTACTGGGGTTCTTCTGATAGGTTAAACGCAGACGTCCAAGCATTAGGTCCGGAAAATTTCACTAGAGAAATACTTTATCTTTGTAAATCCAAGGCAGAAATGTCATATCTAGAGGCAAGAGAGCAATTTGAACGCAGGGTTTTAGAATCTGACGACTATTATAATGGCATTATAAACGTCAGAGTTGGCGGTTCAAACATACTTAGACAGCGTCTCGAAGAACATAAAAAGGCAAAATAACGCGGTTTTTTGGCTGGCGCAGGCCTTAATCTCATGCGCTCTAAACCTGGTCAATCGTGGTCGCAGGGACGGAATTCCATGCCGCAATGGTACTCAACTACTACCCATTTATGGATGAAGATCGCTTAAAACCTGCGATTTAGTTGTTTGAAAAGGATAAACAAAGGTAAAAAGAAGGGAGAAAACCCCTACGTATACAAAGATGTTAGCGTATGTTTGTATACCGCCGTCATATGAAGACATGGCTCGAGGTACCGGATGACCGCCTCTGCAATGCCATAACGCTAAGTGGTATTGTTCAACTCGGATAATATTTTTTTCGCCCGGCAACGGGCGAAGTGTGGCTGAACAATCTGGATAATCTTAAATTGCGCTTCGCGCAAAAAAATTTTAGAACATCTCTAAAATTTAAAAAAGAAAAAAGTGCGTTGAGCGCAAGCGAAAACGCAAACGAGCGTAAGCTCGTTATCACGATAAATAAATAAACTGTGCATAGGAATTCCTAATAATGAGAATCAACGAAATAATTTTTGAAAATACCTTGTCTGAAGGTCCTCTATTAAACAAAGTAGGTGCTGGTATAGGCAAAGCAGTAGGAGGCACTGCCAAAGCTGTAGGAGCAGTAGCAGGTGGCGTTGCAGGAATTCCTGGAGCTATTGCCAAAGGTTTTAGAGCAGGCAAATCTACTGTAAGCGGTGCTGGAGACGAGCCTAAATCATCTGGAGGAGTCGGTGCAGGCATAGCCAAAGGGTTGGCAGGTGGCGGATCAACTGCTGCTGGCAGTGATGCTGCGGGAGATCCGGGAGCAGAAACTGCTGCCAAGACTTTACAACAACAGGTAGATAAGCTCAGCCCAGAAACCAAACAAGAATTATTAAAGACTTTACAGGCCAGCAGTGAAAAAGATCAAACAGCTGCAGCAAAGCCTGCTGCACAAAACCCAGATGCTGAGCCTGCTGCTAAATCAAGTACCGCAGCAACACCGGCCACAGGAGCAGGTACAGCCACAGCAGGAACCACTGCTGCTGGTAAACCAAGGGTAGAACCAACTTTGGCAGCACCAGCTGCGGCCGCTGCATCAACTTCGGCTTCTGCACAGAAAACATCTCCTGCACAAGGTCAAGCATCTTCAGATCCTTATGAAATTATCAAAGGGCAGGTTAGAAAAGCTCAGGGAGGTACCAAACCAGTTCCTGACAATTTACTGCAGAGCATCAATACAGACATTGCTCGCATGGGTAAAGGCGACAAAGACATGGGCGCCAATGTTGGACAGCGCATTCTTCAATTGGCCAAACAAGGATATGATGTTAAAAATGCACAGACACAGTTCATAGGTGCTTCGAAACAATTAACACAGAGTGTATATCGTGCGATTTCTAACATGCTTAAAGAACACGGATTAGCATGGAGTGATTTAAACTTAAAAATCACACTGGTAGAAGGTGTCAGCGAATATGTGTTGATATCTGAACTGAGACCATTAACAGAAAACAAAATCCAACTTTACAGAGTTAAATGAAAATCAGAGAACTGATAGTTGAAGCCCCGCTGGACAGTACTGGGTCTGTGGTAGGTAAGGGAGTCGGTCAAGGCGCCTATGGTGCAGGCTATGCGGCAGGCAAGATCGCCAGTAAGTTTGGATCTTCTCAAACACCTAACACAAATCAAGGACGATCAGCTAACGTACTGACAGCTATAGGCAGGGGTATTAAAAGTGGCACGATGAAATGGGCCACTGGCAAAGGCGATGACCTCTCTAAAGATCAAAATGCTGATACTGTGCGCAGGATAATCAACAGGAAATCAGTGCCACAAGACGAACTGGATCAATTGATCAGCAGTTTCCCCAGCTTGAAACTAGGTTGGAAAGTAGATAGGAATGCCGCCACGTTGGCCTTGAACAAGTATAAGAAAGGTCAAGCTCTAGACGGCAATGATGTTAACAGTCTTAAACTAGTGTTACAAGATCTAGAAGAAGCTTAAACCGGTTTTTTTGGTAGTTTCTAGATTGTCTTTGATTATTTCTGCTATGATAGCACGTTCTTCATGGCTGAGATGCATGACTTCAGAATAGCTCATACCTCGCATGTACCAACAGACCCGTAAGGCTTCCTTTTTAATCTCTCGTGCCTCTTTGTCAAGTTTATCCGCTTCCTGTAAGATCTCCGGCAACGAGAGTCTTAAGATCTTACTGCGAAAAAATTTGACTGATCCATGGTAATGTTGATTTCGTATTCGTGCTGACAGTCGTTGCAGGCAACTTTCTGTGTTTTTAACTCAATCTTGTTTTTCATTTCCATTACATGGTCGTTGATCTTGTTGAAGATTTCACTGGTGGAATTATTGATAAATTCTTCAATCATGGTTCGATCATCAACCACACCATCTGGAGTTTCGATGCTGTGTATGCAGCCACAGACGATGTCCACTGTGAGTTCTGTCAACTTTAAAAAGCTTTGACCAAATCTTTCAATCTTTTCTTCTTCAGGCAGTGTTTCATCAGTTACAGTGGCGAATATTCGCTGTTGTTCTAAAGCTCTGATAGCAGCTTTGGTGCTTTCTTTGTAGTTGTAAGGTCTGATATTAACTTTCAACGGAGGCATGTCGATCTGAGCTTGATATTTAAAATTCTGTACTTGATTTAGATATATCACGATGTCAAATACATAGTCATTGAGATGCTCGCAGGAAGGACAGTTAGCACTGACTTCCATGTCTTTGCCATAGGTTGCTACTCGTATGGCCATTAATGCTGCGTCAAGATCGATGCTGGGCATCTGCCATGGATCTTTGATAGCAGGAATACAGCTCTTGATCAATTCCACAGTGGCTTGACCATTTAACAGTGCGTCCGGAGTTTTAAGAATCAGCTCGTCTTTGGCAGTCATAGCATAGACAGGATATTCTCCGGTGCTGCTGAGATCCAATGCGCCTGGCGGATAAAATTCACCTTGAGAAGGCAATTTTAAAAATATCTTGGGTTGCCTAAAATAATTTGATAAAGGGTTGATCTTAGGTCTATTAACTGCGCTGTCTTGCAAATCTGACATTATTTGTCTCCGATAAATATTAATACGTAGATATTTATATGCGTATTTTTCTGGAAAAATTAATATGGCAGAAGTCACAGGCGATATTGGCGGTCAATCGGTAGAACTTAACAACGCAGCTACAGAAGCAACTTTAAAACAACTGTTGCAGACTACCATAGCTATGGCCCAAAAAATGGGCGTAGATGTTAAGAAACAGGCCGATATGGAAAAAGAAATGAAAAAATTCTTTGACCAGCTCGACAAATCAAACAAAGGACTCAAAGACTCTAGAAAACTGCGAGAAGATGAAGCCAAGGCTCTGGAAAAAGCTGCCGCTGCTAAAAAACGTGAACAGGAACTGGCACAAAAAGCTGAAATGGTCACTGTGGGATTGTACAGAGGCCTAAATGTAGCTGCTGAAAGTGCTATGGCATTCGCCAACAAGCTCACAGGTGTTATGAGCAGTTTTGCCAACATGGGCAGCAGTCTCACAGGTGCAGCATCCACTTTTAACAACATACCTATAATTGGAGGAATGTTGGCCAATGTGTTTGGAGCAGTGGCGACATCGTCGGAAAAATTACAAGCCAGTTTTAAAACAGCCAGTTCTGTTGGTGCTACATTTGGAGGCAGCATTAGACAAATGGTGGCCAATGCCAGCCAGGCCGGATTGACTTTTGAACAGTTTTCTAATGTGATCAGAAACAACAGCGAAGATTTGGCTAGACTCGGAGGAACGACCACAGAAGGTGCTAAACGGTTAGCAGGTCTGTCAAAATCTCTGAAACAAACAGGATTACAAGATGATCTAGCACGACTTGGATTTACGTCTGAAGACATAGCTAACGGCATGGCTTCTGTGACTGGTAGACTTTATAGAGGCATAGGAGTAAGAGCTGGTCAGGAAGGAGAAGCTGCCAAAGTCGGTGCTAACTATCTTAAAAATTTAACAGCCATCTCAGCTATCACAGGTAAGAACAGAGAAGAGATGGAAAAAGAAGCTGCGCAGAGAATGTCAGATTCCAAGTACCGTGCTATGTTTGCCAAGTTAGATTCAAAAAGCAGAGCTGAGATGGAACTGTTAATGGACAGTTTACCTCCTGGACTGCAAAAAGGAGTGAGAGAAATCATCGCTACTGGCACTGCGCAAAGCGATGAAGCTCAGGCAGTGATGTACATGTATGGCGATATTGCACAATCGGCAATGGGCATGCATCAATCCATAAGAAGAACTAATCAAGTAACTCAAGAACAGAGATTGGCATTTGATGATACACTAAGAGCCACAGCTAAAGCACAAGACAAAGCACTCAAAGCAGGTACGGGAGCTATTACCACCCAGATGACATATGTGGGGGGCGTGGCAGGCGATCTAGGTGTGGAAATGCAAAACGTTGCAGAACAGTCAGGCAACGTAAGACAATCTCAAGAAAAGCTTAACAAAGACCTCAAAGATGGTGCAGAAGCAGCCAAAGAACACAAAGACAGTCTCGATCCTGCACAGATAGTTAGAATGCAACAGGAAATAGCCAAGACATCTAACGAGTTCAATATTTTATTAGCACAATATCTTCCAAAATTACAAGAAGCATTTACAATGTTAGCTAACTTTGTAAAGGAGTATTTGGTACCAGCATTTGATTTCTTTATGAAATATCTAAAAGAAGCAGTTATAGTAATTGGAGGTTTGATAGTTGTACTGACAGCGATTAAAAAAGTAGCAGAAGCTATTCAAGCATATAAAACATTTAAAGAATTAGGTAAGGAAAGAGGATCTCCCGTTAATCCTATGTACACCATAGATGCCGGCAAAGGAGGAGGACCTGCAACTCCCGAAAGTCCAGAAGATCGTAGAAAACGTAGAGAAGGACAAAGAGACAAATTAAAAAGTGCTAAAACTGCCGGTCGCCTTGTGAAAGGAGTAGCAGGATTAGGTGCTGTCGTATCGGCAGGTATGCTATACAGCGATATCTCAGACATCAACGAACGAGAACAAGCAGGAGATATTTCAGCAGAACAGGCAAAGATGGAAAAAGGTGGTGCCGTGGGTAGCGCAGCAGGTGGTACTGGTGGAGCTGTTGGCGGAGCTATAGCCGGAGCAGCGATCGGTTCGGTGGTTCCGGTAATAGGAACAGCTATCGGAGGAGTCATCGGGGCCGCGTTAGGTGGATGGATAGGCAGCAACTTAGGGGAACAGCTAGGAACAGCAGTGGCTAAACCTACAATGACTCCAGAATGGATGAAGGTTAATGGACCTAACATCAAAGCATGGGCTGATGCTGTGGCAAAAGGTGCATATAAATTTGAACAAGTTCCTGACATTTATAAAGGACACGTAAAAGATCTCTTAGATAAAAGAGGCAGCGGCGGAGCTACTCCACCGGTTTCAGCAACAGCAGGTAGTCCTAAATTAAATGAATCAGTACCAGCAGCACCCGCTAAAAAGGAAGAAGCCAAACCTGCTAAGGATGCCAAGGCCGCTGACAAAAGCGCCGCTCCTAAAAAGGACGATAAAAAAGCCGAAGATCCTAGAATTAACTTTAATACCAATGCAGAAAGCTTATTAACATCATTTGCTGAAAAAGAAGGCACTCTAGGTGAAATTAAGACTTATAAAAAAGAAGAACTTGACAAACTAAATCGAGAATTACAAAAATCAAATAATAAAACAGATACATCATCAAGCAGTGGTCAGATTAAATCACCAACGAATCAAAAAATCGATGACAGCAAACAAAAAATGGTAAATGAGATGCTGAAAGAAGGTGATGCTAATGCTCAAAAATTAAAAGAGGCGGAATCTGAACGCGACAAAGCAATGAGAAAAGCATTAGAAGAGGATACACTACTACCAGGACAGATTTCGCCAAGCAGTCAAATATCTTCATTAGACCTACTTGCTGAATTAAATAGTAATATGTCCCAATTAGTGAAGATCAGCAAAGAACAAAAAGATATAAATGAACGCCAACTCAATGCTACAAGAGGGTTGACCAATGATTTGTTTGCATCAGTTTAAGGACCTAATATGAGTTGGAAGAAATACTTTACACCTGTTAAGATAGATAACTCTGGAGGAAATCTCAGCCCTATAAGTGGCCGTGGCCGCCCAGGACCAGCTCGTTCAAATTATTCATCTTTTTTACCCGATGTATATGCAGGTGCACCAAATCGTGTTGAGCGTTATATGCAATACGATACTATGGATATGGACAGCGAAGTTAATGCTGCATTAGATATACTAGCTGAATTCTGCACACAGAAAGACAAAGAAAACGCTACTCCTTTTACTACTTTTTTCAAAGGACAACCGACTGCTACTGAAGTTAAATTGTTAAAAGATTCTTTGCAAAAATGGTGCAAAGAACAGCAATTTGAAACTAGAATATTTAGAATATTTAGAAATTCTATGAAGTACGGCGACTGTTTCTTTGTAAGAGATCCTGAAACTAAAAAATGGTTATTTGTCGACGCTGCCAAAGTTTCAAAAATCATAGTTAACGAAAGTGAAGGTAAAATTCCGGAGCAATATGTTATTCGTGATATTAATTTTAATTTCAAAGAGATGATAGCAGTTACTCCGCACGGCACGACAAATACGGCACCTAGCGGAACTAGTTCATATACTTCAGGTGGCGGATTTGGAAGAGGCATGGTAGGTACAGCTGCCCAACCTCCAGGAACGAGATTTCAAAATCAGGCAAACGAAATATCCATAGATGCAAAAAATGTTGTACACATTAGTTTAAGTGAAGGTCTAGATAACAACTATCCTTTTGGAAATTCAATTCTAGAATCCGTGTTCAAAGTCTACAAGCAGAAAGAACTGCTTGAAGATGCTATCATTATCTATCGTATACAACGTGCTCCTGAGAGACGTATTTTTTATGTAGACGTGGGAAATATGCCAGCACACATGGCTATGAGTTTTGTTGAACGTGTTAAAAACGAAATCCAACAGCGTCGTATTCCTTCATCAACAGGTGGCGGACAAAATGTCATAGACGCCAGTTATAATCCATTAAGTGTAAACGAAGATTACTTTTTCCCACAGACAGCAGAAGGTCGTGGATCTAAAGTTGAAACATTACCGGGTGGTACTAATCTAGGTGAAATTACAGATTTACGTTATTTCACTAATAAGTTATTTCGTGCTCTACGTATACCAGCCAGCTATTTGCCTACAGCCATTGATGAGCAACCAAATACTATATCAGATGGAAAAGTTGGAACAGCTTATATTCAAGAACTGAGATTCAATGAGTATTGCAAACGATTGCAGAGCATGATTGTAGAAACATTTGATTTAGAATTTAAGTTATGGCTTACACATCAAGGAATAAGTATAGATTCAAGTTTGTTTGAATTAAAATTTAATTCTCCCCAAAATTTCGCAGCATATAGGCAATCTGAATTAGATACAGCACGAGCAGCTACTTTCAGTCAAGTCGTGCAAATTCCACATCTAAGCAAACGTTTTGCTATGAAACGATTCCTAGGAATGTCAGAAGAAGAAATCAAAGAAAATGAAAGATTATGGAGAGAAGAAAATGGATCTAATCTCAAACCAGATGCAGATTCGCAGAGTCAATTAAGGAGCATAGGAATAACACCGGGTACCATGGCTGCTGATATGTCAGCACAAACAGCAGAAGCACCTCCGGAGATGGCAGCAGCGGCCGAACCAGGAGCAGCAGGTGCTGAAACAGCAGCAGAACAAACTCCAACTCAATAATAAATAAAGTATGCTTCTAAACGAATTTTTTTATTTTAACGAAAAAAATAATGATTTTGCTAACGATCGTAGATACGATTCTAGCAAAGATAGTTCTATCGTTAAAAAAACTGATACTAGAAAAATGCGTTTAACACTTGGACAGATCAATCAACTTAGATTACAAGCAGAAGCCCATCAATTAGAAACAGAATCTGAGCTGGGGTTTATAAGACAAATGTATGGAACTCCAGTTGGTGAAGAAGCAGCATCTACAGAATAATCCGGGCTTTGTATTAGGCAACGGAATCAGTCGACTTAAAGTCGATCCGCAATCTCTACTAACCAAAGGTATTGTATATGGTTGCAATGCTCAATATAGAGAATATAATCCTCATTATCTCGTAGCAGTTGACGTAAAAATGGTCAACGAAATAATAGAATCGGGCTATCATAAAAAACATCAAGTTTGGACTAACCCTAACAAAGGAATTAAAACCAAAAACGGTATTAATTTCTTTAGTCCGCACAAAGGTTGGAGCTCCGGACCTACGGCTTTATGGTATGCTGCCACACAAGGACACGGTAGTATATACATTTTTGGGTTTGATTATCAGGGATTAAACGGTAAATTTAACAATGTCTATGCAGACACATTTAACTATAAAAAGTCTACAGATTCAGCTACATACTATGGAAATTGGCTCAGCCAAACTGAAAAAGTAATCAGAGAATATAGGCACATAAGATTCTTTAGAATAGTAGAACCAGGATCATTTATACCCGATAAATTAGGTCCAAATCTAACCAACCTCAGTCATATAAACTTTGATGAATTTGAAAACATTTATCAAGGAACTATATATTCAAATCAAAACGATCAAAAAACTACCATTTAAAGTGTTTTTTAAATCTGCGTATTAAATAAAGCACAGCCTTGACAATTAAGGAGAATCTAACATGGCAGACAACAAATTATTGCAACAGATGCTTGAGCATCTGGTGAACGATGATCAGCAAAAAGCTGAAGAACTATTCCACGAGTATGTAGTAGCGAAATCTCGTGAAATCTACGAAAGCTTAATCGATTCTGAAATCGCAGAAGAAGCAGAAGAGGACGATGAAGACGAAGATGAAGAAATGGATGAAGCTGCTAAATCTGAAAAAGAAGAAGATGAAGAAGATCTAGACGAAGAATTTGAAGATATCGCTATCGAAGCAGACGACGAAGAAATGGGCGGTATGGGCGGAGACGCAACAGATGACCTAGAAGGTGATTTAGAAATGGGCGGCGAAGAAGGCGAAAAAAGCGAAGAAGAGCTTTTCATGGATTTAGAGTCTATCGTTGACGAACTACAGGCCAAATTCGACGAGCTTAAGGGCGATGACATGAGCGACATGGGCGATGATGACATGGGCGGCATGGACGACAAAATGAAAGACGATTTCGATCTAGAAACAGTCCGTGAGTATGTAGAAAAAGTTCCAGCCGGACATGGCGCAGAAAAGAAGGGCGCAGGCGAAAAAGCTGACAGCACAAAATCCGTTATTGATAACATGAAGAACGATATGGGCGGTACCACTGCAAATATTTTAAGTGGACGCGATGGTGCTTCTGGTTCTGAAACAGGCGCTTTGAAAGGCAACGGCCTTTTAAAAGGCAAAGCACAAGAAGACAATGCTGGTAATATCAATGTTCCAGGCGGTAAAGCAGGCGGTGCTTTCTCTACCAAAGAGCCAGGACATGGCGCTGAAAAGAAAGGCGCAGCTGAACAAGCTGATAACAAGCAAAGCCTTTTCCGTGGTCGTAGATAATAGGACGTATAGGTGAAAACTACTCTATCAGAACATTTGAGTTTTGATCAGGCTAAGATTGTCTTAGAGCGAGATGAGAGCAGCGACGGCAAAAAGTCGCTGCACTTAAACGGGATTTGCATTCAGGGCGATATCCGCAATGCAAATCAACGTGTTTATTCTTCTCAAGAAATTGGCAGGGCTGTCAAGACGCTCAATGAACAGATCGCTGGTGGATACTCCGTTCTTGGAGAAGTTGATCATCCTCAGGATTTAAAAATCAATCTAGATCGTGTTAGTCATATGATTACCAAGATGTGGATGGACGGTCCTAACGGCTACGGAAAACTTAAAGTACTCCCCACTCCAATGGGTCAATTAGTTTCGACTATGTTGGAGTCGGGAGTTAAGTTGGGAGTAAGTAGTAGAGGCTCAGGCGAAGTAGATGGTAGTGGTAATGTTCAAGGATTTGAAATTATCACAGTTGACGTAGTAGCACAACCTTCCGCTCCGGGAGCATACCCAACACCAGTTTATGAACACTTGATGAACAACACAGGTGGCTATCAGGCATATAAAATAGCACAAGAAGTTCAAGGCGATCCACAGGCACAGAAATACCTAGCAGAGAGTCTGAAGAAAATTATTTCTAGACTCAGATAACAAGGAGAATCACATGTTAGATATCGTAAAACAGTTGTTTGAAAACAATGTGATTTCCGAAGAGATCAAATCGGAAATTGAATCCGCTTGGCAAAGCAGAATTCAAGAAAACCGTGATCAAGTCACTGCTGAACTACGTGAAGAATTTGCACAGAAATACGAACATGACAAGAGCGCAATGGTAGAAGCTGTTGAAGCTATGTTATCAGATCGTCTACAAGCAGAACTAGGAGAGTTAGCTGAAGATCGTCAAGGTCTTATCGAAGCTCGTGCCAAGTACGCAAAGAAAATGAAAGATGATGCAACCGCTATGGAAGCATTTGTCCTAAATAATCTTAAAAAAGAACTAGCAGAACTACACGAAGATCGTAAAGCAGTAGCAGATAATGTTGCTAAATTTGAATCTTTCATCGTGGATGCACTAGCGAAAGAAATCGCAGAATTCCACACAGACAAAAAAGACCTAGCAGAAACTAAGGTTCGCCTAGTTCGCGAGAGCAAGGCTAAGTTTGAAGCTGTAAAGAAAGAATTTATTGAGCGTTCGTCTAAGATCGTACAAGAAACAGTCTCTAAAGGACTGCGTTCTGAAATGACTCAGCTACGCGAAGACATTGAAGCAGCCCGTAAAAATGACTTTGGTCGCAGAATTTTTGAATCTTTTGCAAGCGAATACGCTGCAAGTCATCTTAATGAAAAATCTGAAACAGCAAAACTATTGAAAGTAGTTGCTGTAAAAGAATCTGAATTAGAAGAGGCAGCAAAAATTGTTGCAGAAACACAAAAACTAGTAGAAAGTAAAGAAACAGAATTACGTGTCGCCAAAGATATGAGTGTTCGCAAAGAAGTTATGAGCGAATTGCTTGGACCATTAACTGGAGATAAGCGTTCTGTAATGAACGAATTACTAGAATCTGTTCAAACTGAAAAGCTACGTACAGCTTTCGACAAATACCTACCAGCAGTAATGAATGGTGGAACACCGGCGAAGAAAGTACTATCAGAAGGCAAAGAAATTACAGGCGATAAGCAGGCACCTACAATCGGCGGAGAGGAAAAAACCGCTGAAATTTTTGACATCCGCAGGCTTGCGGGACTAAAAGTTTAAGGAGAACTATAATGTCACAACTACTCGAGTCACGCTGGTCGGAAACCAAAGAGGCACTATTAGAAGGCCTACAAGGTAACAAGCGTCAAGTTATGGCAACAACTCTAGAGAATACTCGCAAGTATTTGGCAGAGTCTGCCACTGCTGGTGCTACATCCGCCGGTAATGTTGCAACACTAAATCGTGTGATCCTACCAGTGATCAGACGTGTAATGCCAACCGTTATTGCTAACGAGTTGGTAGGCGTACAGCCATTAACTGGACCAGTCGGTCAAATCCATACCCTACGTGTTCGCTATGCAGATACATTTGCTGGCACCGTTGGCGGAGCTACCGTAGCTGGTGAAGAGGCATTAAGCCCATTCAAGATTGCAGAAGGCTATTCTGGTACAACAGTTGGTAAACCTGCTGCTACAGCGGCACTAGAAGGTGTTGCTGGAAATAGACTAAGCATTCAAATCTTGAAGCAAACTGTAGAAGCTAAGACCAGAAAGCTATCAGCTCGCTGGACATTTGAAGCTGCTCAGGATGCACAAGCACAACAAGGTATCGATATTGAAGCTGAAATCATGGCTGCTTTAGCACAAGAAATCACTGCTGAAATCGATCAAGAAGTTCTACGTAGCCTAGCTACATTGAGCTCGACAGTTTTAACATACGATCAAGCTGCTGTATCTGGTACAGCAACATTTGTTGGTGATGAGCATGCAGCTTTAGCTGTTCAAATCAACCGTGCTGCTAACTTGATTGCTCAGCGTACACGTCGTGGTGCTGGTAATTGGGCCGTTGTATCCCCAACTACACTAACATTGCTACAAAGCGCAACAACTTCTGCATTCGCAAGAACCACAGAAGGTACGTTTGAAGCACCTACAAACACCAAGTTTGTTGGTACATTGAACAGCGCAATGAAAGTATATGTTAACACATATGCTGAAAACGACAACGTTTTAGTTGGATACAAAGGATCCAGCGAAAGCGATGCAGCAGCATTCTACTGCCCATACATTCCATTGATGAGCAGCGGTGTTGTTCTAGATCCATCAACCTTCGAACCAGTCGTATCATTCATGACACGTTATGGTTATGTTGAGTTGACAAATACAGCTTCGTCTCTAGGTAATGCAGCTGACTACCTAGCAACTGTTGCTGTAACATCTGCAAATCTACGTTTTGCTTAATTCGTAAGAATAGTAAACGTTTGCAAAAAGCCCCGAAAGGGGCTTTTTGTTTGGTGTAAATATCAGCATGCATATCGAAAGCGAAAAAGATTTTCCAGAATTACGCAGACAATTTTTTGTTTGGCGAAAAAGATTTCCTATGTTTATTCATGACGTTCATCAAATAGAACACATCATAGAAGAACATATTCAAAAATATAGTATAGCACTAGTTCATTATAGACAAAGGCACAGCACATCATATCTAGAAATCGCACAGAAAGAAATAGATGAAATAAACAGAGTATTATCTACTGTTGGTAAATTGGAACTTATGGCTCTACTGTCCGAAAGATAAATACATTGTCTATATATGGACCGCATATTGCGGACTTATGCTGTACCCACAGCGTAGCGGCTAGAACCCGCATTAGACTTCTAATTAAAGGAGAAAACAAATGGGACGTCCATTAAGAAAAGATGTAAATGGTGTCGATGTCATCGGCACACCAGCCAGCAATACCGGAGTAAGAGTAGAAGCATTTTTTGGAGGCGCAGCTTACACTGATGCCACATTTAATCCAGCCACAAATTACGCTTATATCTATAAGCAAAGAGGAGCTAAAACCTTTGTTGTGCAAAATCAGGCAGGTGCTAAATCCGAACCTCTCGTATTGCAATCTGTAATACCAGCGGCCAACGGACAGATGAGGTTAAATGGATTTATTGGAGGCAATGGATCGGCTCCAACACCTTTAGCAAAAATTACCAAGCGTGTAGCAATTGATTTCTCTGGTAATCGATACACATGGCAGCTAGTTAATGATTCAACTAGCGATTATATCGCCTTAACAGCTCTATAATTAAGGAAAAGTGATGGGACAGTTTCTCCGCGTCAACGGTGATTATAATATTAAAACAGCAGAAGGTGCTAAAATTACCTTTGATACTGGACCTGCTAGCAGTGGCGGGTCGGTGCGTATCACAGGAAATCTTGTAGTAGAAGGCGAAACAATTTCTGTTGAAGCAGCAAATTTAAATGTTGTAGATAATATTATTACATTGAACGATGGAGAAACTGGAGCAGGAGTAACATTAATTTATTCAGGTATAGAAATTGATAGAGGAACAAGTGCAGCCGTATCGTTTCTTTACAACGAAACAGACGACACTTGGTTATTTGGAAACAATTCTGCTCCCGGACCTTTTAATTTTGATGAAAGTAATATTAGAGTAAGACGGATTAAGACTAATGCTACCACGGACGATGGAGATCTTACTTTAATCGGTACAGGTACAGGTGTCGTAAAAGTTATAGGTACAGATACTTATGAAGATCAAGTCACGCACGACGATGATATTCCAAACAAGAAATATGTAGATGATTCTATCTTAAATAATCCAACTTTCCAGATTGTAGCTCCACAAAGTCAAGATACTAGAGTTACAATTGCTGATAAAGAAATCACTCCAAACGTAGCAGGTCAACAAGGATCTTTGGCATTTTTTACTGCTGAAACAGGATTTAGTACCTACGGCGAAAGCGCCGTATCGGTTATTGTAGATAATAGTTTAATTGCTCAATTTTATCCTAATAGATTAGAAGTAGGCGATTTAGAATTTGCAGGTGGTATAGATCGAAACGAAATAACCAGCAGAGCAGGTATAACTAACGAAAATATCATCATACGAACCCAGGGTACTGGTAAATTACAGACTAATTATGCTTTACAATTAGAAAGAATCGGCACCAGCGGTGAAAGTCCTCCCCTAGCCGCACCATTTACACCCGTTACTCCTGCCTATGTCAGTGGCAGTACATTGTTGTATGCTGCAAGTCCGGCAATTGGTCAAACTGGTTTATGGTTTGTGAATGACAGTACCGATGCAACAAAACGTACTGGAGAATTAATAAGTAAAAATAAAGCATTGGTGTTTGCGATGCTTTTTTAAGAGGCAGATATGATAAGAAATTATGAAAATCCAGAAGGAACAATATTTTTAATTGATTCTTCTTCAGTAACAATTCCTGTAAAAGTGTTTACAGGATCTACTAACGGTTCGCCGATAGGAACCTCATTACCGGTAGGACATCCTGAAGGTCCAGGATCTTCAGTGTCTCGATCGCATGCAATAACAACTATAGCATTTTGTAATACAGCAGCACCAAACAGTTCTGACGAAACTATTAATTCAGTAAATGTAAATGTGTATCTAGTAAGACGAGGACAATCATATGTTGCTGGAAATTTAATAGTAAGCAATTTAACAGTACCTGCAGGCGAAACTGTATTCTTTTCTGAAGAAAGAGTTGTATTAGACGGAGGAGACGAAATTTGGGTAGGTACATCTTCATCAGCTAGACTTTCTGTTACTGTGAGCGCATTACCAGTATGAAATTCCTAAAAACAAAAAATATTTCTAAATTTAGCATCAATGATCGTGCTCTAATTTATTATCCTGGAGGAAACGGACCAGGTAATAGAATAGTAATGAATGCTAAAGGCGGATTAATGCTACCTAAAGGCAGCACTGCTGAAAGGCCGCAACTTACCAGCGTGAGACAGCCTACAGATGCCAACGGTACACTTAGATATAATACATCTTTAAATATCTTAGAAGCGTATGTTGGTGGTTCTTGGGTTACTGTAGCTAGCTCATTAGCAGGCGCAATTACAAAACAAACCTTAGGACCGGGCGATGGAGTAGAAACGGTGTTTGGACCGTTAAACGCAAGTTATGTTAGTTCTTATTCTGCTAGTGCAGATAATATAATCGTATTAGTGGAAAATGTAATGCAGATTTCCACAACTAACTATTCTGTTCAGCAGAGTGTTAGCGGTAGCTTAACAGGTCCCAATGCTCCTTATGCAGACGGTTGGTATGTAAAATTTACATCAGCAGTTCCGGCCACAGGCGGAATGGGAAATCCAGTTTACGTAACTATCTATTACGGGTACGCTAATTAATCATGAGTCAAATAGGACGTATAGGCGGTCAGGTTTTAACAGACAACCTACTACGAGCAGGGGTAGATCTAGCCTTTGAAACAGATCTTTTATATCTAGATGTTACAAATAGACGAATAGGTATCAAAGATTCTACTCCCTCATACGAACTTGACGTAAATTCAAATATAAAAACCACTGATCTAACAGTTGACACACAGGTCGCAACAGGTAATCTAAGAATAAACACAAATACAATCTCAACATTGGTGGGAGGTATTTCAGTTTTTATCGCAGGATCAGAACTATTCCATGATAGATTAACCACTGCAAGTTTAATTTTTGATGATAATAAAATTAGTTCTATAAGTAATTCTAATATTATTTTTGACCCTAATGGATCAGGTACAGTAGATATTAAATCTAGCACTGACATAACTGGAGACTTAGCAGTTTCTGGAAATATAAACATGGCTGGTGATTTAACAGGAATAGCGAATATCATAATTGGTGATCAAACTATAGATACAGTTACTGTAAACACCGATTTTACACAAAGTATAATTCCTGGAGATGATCTAACATATGCATTAGGCGCGGACGCAGCAGATTCGAGCCCTAGAAGATGGGCTCAAATTTATGCACCAGATTGGAACAATATTATAAATGCTGCAGGATGGGCTGGAAGCGGAATAAATCCGTTATCAGTCACCGTCAGCGAACAACTAAAATTAGATGGTGTTATCAATAAAATATCTGGCCTTCAATCTAATGAGGATGTGATATTAAATCCCGACACAGGTATAACTTTCATAGAAAGAACTAAATGGGAAAACAATGACATTACAAACCTTAATAATACTCCTATAACGTTGGCAAGTACCGGTATAGGTTATACCAGAGTCATAGGTACTGATGCCATGGTTATTCCCTCAGGCACAGATGCAGAAAGACGAGTATCCCCAGAATTAGGTGAAACTCGTTGGAACACAGATCAACAATATCTAGAATGTTTCGATGGTACCATATGGACAGTATCTATCGGTGGTGGTGGTGGTACTGTGACCGTTGCTGATATGGACGAATTAAGCAACATCTATACCCTCATGCTAGGTTAATTTTCCATTCTGTATAAATACTACTAATCGCAATTAATGACCATTTTTGCGAGATCCGACTGTGGTATACCGGCAAAGAGCGTTAGCTGAAAATCAGGTAATCCGTGCAACACGGTGTTAATTTGGAGAGCTAATGGCTATTGGTCGTATTTCCGGTCAGCTCTTGAAGTCGAACTTGCTCCGTGCGGGCGAGAATCTGGCTTTCGAGACAGACCTTCTCTATTTGGATGTTGTCAACTCTCGCATCGGGATCAAGACAGCAACTCCTACGAATACACTCCAAGTTAACGGTCATACAAGAACAACAAATCTCACTGTAGACAGTAATTTAAATGTAGGAAATTTAAATTTCACAGGCAATACAATAACCAGTAATACTTCTACTATTGCTTTTGCAGCCTCTGCAGGAGAAGCAACTGTTTACCATGCTAGATTACAGATAGATGATTTACAATTACAAGGTAATATCATTTCTACTACTGTTTCTAACAGTTCAATAGAAATAGACCCCAACGGAACCGGCACTGTTAATATTATTGCAAATACTAATATTACAGGAAATTTAAATGTTTCTGGAAATATAAATGCCACAGGCAATGTAGTGATAGGCGGAAACATACAGATCGGCGATGCTCTTACAGACAATATAGTCATTAATGCTTCTATACGAAGCGATTTAGTTCCGCAAACCGACAACACATATGATTTAGGATCGGCTACATTTAGATGGAGGGCAATCTATGCCTATGATCTTTATACCGATGCATTAAATGTACCGTTGTTGGATGTCGGAAATTTGATGTTTAGAGACAATGAAATTACCACAACTACCGGCCAAGATTTATACATTGATGGCAACGGCGCAGGCGGTGTGAGATTAGGTAATTTTAGAATAGTAGATAATGTAATTACTAATGTAGCATCGAATCAAATTACACAAATAGTTCAAAGCGGTACCGGATATTTTAAGATTGCTGGTACTAATGGATTCGTTCCGCCGCGCGGAACAAACGCTGAAAGACCTAGTGCTTATGCAGTATTGGGTATGACTAGATATAATACTAATTCAAAGGCTTTGGAAATTTGGGACGGAACTACATGGGCTAGTCCTGCAGGTGTGTCTGGATCAGTCAGTGCTGCACAGGCAGAAGATATCGCAATAGCATGGGCGTTAACACTAGGATAAGAAAATGCCAACAGTATTCAAACATAGTTTAGTAACACAAATAGGAACCAGTCCAGTGGATGTGGTAGAAATTGGCGCAGGAGTTAGAGCTACTGTAATAGGTTGTAACTTAGCTAATACAACACCATATGATACTGTAATAGCGGATGTTCAGGTTGTTGGAGAAGATACAACTACGAGTTATTATATCAAAGGACTTGCTATACCTCCTAATACATCTGTTAAGGTTATTACACAAGGTGAAAAGTTAATACTACCTCAAAATACTTTTTTAAGAGTTACAACAGATGTAGTAGATAGCATAGATGCCACAGTCAGTTATGTAGAGATTTCTTAAGGAGAATAAGATGACAAGTCCATATTATTTAGGTACAACGCCCATTGAAGGACTAGGCGATAGCCCACGTTATTGGTATGCTCTTAGAAGAAATCAAGATGGTGAATTATTTTTTGTTAGAAGCGATCAGATTTTAGATAAAGATGCTTACGAATTAAACATTCCAGGACCTCCTGAAGAAGATTATACGGATTTTGAAGCAGGTGTTGATTTTTTTGATGGCATTGATGCGAATCATGAAAAACCCAAAGCTAATATGTTCTATACTCAATATAAGTGGGACGACAGGTCGTTGTTTTTTTATGTAGATAATGAAGGTATGTTTATAGTTCGTATCAATAACGGATATTCGTACCCCACAGGCATTTCATCATAATTAGGAAATTAGAATGGCAGAGTTTAAAATAACACGATTTAGATATACCTGGAGAGAAGCCTGGAGCGGTAGCTCTGTCACGTATTATAAAGATGATGTTGTGTTTTATCAAGGTTCAGCATATGTCTGTATAAGACAACATACTTCCAGTGTGTTCAATGATGCACAATTATATACTGCTCCTGGAGATACATTTGCCAGCCCGGGCTGGGTTAAGATGGCAGATGGTCGAAAATGGAACGGAGCCTGGACTGCTGCCACAAGATACGATTCGGGTGCCATAGTTTATGTTGGCGGTAATTTATATCTTTGTATAGATTCTCATGTTTCTGGTACTAATTTCCTTGAAAATGTTTTAGATTGGGACATATTAGCAGTTGGTTATAATTTTAGAAATACATGGGCACCTTCTACTAGATATAGAGTGGGAGATGTAGTCAGATACAACGGTTATACATATCAATGTGTATTAGAACACGACTCGTCAACGATAGCTAACGGAATTTCTGTTGGTAATAATGATGCGCAAGACGACAGCACTCTAGAAACATGGACCCCAGTAGTAGCCAATTATACCTATATAGGTACATGGCAATCTAATACTAGATATAGATTCAATGATCTAGTAAGATACGGCGGGTCTATTTTAAAATGTACGATAGAACACACGTCTGCACTGGCAATAACTAGCAGCAACTTTACAACGTATTTGGCGGGATTTAATTATTCAGACGAGTGGGATGACGGTACTTACTACGCTGTAGGTGATGTCGTACGCAAGGGTGGAATATTGTATGTTGCCACAGCCAACAGTCAAAACAGTGAACCGGGTATAAGTGTAATCTTACAAGAAGGCAACCCAGACTGGACAGCGATAAGCAAAGCGGTAAATTGGACCGGCATTTATAATCCCACAGCATTAATAGCATACAATGAAGGTGATTTAGTTAGAAGAGGCGGATCTTTATGGGTATCGTTGACTGACCAAATCAATGACGATAGTACTCTAATGCCGTTTGATACATCAAATTGGCAACCAGTCATACCTGCTCAAAATTATAGAGGATCTTGGAATCCGTCCGCCACTTACAATTTATATGATATAGTTTATTGGAGAGGTGTAGCCTATAGTGCTAACACTCCACATGCTAGTTCGTTTGAAAATTTTCCAGGGGACAACGGTTCAGGATTTAATTATTGGGATATCGTAGTCATCGGAGATGAAGATGCTGCACTAAGTCAATTAGGCGATTTATTAACTTATAACTTACAAAGAAATATCATATATGCAGGCGGCCAACAATATGTATTAGGAGATACCAGTACATTAGGACCAACAAACCTTCAAGTGGGGAACGAAGATGAAGTTCTAATTGTAAATAATTCTTCAGGAGATCTCGGCTACGCAGTGTGGGGAGAACAATCTCGAGCGTTCTATGTCAGAGTAGATGGAGTAGACGATGACACGGATCCAAATAGAGGTACAAACTATTTTAAACCTTATAAGACCGTGAAATTTGCTCTCGAACAGGCAGATGATGGTTATTCTGGATATACTTCTGTAAAGGTAAGCACAGGTACATATGAAGAATTTCTTCCGTTGATAGTTCCAGTCAGGACTGCTGTGTTAGGCGATGAACTGCGGGGAGTAACAATTAAACCTAATCCTCCTATCGAGGCGCTAGCTCAAGATGCACAATATACTTTAGACACTTTGACTAGATTGGGATTAATTTTAGGTGATGTCATACAAGGATCTTTAATTACTCCTACTGTAGGTAATACTATTACACAGAATACATCAGTTACTTCTACATCCAGTATAGCGACAGATGCTGATCAAATATGGGCTGACATAATTACAGTTATTGATTATCTAGTGAACGACATTGGAAGTTATCCTACAGTCACAGGACACAATGTAGAAGCCGTTGACAGTGCAACTGTAAATGCAATTCACTGTTTGAATAATAATAGAAACTTTTTAAAAGAAGAAGCTATACAGTTCATGGTAGTCAATCATCCAAACTATAGCTTTGATACAGTAAAGTGTCGAAGAGACATTGATAGATATATTGATTCGTTGATTTATGATCTTAGATTTCCAGGCAATTATAAATCTGTATTAGCAGGTAGATATTACGCAAACGCTGTAACTGGTTCTGCACACGAAGATATGTTTTATGTTAGAGACACGACTGGCGTCAGAAATATGACTCTTCGAGGACTTACTGGAACATTACCTGCACTACAAGAAGGAGAATCTTACAGTATTCCAACTGGAGGAGCTTTCGTCAGTTTAGATCCGGGATGGGGACCTGATGATGAGAAAGTGTGGATCACTTCTAGATCGTGCTATGTGCAAAACGTTACTACTTTTGGCACAGCAGCGATAGGACAAAAAATTGATGGAGCATTGCATAATGGCGGAAATCGATCCATAGTCTCTAATGATTTTACACAAGTTGTTTCAGACGGTATCGGCGCTTGGGTAGCCAATGGCGGTAGGGCAGAATTAGTTTCTGTGTTTACTTATTATGCACACATTGGAATGTTTGCTCAAGATGGTGGAGTTATCCGTGCTACTAACGGCAATAGTTCATACGGAGATTTTGGAACTGTCGCGGACGGCATTGATCCAAATGAAGTAGTAAAATATGGATATTTGAACACTAGAACAGAACAGGCTCAAGTTGAATCGGCATTCGCAGGAGAAATTTTAGATTATATTTTAGCATTAGAATTTTCTAATGCCGGACAAAATTACACAACTGCATCTTATTCAATTGAAAGTTCAGGCACAGGCGCAGTGGCCGTACAGGAAGAAATCAGAGACAACGCCATGTTCGAAGTGCAGCTTTTAGATGCAGGAGCAGGATTTACCCAATACGGAAATCAGGCACAGATTGGCAACGAATTAACCATTACCTTAGCTACATCTGAAACTGTCGAAGAAGCTGAAATCTTAGGAATGAGAATCATCATAATCTCAGGTGAAGGTACAGGACAATACGGTTATGTACAGGCATACAGTGATCTTACAAAGGTATGTACAGTCTACCGTGAAAGCGATGGACAACCCGGATGGGATCATATATTACCAGGCACACCGGCTTCAGCTCTTTTGACCACAGGTTCTAGATATCGTATTGAACCAAGGATCACATTTAACGAACCTCCATACTCAGCGACCGAAGTAACATTGGGTTCATCTAATTCTTGGGCTGCTGCTGTGTACGGAGAGACCAGCGAAACATTTACTGCGGTTACCGGAACCTTAGGAACAGGACCAGTGATTGATGTCATTCCTGCAGCGGCTGAATTTACTGTGATTAAAACAGGAAGAAGCTATAGTGTTGTAATATCTAATGGCGGTGCAGGCTATGCTGCCGACGATACCATCATCATAGACGGTGGCGATGTTGGTGGAATTTCTGGAGAACATGATATATTAATAACAGTGTTAACTACTTCAGAAGACAGCACTAATTCGATTTTGACTTTTGAAATCGCAGACAATTCTTTAATCGCAGACAGCGGCAAATTTATATTAACACCGTCCTCAGGACATTTTGGTAGATATTCTTCCGATGGGGATACTTGGACTTCGTTTGATCTACCTGTTGACGGAAATTGGAAATGTTTAGCAGCAGGAAATAACAGATTCGTAGCTGTTAGTTCTGGTTCGAATAATGCTGCCAGCAGCACCAATGGTATAGATTGGACTGCGAGGACCATGCCGAATTCAAGAAACTGGAATGGGGTTGTTTATGGTAAGCCTTCTACCGCAGCCACAGGGATTTTCGTAGCGGTATCAGGAAACTTAAACTCAGCAGCATATTCTATCAACGGAACAACGTGGTTCGGAGCAACCATGCCAACTTTTGGAGATTCAACACTAAACGAATATGTAGATATAGCGTTTGGTTACGATAAATTTGTTGCGTTAGCCAATTCAGGTAATTTAGCCGCAGTAGGTACATGGAACGGAACATCTCTGACATGGCAAGGAACCATAATGGATGTGGTGGCAGATTCCTCATCTAAGGATTGGACCAGCATAGCATACGGTAATAGAAGATTTGTAGCAGTATCATCCACTGGCGATATAGGATATAGTTTTGATGGAATAGATTGGTATGCAGGCGGACAAATGCCCTCACAAGACGGATCAACCGCACATTTTTGGAAGCAGATCAGATACGGTCAAGGCGTATTTTTTGCCGTAGGCGATACTGGCATGCGAGTAGTCGGAGACGACGCCACTTCCGGTATCAATACTTTTGCCGCATCGTCATATGACGGAATTGTGTGGACATCGAGAACGTTGGTTTCAGAATTAGATTGGGGGGTTGTTGCATTCGGCAATCCAGATGTAACTATAGGAGATAGTACATTATCTAATAATCTACCTGTGTGGATAACTGCACCGACCACATCAAGCAATAAACTAAACTACATTCAAATAGGTGCTAGAGCACTGGGTAGAGCAGTGGTAGAAGGAACCGGTTTAAGTCTGATAAAAATATGGGAACCGGGCAGCAATTATACTTCAGATCCAACATTTACTGTTATAGATCCTAGTAAAACTGAAGAGCCAGTGTATAGAACAAGATTAGCTGACGGTGTGTTAGCGCAGCCTACATTCACTAGCAGAGGTACTGCTTATAAAACCAGTACAACGTATGTAACGGTGCAAGGAGATGGATTCGCAGATATAACACCTAATGGTAGATTTATCACAATCGATGGGCTGACATTGATGCCTGGCCCTGGAGCTCAATTTTATATAGGCGGAAGAGAAGACTATTTTAATGCTGTAATAGTAGGAATCAACGAAACAGTAGACGAAAATGGGGGTATCAGATCGACATTCCAAGTAAGTCCTAGACCAGATTTAGCAGACAATTTAGAACACGGAATGGAAATCGTTATTAGAGAATTATACAGCCAAGTTAGGATCACGGGTCATGATTTCTTAGACGTTGGTACTGGTAATTTTGAAGAAACAAATTATCCCGATTTATATATAGATTATGAATTTTCAACTCAACCTTTCCAAGAAGTTAATAACTTAAATGGTGGTCGTGTATTCTATACCTCGACAGATCAAGACGGTAATTTTAGAGCAGGCGAACAATTTGCTGTAGAACAAGCCACTGGAGTTATTACAATTAGTGCAGATTTTTTCGATCTAGAAGGATTGACAGAACTAAGATTAGCAGGTATTAATGTTGGATCAACTGCGATTATTAGAGAATTTTCTAAGGATCCATTATTCTTACAAAATTCAAATAATGTCATACCAACACAACGAGCCATTAGAGGCTATTTACAATCTAGATTGAATATCGGAGGCGAGGATTTATTAACTCCTAGTTTCATCGCAGGAACTGTTAGAGTAGGACCAAATCTCATAAACAGTACCGCAGCCTTAACTGTGCTTATACCGATAATGGCAAATTTTGAAGGCAACGGAGTAGGAATAAGTGGAAGTATGTTAGCACAGACTATGTTCTTTAGAAGTTTTGGACAGGACTAATAATTTTGGTAAATATTAATATTCGGAGTTTAAGATGGCAGAATTTAAATTAGGTAGAATTAGATTTGTATGGAAAGGTGCATGGGCTACCGCTACCACCTATTACAAAGACGATGTAATTAGATTTGGTGGCAAGGTTTATCTATGCGCCATAGGTCATACAGCGTCTGCTGATTTTAACACAGATCTTGATGTCAGTCCTAGCAAATGGAGTTTAATGAGCGACGGACAAAGATGGAGAGATGAATGGACTACCTCAACTACATATGAAGAAGGGGATCTTGTCAAGTATGGCGGCACTGTATACATCTGTATCGATGGCCATGTTTCTGCTGCCACAGCTAGCCTAGGACTTGAAAATAATTCTTCAGACTGGAACACGTATGTTGAAGGATTTGATTGGAAAAATGATTGGTCTATTTCAACTAGATACAAATTCAACGACATAGTTAGATACAGCGGTATCAATTATGTCTGTATAACTGGACATACTTCGGCCGGTACTGCTTCGGCAGGATTAGAAGTCGATAGTGCAAGTTGGCAAGTTTTTACTCAAGGTCAAGAATATAAAGGAACTTGGGGTGCGGCCTTAAGATACAAATTAAATGATATTGTTAAATATGGCGCTGGACTATGGATATGTACTACTCCCCATACATCAGCGGTATTTTCTACAGATATTTCAAATTGGACTCAATTTGTTGAAGGATTTGAGTTTGAAAATGATTGGAATTCTGGCACAGTATATCAGCCAGGCGATATCGTCAAATACGGCGGATATCAATATGTTGCTAAAACTGTACACAATAACAGTAATCCTATCACAGGCACAGCTAATTGGGATTTATTTTCTCAAGGGCTAAAATATCAATCTGATTGGTCAAACACCACATCATATAAAATCGGCGAAGTTGTAAAACTAAACGGATACATTTATCTTGCTACAGTAGACAGTCCAGCATATTCATTGACCGTAACTGCAGTTGACGGTATAACCGATAGATTCACTACCAGTGATACCACAGGTCTAGTAGCAGGAATGACAGTAAGATTTATCGGATCGACATTTGGCGGAGTGTTTACTGGCGGAAGATATTATATTAGACAGGTAGTAAACGGAACCCAATTTACTATTTCAACCACATCTGGCGGATCACTGTTTAATGCATCGGCAGGTGCAGGATCAATGACTGCTAATATCTCGGCAGAACCTCCAAACTCTAGCTATTGGAATACTTTGTCCACAGGAATATATTGGAGAGGAGAGTGGACCGATGATACAGAATACAATGTAGGCGATGCTGTTAGATATAATGCCAGTTCTTATATTTGTACATTATCCCATAGGTCCGAAGGCGATGATGGATCTACATTAGGCACAGCAGGAGGCGGCCAAGCCAATAGCAGACCTGACTTAGATACTGCAGGTACATATTGGAGTTTATTATCTAGCGGTAGTGAAACTGAAATATTAACCACAGTAGGCGATCTAGTTTATTACGGCGGAGCAGGACCTACCAGATTACCAGTAGGTACAGAAGGCCAGATTTTAAGAGTAGGCTCAGCCGGTGTTCCTGAATGGGTAACATGGGGTAAGACTGATAATGTTTACTACGTGTCTACGATTGGAGAAGATAGACCCTTCCCAGCCTGCGGTGCAACGTTGGACAAACCATGGGCATCGATACGCTATGCCTGCGAGCAAGTAGAAAAAGGACCAAGAAATCCTAATTCACAACACTTATTAGAACTTAATAGAGCTTTTTTACAAAAAGAAATTACTGCTTGGATCAGGTATCAAATTACCAATAGTATCGCTCCTTTCACTCCCGCTTTTGATTACGACGAATACAAATGCGAGCGAGATGTAGGATTCATAATCGATAGATTGATCTGGGATATAGGGCATGGCGGCAATTTGAAAATACGATCTGCAGCACTAAGTTTCGTAGGAGCATTCGGTGAAGACGGCGAATTCAGTAGCCCTGTGGAAAATGCAACTTATGTCACATTAGCAGCGGAAGCAGATGAAGGCATAGCAGCCTACGAATATCTAAAAACCATAGTAGCAGACGTATTAGCTAACGAAGAACCATCTATAGTTTATCAAACTTTGGCCTTAGATTCCTCTGCTGTGGTTAGTCAATATATTAATACAGACTATGTAGCCGAATCTGGAATTACTGATACCACGGATGCACTTATAGACATAGTTATTACAGCATTAACAGATCAAGATTCAAGCAATGTTCCTGCTAGGGTGGTTCCAAATAACTCTATTCTAGTAAGAACAGGTGTATATAGAGAAGTTTTACCTATAATTGTGCCGGCCGAAACCGCAGTAGTCGGCGACGAAGTCCGTTCAGTGAATGCTGGACCTGCCGGAAGTCTTATCAGCAAAGATGACGCAAAATACAGCATCGGCGTTTTAAGTAGATTAGAAACAGTAGTTGGACAGATAGTTTTAGGATCTAATGTAACTGAAAGTACAGGCAATACAGAAATACAAGACATTCAATTCCCATATGCCAGCACTGTAGAGGAAACAGATGTTAAGAAACTAGTAAGATCTATGCAGCATCAAATAGATTTCAAAGTCGGAACTACTTATATGGAAAGTTCTGCTGATCCTACTGGTTATAATACCGCCTTTTTAGTAGGCTATGGAGATGCTAGAAAATTAATTAGAGAAAATAAAGAGTTTGTCAAAGACGAAATCACAGCTTGGATAGCAGTAAATTATCCTACTGTAAAATACAGTAAGACTAAATGCCGCAGAGATATAGGTTATATTATAGATGCATTGTGCTATGACTTGACTTATACAGGAAAATGGGCTACATTAATATCTGGATTATCGTATTTTGATGGCAATGGCAGCACTAGTTTGATGATAGATGAATCCGAAGTACCTGCTACTGCTGGAGCTTACAGCAGATTAAAATCTATTTTACAAGATATCGTACAAAACATAACAGTTACAAAATCTACAGGAAATACTGCTACACAATGGACAGATTCTGTGAATCTAGGCGGCGGTGCAATAACGACCACAGACATCGGCTCTGCGATCGATCAAATAATTAACATAGTTCAAGGCGATTCTACTGCTGGAAATACACCGCAGATAAATGTTACTATCATCGCTACGCTTAACACTTTTACTTCCGGTAGTCATGGAATGGCAGTAGGAGATGCAGTTATTCCTCGAATTACTGCCAACGGTCTGACAGCCGGTATTAAGTATTGGGTAGCAGCTACCACTCTTAATACATTCCAACTGGCAGCTACATACGGCGGAGCAGTACTGTCAACATTTACTAATGGTACTTCTTTAGATATCGATTTGGAGGTGATAGATTATCCTACTGCTCAAAATGGTAATACTTCCACCACAGCATTGATTTCAGCAGCACAGACGCTAGATGCCGCACAGGAAACAATCGTAACAAATACGACCGCTTACATAACAGCCAACTATCCAACATTGACATATAACACTACAAAGTGTGAAAGAGATGTTAGATTGATTCTTGAAGCTGTGATGTATGATTTTATGTTTAATAGCAATTTCCAAACAAGGTTAAGTGCTTATTCTTATCTAAGAGCAAGTGCTGTTGATGTATTTGATTTGGGACAAAAAGATGCTACAAGAGCAGCTTTCCAATATGTCAAGACACAGGCCCAAGCCAATGTCGGCGGAGATGCTACCGCTCAGACTAGGATCGGTACATTGATGGATATGTTAGATGATATTTTCTATGCTGCTACAAACGAAGGATCTATATGCCAAACTGAAATTAGATCAGCAGACTGGGCTAGATTACAATTAGAAAGAAACAGAGATTATATTGTCAATGAAATGACTGCATACGGGGAAGCAACTTACACAACCAGTGTTTCTACAGCCACAGCTGCCACAGATCTGTTTACCTGTGCAGACACCAGTTGGATGATTAGAAATGCCCCTGTAAGATTCAGCGGTACAGTGTTTGGTGGCATTTCGGCAAGCACAACATATTATGTTCAAAATGTTGTTAGCTCTACAACATTCAAAGTATCTACCACTAGAGATTCTAATACAGCATTTAATATTGCATCAAACTCTTCAGGCACCATGATTGTGTCGCTGTATTACAGTGTGCTAGAATGCGAACGAGATATAAATCGTTATCTAGATGCATTGAAATATGATTTACAATATCCGGGCAATTACAAATCTAGATTAGCCGCTAGAATTTATTCTAATGCAGTAACAGGCAGTTTAGAAGAAGACATGTACTATGTAAGAAACGGTACTGGTATTCGTAATCAGACCCTAGACGGATTAACTGGAGACTTGTTAGCACCTAATGAATATGGTACTTCTAGAGTATCTGCCGGCGCATATGTTTCTCTAGATCCAGGATGGGGACCTGATGATTTCCGCACATGGATTGTAGCTAGATCACCATATGTACAAAACGTTACTACTTTCGGATATGCAGCTATCGGTCAAAAAATTGACGGTGCATTACACAATGGAGGCAATGATTCAATAGTTTCCAATGATTTTACACAGGTAATATCCGATGGTATTGGTGCATGGATAACCAATAATGGTAGAGCAGAACTAGTTTCTGTGTTTACTTACTATTCACACATTGGCTACTTAGCGGAAAATGGCGGAAGGATCAGAGGAACAAACGGAAATAACTCTTACGGAGATTACGGTTCCGTGGCAGAAGGATTTGACTCAACAGAAACTCCTATCGTATGTTCCGTAGATAACGAAGCATTTGATGCCAGTGTAGGAGTTCTAACCACAGATGGTATTGATGCAATCTGGCAATTTGAATACGATAATACAGGTTCAGACTACACAGAAGTACTGTGGACTGTTTCGGGTGGCGGAAGCGGGGCATCTGTCGAACAAGATGATTTTAGAGATGGAGCAGTATATCAAGTTCGCTTATTAGATAATGTAGATGACAGTGCAGCAGCTCCTGAAGTAGATGGAAACTTTGGCGGATCTGGTTATATTTCAAATGCCAATACTGCCCAAAGTGGTACTACAACGCAGATCACCTTAGCAGCAGTTGATGATGAGATCACCGGTGCCTATGTAGGCATGAAAGTTATAATTACTGCAGGTCAAGGTGCAGGACAGGTTGGTATTATCAGTGCATATACAGCTGGAACTAAAATAGCTACTGTGACAAAAGAAAGCACAGGAGGCGCAGGATGGGATCATCTTGTTCCAGGAACAGCTATCGTAGCTCCGGATGCTTCTTCAACATATGTAGTTGAACCAAGGATAGCATTTACTAGCCCAACATACAGCTCAACTGGTAGAACGTTGGCCACAGCTTTAACTTATAGCGATGCTGCATATGCTAAAGTATTTGCTGTTTACACACCAATTTCAGGAACAACATCGGGCGGTGGTTCAGGAGCTACGTTTACCATTGCAAGAAAAGGTACCAAGTATACAGCTGTAAGAATAGTTGCCACAGGTATCAATTATGATAGGCTAGATACGATAACATTAGCAGGAACTAGCCTAGGAGGTACAAGCACAACCAATGATATCACCATAACAATAACCTCGGTTAATTCTACAACAGGCGCTATTCTAGCATTTGAATTTGACGGTACTGCACAAGGTGGAAAATTCGTAGCAGTATCCAGTGGATCAAGAACTACCAACACTTCCACTGACGGAACTTCGTGGAGCCAGAATTTATTATCGTTACCTAGCACTTCAAATTGGGTGGCGTTAGCTTCCGGCAAACTCACAGTTATAGAATCTGCAGGTGCATTTGTGTCAGGTAGAGGTTATATCATTACTTCTTTGGGCAACACAGTGTTTACCAGCATCGGAGCAGCAGCTAATTTAGTGGGACTGTACTTTGTAGCAAGTGGTGTTGGAAGCGGATCAGGAACCGCAACACCAGTGGCCAGTCATGTAGTTGCTGTATCTAGCAGCACCACAGTCAATGCTTATTCTACCGACGGCGGTGTAAATTGGACTGCAGGAGGTGCATTGCCTGGTGGTATTTCTGGTACTACAGTCGATGTGGCCTACGGAACCTATAGCAGCAACGGTCGTTGGGTTGCTATAGGCTCGGGTGGAGCCACAGCAATTTCTACCAACGGCGGAGTTACATGGATCGCTGGCGGCAATCTGCCAGCTGGCACCTGGGCAGCGGTAGCCTATGGTCAGGGAAGATGGGTGGCTATAACCACAGGCGGCACAGCAACAGCATACAGTAATAATGGTGGTACATCATGGACTGCGGGGGGTTCTTTACCTGCATCATCAACATGGACCAGTATAGCTTACGGTCGTAATAAATTTGTAGCAGTCAGTTCCGACGGTACGGTCAGTCCAGCTTATTCTGTAGATAGAGGCACTACATGGAGTAATACCGGAATAACTGGATGGCTAAATCAAACCGTAGAAAATATAAGATACGGTCAGGGTGTGTTCGTAGCTGCCAATTCTACCAGCAACGATATGGCTAGCTCAGAAGACGGTATAGTATGGACTACTAGGGCCATTACAAGAGCGTCAGGCACAGGTGCTTTAGTAGCAGTTAATGGCAATCCTAATCAAGGATCGATCTGGGCCATTATACCAAGTGCCTCTACAACAGCAGCATCTAGCGCATTGTTAGGAGCCACCGCTCAAGCTAGAGCTTACGTAGCAGATAATAAGATATTCGCTGTAAGGATCACGGATCCTGGTTCGGGATATAGCTCTGCGCCTACGATGACTATCACAGATCCAAACAACTTATACGAAGCCCCATTTACAGTTAGAACTGGCAACGGAGCTTGTGCTAATGCCAGCTTTATCAATAGAGGCACGGGATTTGATTCTGGCATAGCTGAGCTAGATACAGGAGATGGATACGCTGACAACTTCCAAAGTGGTCAGTTTGTGGCTGTAAGACGCTTGACGGGTGTACCTTCCCCAGGAGCCAACGTGGTCTTTGCCTCACAACCGGATACTGTATATAAACTTGTACAAGTATTGTCTCAGTCCGGTGAATACGATGGAGCTAGAGGAGCATTTTTCCAAATATCTCCTGACATGAGTATATTCAATGCTCCTGCAAATGCCACAGCCGTAACAACTAGGATTAGATACAGCCAGGTACGTTTAACAGGACACGATTTCTTAGATATTGGCACAGGCAATTTTGCCGAAACTAATTATCCCGGAACCCCAACGCAGCCTGCTATACAGGCCAATGAGACTGTTGACAACAACGGTGGAAGAGTATTCTATACTTCCACTGACCAAGATGGTAATTTCCGAGTTGGAGAATTGTTCACTATCGAACAAAGCACTGGTATCGCTACATTGAATGCAGATGCATTTAACATCGCAGGATTATCAGAACTGACACTAGGTAATATTACCCTAGGAGGAAATTCTGCAACAGTTACTGAATTCTCCACAGATCCATTCTTGACAGCTAATTCAGATAATGTAGTTCCGACACAAAGAGCTATTAGATCTTATATTGCTGCACAGATTGGTGGAGGCGGTGCTAGTTTGAACGTAAATAGTATTGTTGCAGGATTCATTGAAATAGCAGGAACACAAATTACCACAACTACAGGTGGTACGATCCAAATGAAGGCTAACTTTAACTTCCAGGCCGGAGTAAGAGGTTATCCTGTAGCTTGGAATTACTTCTTAAATAATTAAACGGAGAACTTAAATGGCAACAGGAAGATTAGGAACAGCCAATATCACTACTACAGCAAATACCACGATTTATCAAGTACCAATCAGCACATTTGCTGTGGTAAGTGTAAATATCGTAAATAGATCTAGTGCTTCATCATGTTCAATCAGAATAGCTATATCAACCACAGCCTCCCCGGGCGTAGATGAATATATCGAATACGATTCATCATTAGTAGCAAATGGCACATTAGAGAGAACTGGATTAGTGATGGATGCCAGTAAATATTTGGTAGTGCAGACACCAACAGCCACACCTACATTGAGTGTAGTGGCCTATGGTATTGAAACATCAACAGCTTGAGGTAAATAGAGTATGGGCAGAAGAACGAGCGGTGGCGAGATTGGTCTGGAAAAAATCGGTAATGTATCGGCTAATCAAGCCACATTAACCACCACCCAAGCAAACTCAGACCTTATTTTAGATCCCAATGGCACTGGGAATGTGCAGATCAACGGCAGCTTAACACTAAACACAGGCGATCTAACCATAGTCAATCAGGGAGATCTGCGGCTAAGAGAAACCACAGCCAATGGCAGCAATTATATCGCTATGCAAGCAGCAGCGGCAATGGCAGCTAATTACACCATTACATGGCCAGGCGCAGTGGCAGGAACAAATGGATTTGTTTTATCCTCAGACACCAGCGGCAACCTAAGCTGGTCAGCAGCAGGCGGAACTATTCCAGTTACTGATCCGGGTGCTGTGGCAACTGTGCATTATCCGTTATTTGCTACCAATGCCGGTGTTATTCCAACAACATTAACTCCTAATGCTAGATCAAATTTATCTTTTGTTCCTAGCACTGGAGATTTAGTTGTTACACTAATTACAGCAGCGACCAGTAGAGGTAGTAATGCGAGCGGAGGTACTTTAACATTGAGAGGTACCGGCAATGCTACCAAGGCCACAGCCAGCATATTAATGGATGAAAACGTTGCATCCACAACCGCTGCCACCGGAACATTAGTAGTCACGGGCGGCGTAGGTATTAGCGGTGATCTTAACGTAGGCGGTACAGGATCATTTACCGGTACAGTTTCAGTGGCAACCCCATCAGCCAACGGACATGCAACAACTAAACAATATGTGGATTCACAAGTTGGCGGTACTTGGACTACAATATCAAGTTCAACAACTGCTACTAATCTTACAAATTATTTTGTAAACACGGCAGCAGGTGCTATAACTCTAACATTACCTGCTTCCCCAAGTGCTAACAATAAAGTAGCTGTGGCAGATCTAGCAGGAACATTTGATGTTAATAATTTAACTTTAGGTAGAAATTCGGAATTAATCATGGGACGTGCAGAAGATCTGATCATTAACACAAGAAATGCCAGCTTGACACTGGTGTATTCGGGCGCTACCTACGGATGGAAACTAGTATAATAGGATAAAAATAAAATGGCATTAAGTTCAGAATTTGTATCGTCAGGAGTTCCCGGAAATCCGTGGAAGCAACCTTGTTTTGCCATATGGTCTAACAACGGAAGTTATGGCGGAGTAAACTTCGTCGACCATAATATGCAGACATTGTCAAGAGAACAATATGACAATGGATCTTACGGTGCCCAGGCCATGCGCAGCAACGGAGCTCCTGAGATGTTTGACAACTGGGCCGGCTCAAGCTATACACTTAGCCAAGCTCCGGCTCAATCTAACAGCGAGTACACCTGTTCACAATACCAGGGATATCTAGGACATATTGTATTCGCAGCTAATCACTATGACAAAGGCAATTGCGGAATTGAAATGATGGGCAGTACTGGATATAACAGTTATAGATCGATCGCTCTGCGCAATAACTGTGTCATAGTCAATGACATAGATCAAGATTATGCTATATGGGTCAGCGATACACAACTTAAGACAGGCCCGCGTAGCCTGGATTGGTATGCATATCATTGGCATAGCAACTCAGGTCAATACATCACCGTATCAACTAAAAACGCAGGATATGCTAACACCAGATACGGTACAGGCAGCTACAATGCTAAAACCAATAAATTATGCATCATGGAATCCAACGGCAGTTATGCTATGAAACCTGTGATATATTCTAATGTGCCTAGCCTACGCTGGTATTCAAAGAACATGTACAGGGGGGATGCAGAATCTTTTTCAGCTCAAACAGCCGGCCAAAACGGAGCATTGTATACACATTTCAACACAGCAGCAAACTATACTACCAGTTATGGATTCGCCACAGGAAAACCTCGTAATGCAAATATCGAAGATAACTATAGATGCGTCACAGTGATGTGCGACAATGACAGAGTAGTTATGATGCAGATGATACCCAACGGCAATCCAGGAGCTTGGATTACCAGATGGTCAGCTGCGGGCACTTCAGAAGGAAGTCTGAGAAATTGGAGCGGAACCACCAGCTACGGTCTTGATCAAGGTTCTAGATATGGCATTAGATATTGCGTGTCGTCCGACGGACAATTTGTTCTAGCATGGTGCCCGTATTATTATTACGGCAGCGGACCTCATACAGCATTGATCAGGGTATCTGATGGAAAAATCGTCTGGGATCAAACCAACGATACAACTTATTCATACTGGTTTTTTCCTCGAGGAAAAAGCGATTTTGTCTGCACATCAAATGTCAATGCAGACGGTGGATCGGGAATGTATTATCAAATCATAAATACCCATCAACTCATGGACGGAACCGCTGATGCACAGCAGGTTAATATGACTAGAAGTTTTATCACACAGTTGCTGTCGTCGAACTACAACTCTACCGATTATCCTTACTGTATCCCGCTGCAATATGATACTAGAGCTTTCAATACCGATTATTAATTAGGAAAAAACATGCCGCAACTATTAGGAAACATACTCAGCACTTATCAACCAAGTAATCCGTATAGGCAACCGTGTTTTGCCATATGGTCAAATGACGGATCGTTTGGCGGATTTTCTACCTTCGATCACAATTATAATTGCATAGGCAGGATGATCTATAATAACAGTTCATATGGTGCCAGTAGAATGAGAAGTACCGGAGCGCCGGAACTATTTGACACTTACGCTAGTACTCAATTCGCTAGAACTAACTTCGTAGCTAGTTCGAACAGTGATATGCCCAAAGGCACAGCATCTTGCGGATATTTAGGAAATATCGTCATCCCGATGGGCGATGGATTCTCGGGGGATTTAACCGGACAAACAGGATATGATACATATAGGGCTGTGGCGTTCCGAGATTGTGCCACCATAGTCAACGAAGTAGATCAAAGATATGCTATATGGTGGGAAGACGCTACGATGATACTCGGACCTCGTAGCGCCAATTGGTATGCTTATAATCGACAGATATTAAATTCAAATAGAACTAGTGTTAGCAATAAACAATCCGGTTATGGTGGCACCAAATTCGGTATGGCCAGCTATAACGCCAAGACCAATCAATTGGCGGTGGTTGAAGCCAACGGTAGCTATGGATTTAGACCGACTGTATATAATAACGTTCCGCGACTAGCACAATATTATGACAACATATATTTTGGGTTAGCAGATCAAGCAGCCGCTAGAGCAGCTACCACCGAAGGAACACTGTACACACATTTCAATACACCAGCAAATTATACTCTCGGTTATGCAGCAGCAACTGGTAAACCTACCAATCAAACTACTGAAGATAATCGACGGGGTATCATAGTTATGTGCGACGACGGAAAAATCGTCATGTTCCAGATGATTCCACAATGGGGATTTTGGACTCATAGATGGAACGCCAACGGAACAGCTGCAGGCAACATAATTTCTGTGTCGTGGACCACCAGCTACGGTGTTGATCAAGGTAATAGATTTGGTGCTAGATGGTGCGTGTCATCAGACGGTAGGTATGTCATGGCATGGTGTGCTAGTTATTATTATAATAGCGGATATTGGGCGGTATTGATCAGGGTATCCGACGGCAAGACCTTGTACGATTATAATCAGGACAGCACATATGGTTATCAATTCTGTCCAATAGGGCCTAGTAATTTCCACTGTATGCGCGATGTGAATTCGGACGGCGGTTCAGGATGTTATGCTCAGCATATAGATGCAGACCACATGATGAACACCTTTGCAGATCTAGCCAGAGTAAATTTTGGAAGATCTAATCTTACACAATTAAGAGGTGGTAATTTCTGGAGTACAGATTATCCGGCTCTCATACCGTTGATTTATGATACTAAAATGTTCGCACAAATTTGAGGAAAGTAATAATGAAATATTTAGAATTTAATTTAGACAACACATGCATAGGAGTATTCGATAGCCCAGCAGCAGGTAGATATGAATTTGATTATGACCCTGCGAAATATTTTTTACCTACTTTACAACTTAAAGATGGTAAAGTAGTTCATACTTTACCTGGGCTATCATATAAAGATCAAGAAACTACCTTTAATAAAGCCAAGGAAGCTGCTGACTTTGAACAAAACAAAATAAATATCATACCTACTATCAAATCACATGCAGCAGAAAAAATAAGATTAATCTCTTGGAAATTAGAACGAGCGAAAGAACAAGATGAATTAGCAGGTACGACAGATAAAACGCTCAAAGCTTTGGCAGAAAGACAAGCGATTAGAGATGCCAGCAATGCGCACGAAGCTAAGTTAATGGCTTTGAAAACTATTAAAGAGTTGGAGGATTTTGATCCTCAGGATTTCTAAGAGTGTTTTCAAAATTAAAATTTATCACCAATCTTTGTCTTTTATCGGTCTGAGATTCCACAGCGTGATATTGTCTGCCATCGAAGATCACGTACTTATTTTCTTCACAAGATACTCGCTTCAGCTCAGTTAGCTCTTCAGGACTGTCTATATACAAATCTCCACCCTGATATAATTTGTCATAAAAGATCGTGTTTCCATTAGTGTTAGAAAGATAAAATAATGCGGTCAAATGAGGAACATCCATATCTACATGAGCTTCGTGCCAAACGTGATGGGGAGTTTTTGTTATAAACCCTAATTTTATCCTAAAAATACCTCCGAGCCTGATTCCCGCATCACTGCATATTTTTTCTAAAAGCTCTACTGCTCGGTCTCCGGAAGGGTGCAACGTTTTTCCATTGAGCAACAAGTTCATACCAAAACTGAATTTCCAACTTGATTCATCATTGCAGGTTCTTAATACCGCAGTGGTTGGAAGATACATCCAGGGAATTTGTACTCCACCATGCAGATTTTTCCACGGCTGAAATTCTTCTTCAGATAAAAAATTTGTTTTTCCGTAAAATATCATACAAACTCCATGGTATCCTTGGACAACCTAATTACATTATCTAATAAAAAATCTGCCACACTTTTTTTACCTACACCGACATCCATGGCTATGGTGATCCTAGAATCGATACCGTTATGCGGAGAAGTACCGTGGATCAAATAACTAGGGAAAAACATCCCCTCACCTATGAAATTAGTCATACTCAGGGATCCATTTTGAAACGGCAGTTCGTAATATGTAAAACTTTCTTCGCAATTAACTGTATAATGGCAACTTATAAATCCTTCTTTGGACGGAGAATGAAAATGTGCTGATATTTGCTGTCCTGGATATAGAACATTGTACCAACAATTAATATAAAGGTCATCCGTTAAAACTATCTTGCATTCATTTACAAATTTTTTAATCTCTATGGCTACTTTGGATCTTAATTCGGATATTAACTCGTTGTCGTATTTTAATAAATTATAATAAGGATATCTAGCCGTGGTAGTATTAGGCCCCAATCCTGTGCCTCCATCATCTTTCCATGGCGGATATTTGGTTAAAATATTTGCGCTTTCCTTTAAAAGAAATTCTTTCAATTCAGAATTGTATTTAGGATCATGATTTTGAAAATGCCAGAAATCAAAACTCCATTCGGGACCTATCGGATTGTTCTGTTGCGACTTATCTAACGAACTAATAGTAATAAGTTGCCCACGCTCTACTGATTCAAATGCTTTATTCATTGATTATCCTTGAAAATCTTATCTGTCTTTTCTCTACGAGATTTTATATTTGTTGTAAAACTAGAATGAAGCATTATATCATAGATTTTGTTGTTTTCTTTTTCTTTTTCTGTAGCATCTCTAATTTGAAATTCTAATTCACTGTTTCTTTTCATAGGAATGTATTGTACCAACGGCTGACCTGCTTTAACAATATGCCATTTATCATCATTGGCCAACCACCAAAATGATGGATTTATGGGGCCAGAGTCTCTAGGATCTAATATTCCGCCGACTGTGATAAATCTGTTTTCTCCTGAAAAAAACACAGGAAGTTCTAAAAAAACTGTATCAGCTGGTGCCTTTATTCTCCATGCAGTACTGATCTTTAATATATTTGTATTAGCCCCTACCGGAGGAGGCATAAACGCTGACAATGTATCGGGAGTATGGATATCTAAATATCTTCCTAATCCTGTAGACCCTGCAAATAATCTAGACTGATCAAGAGTCATATCTAGCATCATCTGACTGTTTGCATTTTCAGAACGAACTGCAAAATCAAAATAGTTGTAAAGAATATATCCTGTACGCATATAGTCAATGATTCCAGGACATTTCAACACTGTTGTTATTTTTTTATTAGGTATAGCTTGTTTTTTTTGTCTATAGTTAATAGCAGCGGCCTTAGTCCACGATGGTTTTAAATCTGCCGCCTTGCCTATAGGGTAAAGATCCTTTAATCCCGGCATTAGACTATAGAATTCTATCTTAGGTCGTTTAAAAAAGTTAAACATTCTTAACACTTTTTAATTTTGATTCTAATTTACGACGTAAATTAACTATGCTGTCTTTGAATTCTGTGCCCATAGATTTCATTTGTTTAGAATAGATCATGTCTAAAAACATGCTGTCCATTTTTTTAACCTCAAAAATTAAATCCGTCAATAGTTTTTTAGCCTCTAGTTTATCTTTTTCGTCTGATAATCTATCTATCGCTGCTTCATATCTTTTAATATCTTCTTGAAATCTTTGATTTCCCTGTATCATCATTTTTCTAACTCCATTATCGTTTCAATTTTTGTTCTTATGATTTGATTATTTAAGGTAGTTTTTAGACCGGCATGTAGTTGATTTGGCAAGCAATCTAATGTAGCCCAACAAACTGTAGACACTGTTTCGGTTAAAAATTCGCTGTCCACTAGGCAAACATATGTGCCATATTCAAATCCTTTGTCTTCACTGAGATATAGTTCTATCGGGATTATTTTTCCTTGACTATAATTGTCCAATAATTGTTTTACATCATCTAATAAAGGACCAGATCTAGGAAATGTAGGAACTGTCCACCTAAAATTTTCTAGGATTAGTAATATTCTATTGGTTGTTTTGGCTAGAAATAGCAGTCCGGCACGCTGTTGCATGCCTTTACTTATCTTCAGTCTACCCTGAAGTTCCAGTCTCCTGGACCATATTCACCTTCAAATGCTTTGAGCCACTGAGAACCGTCCCAGCGATACTTTATTCCGGTGCGAATATTTTGGATATAGGTAGGTGAAAATATTTCTCCTGCTAGCTCAGCTGCTTCTATGGTATTCTCTTCAGGAAACCAAATTGTAGACCAACTACTACCAGTCCATTCGATGATAGAATTGGCTTTAATACTAGGATCAGTGCCATCTTGATTGGACCATGAACTGTCTTCGTTGCTGGGTTCGCGCCATGCTTGTGGACCTCGGTAAGGTACGTTGGTGCTGTCGGCAGGGTTTGATGGATATTGAATATATCCGCCTCGATTTGCACTGTTGTTAACATCATCTAACATAAGGAATCTTAAACCGACAGGAATGGCAGCAAAACTACCATATGTTGTGATAGGATTATACTTATATGGGTCTATGATAGCATCTACAGTGCCTCTAGTTTCTCCTCCGACCATATTGCTAGCGATATCTGTATTTCCTGGATATGTATCAGGATCTAAAGTTATAGTCAGTATCGCAGGATTCAAAGGATTTATGACATATGTGCCTAATATTTCTGAACCATCTGGTTTTATAAACCATATTTGACTGCCTGGAATATATCCCCCTTGTACTTCTAAGATAGCGTTCCAGTCTATAGGTTCTCCATTTGTAAACTCTTTCTCATCTAATCCCAAAGACAGTACCGCATGTGAATGATTAACTAATGTTAGATCATATTGATTATCGTTAAGCACACCTGTGTTAGATTTGAATAATAACACTCTATAACTATTGGTAGTGGTTTTCCAAGTGCCAGATTGTCGATTATAAACTAGTTCTTCTAGATTTATCACATCTCCAGATTCGTTAAAAACATTAGAAATAACACTTTGTACTATACCTAATTTTTTAACCTTGGCAGGAGGAGTGAGATAAATCGGTAATTCAAACTGTAAGGTGCAGATATCAATCTCAGATTCAGCACCTGCAGGAATAGTTCTTGAACTGAATGTTGTAGAATTCAAGTATAATGCACTTAGACTAGTCCAGTCGATATAATTATCAGTGGTCTGTAATTCTAAACTAGGATTAAACAACACTAATATTTGTTCAAGAAGTTGAAGTTTTTGATCTGTGTTAGAAGTCCAGATGTCTGCTTTCATCATCAGCTTGAACGGTGTTGGCATTAATCTTTCTACAGTGTAGTTTCCTCCTTGGGTATTCTGATAATCTCGAGTACCGTTTGCATCGGTGTATCTACGTTCTCTAATATGTATTTTGCTAACAAAACTAGCATCAGACAACCGAGTAGTATCCATTTCTAAACTGCTGATATAACAAGATATCTTAGGCACCGTCAGCATTTTGTTTTCACTGTTCTCTTTGATAATCGCAGCTACCTGTCTAGTCATATCACCATAGGTAACTGGTACCGTAGATTCTGATCCATCACCGGCTTTCCATTTAAAACCTATGAAAACTCGCATGAACTGAGTTACATATCTTCTTATCTGACCGTCGTAAAAATAATCCATTATTCGTCTGCCTGAGGTCTAAGAGCTTTGCTCAAACTTTGTTTTTCTTTAGTCACATGACCATCGATCGTGGCTACTTTGCTATTGTTTATAAATGTAGCTTTTTGTGTCTGCCTTATATCTTTGCCTGCGAATGTATCCCCTGTACCAACATCACTAGAGCCAAGATTGCTCATGGTCATACGTACATTATCTTCAAATTTTATCCATCTATTACCATTATACCTAAACAGTCTGTGAGGAAGATAATCTTTCCTAAGACAAAACTGACCAATTGTAGGATTAATAGGAAACGCTATGCCTGCGGTAAATGGAGCTCCGTTGGGAGGAACTCCGTCAGCAGTTAGATAACCAGTATAACCGTCCCCATCGGCAGGCATGAATGTCGAGCTAGCTGTTTGACCTACGTATATAGGATCACCGTTCGTGTCATATAACAGATTGCCATCTTCATCTGTGGCTTGTGTTCCGGCATCAACTGTGTTTTCTGTATTGTCTGCTGTAGCTAATTCAGCAGTGCCGTCATCAAATCTTTGTAGGGTGTAGTATTTTGAAGTATCATATCCGCTACGTGGTGCATCTTCTTCAGCTTGATTCAGTACCGCTTGGGTAATCTGCATTTCCTTATTATAGGTGCTGATTATATCTCTGAGACTGTCTGCTAATTGATAATAAGTAGCATTTGGAGGAGCGATCCCTGTAACTTCGGATATCACTTCATATTTTTTACCGTCAGGTCCTGTGATTATATCTTCAGGATAGTATGTGATAGCAGGATTGTATATTCCTTTATCAGATTCTTTATTGGCGATTTCATCTAGTATCTGTTTAAATTCCTGGCTGTCAACTAAAGGTTTGCATTTTGCTCTATATAAATGAGGATACCAAGTTAAGGAAAATCCTTCGGCTGCTCTGCTGACTTCTTCTATTACATAATATCGCTTTAAAGCATACTTAAAATCGTTATAAGCATATTCGTCTTTGAGATGAGGCAGCTCGATTACATCACCCGCCATAATTTTTCTGCCGATTTTTTCCACTGTATCATTGATATGGAAAGTGATAAAAATCGTGTCGTTTTGTAAAAACAATCCGAACTGACTCAAATTAAAATCTGTGTCAATTAAATTATAATGTCCTCTTAATATGTAAATGTCTGGATCGTACTTTCTGTCTCTATTTTCTAAAAACAGTAGATCTTGTATGTTAAAAGGATTATCTACAGAATACTCCGGAGTACTGGGCGTGTTGCCCTGGATCGAAATATCGGGCCCGAGATATTTGTGAACAAATACGTCAGTGCCGCCTATCTGAAACATCTCCCAGATATTTTTATCAATAAATTTGTAGTCGTTGCCCTTTTCTGGGCGATATAAACTTAAACGAGGCATTCTTGAGATTCCTGTTGTTTTTTCAATAATGCACGGTCTTTCATCTTAATGCTCCATTGTTCTCTGGCTTCGGGCGTCCATCGTTTAGAAGCACCGGCCTTCATACTAGCCTTGTGTTTTTCGGACTTAGTTTTATCTTTTAAACTTTTACTTAAATTTTCTTTGTACTCGTCCGACCTAATTCTGCCAGTCGCGGCAATTTTCATTTTTTCTCTCGATTCCGCAGAATGCGTTTTATTGTACATCGGATTATTCTCGCCGCTCCATAATTGGCTTTTTATAGCAGCACCGGCTTTTTTGATTATTTCAAATTTTTTAGAACTAATTCGATATCGTTGCTGTGACGAGTTTTCACGGTACAACATACAACTAAACGCATTCCACATTTGATATTTGTGCTTAGTATTTGATACCATTTTAGTAAGCAAATGATGACATATAAAATGTTCTTTAGCGGTAAGATTAACTAAATTTTCTTTATTATTTTTGCCTCCTAAACTTTTAGGCAAAATATGATGTTTTTCAAAATATATTAAATCTGCCGTCCGTGCTTGGGCGGAGGATATTATATTAAAATACCACTTAGAATATTTGTTATGCAAGAATACTGTCATAGTTATATATTTACCGCAATAGATGAACGACGACTACTAACGATAAATAACAATATGAGCTCAAATGATCAAGCAAAACAAGCGGTCTACGACTACTGCAAAGCCATGCTAGGCGATGGTATGGTAGATGTAGAATTAGACCCTATCCATTATGAAACTGCTCTAAATCGCAGTCTAGCAGTTTTTCGCCAAAGATCGGATAATGCTGTAGAAGAAAGTTATGCCTTTTTAACAATGATTGAAAGTACAAACGAGTATATTTTACCAAAAGAAATTCAGCAGGTGCGACAGATTTTTAGACGCTCAGTGGGATCACGTACAGGCAACGGTACAGGTGGTACAGTTTTTGAACCGTTCAATCTAGCTTATACCAACACTTATCTATTGTCATCAACCAATATGGGCGGATTATTAACCTATGAATTGTTCGCGCAGTATCAAGAATTAGTAGGTAAGATGTTTGGATCGTTTATAAACTTTACGTGGCATCCTCAAACGCATAAACTGACTATACATCAGCGACCCAGGGGTGAGGAATCTGTAATGCTACAAGTATATAATAGCAAACCTGATTTTAGTATTATTGACGATGTGTACTCTGGGCAATGGATCAAAGATTATTCACTGGCCAACTGCAAAATGATGTTAGGTCAAGCCCGTAGCAAATTTGCACAAATAGCCGGTCCACAGGGCGGCGGCCAACTTAACGGCACGGCATTAATATCGGAAGCGCAGGCTGAAATGGAAAAACTTACTGACGATCTAATGAAATTAGTTCCGGGAGGTTCGGGCTATACATGGATTATCGGTTGACCTTGTAATCCTATAATGTTATAATGTTCTTAAATTGGAGGACATTATGATCATAGGTATTTGCGGATTTATTGGCAGCGGCAAGGATACCGTCACTGACTATCTAGTTAACTTTCACGAATTTAGACGCGAGTCATTTGCCAGCACTCTCAAAGATGCTGTAAGCGCGGTGTTTGGATGGGACCGGACACTGTTAGAAGGGCGTACAAAGGAAGCCCGAGAGTGGCGAGAGCAGGTAGACCTGTGGTGGGCAGAACGTTTAGATATGCCTACACTTACTCCTCGTTGGGTCCTGCAATATTGGGGCACAGAAGTCTGCCGTAAAGCCTTCCACGATGACATTTGGATCGCATCATTAGAGAATAAACTACGAAATTCTAAAGATCATGTAGTGATTTCTGATTGTCGTTTCCCTAATGAAATATTCAGCATTCGTAATGCAGGTGGAAAAATAGTGTGGGTCAAGAGAGGGGATCTTCCCAAGTGGTATGACCATGCTTTAGCTGCTAACGAATTGGGTAGCAACATAGCTTTGAATGAACTTAAGGTGCGTAAAATTCATGCATCAGAAACTGCTTGGGTAGGAACAAAGTTTGATCATATTATTGAAAATAACGGATCTATAGACGATCTTTACAAATCCGTAAGATCAATAGTCAGCAATGAGGTCTCCTTGTCTCCAGGTAATACCCTCTTTCCCAAGAACTTGAATGCAATTATTACAGACTGTTTTTAAATTACTGTGGCGGCAATTATCTAAATTGCCGTCTATGTGAAACACTCTAAATATTTCTGCATGCGGTGATTTGAAACCGCATTTTTCACATTGATTTTTTAATTTGTACCCGGCACGTATCCATCTAGGAATGCCGTGGTATAGACCATGTGACATGCATATTTCACAGAGCTTTCTGTAGTAAATTTTGTCTTTCTTGTGATAATTCACAGCTCTAGGTCTTTGGCCACATTTGCATAACGGTCTCATAAAAATATTTAACCTTTTACACCCCTTTTTCTTTAAGTATAACCGGCTGTTTTTGGAAACTACCGCTAAATAATATGAGCAACTATTACCAGGAGATTAGGGAATGGCACTACAATCACCCGGCGTACAAGTTACGGTAATTGATGAGAGTTTTTATACACCAGCTGAGCCTGGCACAACACCTCTTATCGCTGTAGCTACGGCGCAAGACAAATTAAACGGTGCAGGTACAAACACAGCTACCGGCACAACCAAGGCAAACGCTGGCAAGGCATTTAAGATGACTAGCCAGAGAGACCTAACAGAATTCTTCGGCGTTCCTTTCTTTGAACAAACAGCAAGTTCAACGCCAATACACGGTTCAGAAAGAAACGAATACGGTTTATTAGCTGCCTACAGCCTATTAGGTGTAAGCAATGCAGCATTTATTGTCCGAGCTGATATCGATCTTGATCAACTTGAAGCACAAGCAGACGCCCCGGGAGCAAATCCTACAAATGGAGCATGGTGGATCGACACACAGGCCAGTGCTTATGGAATACAGGAATGGAATGGCGCAGCAGCCAGCACTACAAACGGACAAAAATTTACAACTAAATCACCAATAGTACTTACAGATGATGACGAATTTAAAGTCGACAGCGGTGCTCCTAAGGCCTCAGTTGGATCAATTGGCGATTATGCAGTAGTATTTCAAACTGTTGACGGAGCAGCAAGTGGAATATTCGACGCTAATAGAGAATTAGCTAGAATGTATTATAAATCAGCCGGCAACGGCGGCGACGGATCTACCGGAGTAGATTCTGGAGAATGGGTATTATTAGGCAGCAAAAAGTGGAAGGCAAGCCATCCTATTATAACTTTAACCACTGCCCCAACCGGAAGCGTTAATCTTTACATCAACGCTGCTGCATCATCTACTTTAGTAACAGGTGCATCGTTTGGTGCGATGGCAACTTCTATAAATGCTATCAGCGGTTTAACAGCACAAGTAGTAGGCACACGTTTATACATTTATTCGGACGGTACAACCAACCTAGACGGCAGCTCAACGCCTGACGGTGCGATTCAACTAGAAAACGGTTCAACAACCTGGGAAAGCCTAGGCGGTACTGCTGGTTTATACTATGCTCCGGCACTACAACAAACTCCTCACACACAAGTTCCTACATGGAAAAGAAATCAAAATACAGGAGTAATCGGCGGATACCCAACTGGTTCAGTATGGATAAAAACCACAGAACCAAACTCCGGTGCGAGGATTAGAGCCAAGAGATGGAATTCAGCTACAACTTCATGGTTATCTTATGATGCTCCAATTTATGATTCTACCACATCATCTTTATATTACTTAGATAGATCAAATGGCGGTTCGGGTATTAGTTTAGATTCGTTGTTCATCCAAAGTAATGCAGAGGAATATAGCACAGGCTCAGACCCTGCTACAGCTAGTTTCAGAGTTTGGCGTCGGGCGGTTGCAGCAGGTACAGCGACCTCTATAGTCAGCAAAACTATTACCACAGGAACTGTTGGATCAGTAGGTACAAAGTATTTTACGATTGCAGAAAGTTTAAAAAATACGACAATCTTAAGCGATGCTTTAGATGTTAACGGAGTATTCACAGGTGTTTCCACTCCTATTCAGGTATCTTTTACTGCAACAAATAATGCAGCAGATGCTGAAAAAATTGCAGCGGCTATTAATGCTGCCGGATTCACTAATATCGAAGCCAATTTGATTGAAGTTACTAGTACTACATTTAAAGTAGAAATCAAACACAAGCTAGGCGGAGATTTTCGTGTGATTGACACCAGCGGAGTATTTGCTAATATTTTCGATGGCGCATACAATATCAATACACTAGCAGGAACAGATAATTTACATGCTACTCCTGCCGGCGATGCAACATTTGATTATCTAGTCAGCGGTTGGACTAAGTTGGCAGCAAGTGATTTCAATGCATCAAGCAATGCGCCGTTAAATGAAGCAACTGACGGTCAACTATGGTACAACATAAATTATCAAGATGTGGATATCATGATACATAACGGCGAAACATGGGTAGGTTATAGAAACACATATTCACCTTATACCGATGCCAACACCACTAGAAATGGTTATATGCCAATCGTGGCGGCTAGCAATCCATATGATGATGATATTGAAACTGGAGATTTATGGATTAGCACTGCTGATCTTGAAAATTTCCCAACAATTTACAGATATAACAACGATCTAACAGATTTGCCTGCGGAGAATCGTTGGGTGCTAGTTGATAAAACTGATCAAACTACTGAGGAAGGTATACTGTTCCAAGATGCAAGATACAATATCAGCGGATCGACCAGCGATATCGCAGGAGCACTTACAGATTTAGTTGTAAGTAATTACATAGATACCGATGCACCAAATCCAGCTCTTTATCCAAGAGGAATGTTGCTATGGAATCTACGCAGAAGCGGTGCAAATGTAAAACGATATGCAAACAATTATATCGACACTTCTGCAGATAATGCTAGATATGATGGAGATAATTCACCATTAGGACAGACTTTTGAAGGCGGCGAATCGCAGGCCGATTATAAAACTGATCGCTGGGTTACAGCTTCAGGTAATAACGAAGACGGATCAGGCACTTTTGGTCGTAAGGCTCAAAGAAAAGTTGTTGTACAGGCATTAAAGAGTGCAGTGGATACTAGTTCTGAAATCAGAGACGAAGAACGCAGAAACTTTAACTTAATTGCTGCTCCTGGATATCCGGAGCTTATGAGTAATTTAGTGAACCTAAACATCGATAGAGGGTTAACTGCATTCGTAGTCGGCGATACACCATTGCGTTTACCAGCAGATGCTACATCACTTACTAACTGGGGATCAAACGCTGCTATTGTAACAGACAACGGCGATGACGGAATAGTCACCTATGACGAGTACATGGCAGTTTACTATCCAAACGGATTCACCACTGATCTAAGCGGTGCATCTGCTGTAGTTTCAGCTAGCCATATGATGCTAAGAACAATAGCACTGAGCGATAACGTCAGTTATCCGTGGTTTGCACCAGCAGGCACAAGAAGAGGCGGAATTACCAACGCTACTGCTGTGGGTTATATTGATGCAAGTACCGGAGAGTTCCAAACCGTTGCATTAAATGAAGGGCAGAGAGATACTTTATATGATCTAAAAATAAATCCAATTCCGTTCTTCAATGGAGTAGGATTAATAGCATACGGTCAAAAGACTCGTGCAAGAAATGCTTCGGCATTAGATAGAATTAATGTCGCAAGATTGGTAGTATACCTACGCAGTCAATTAAACAAACTAGCTCGTCCGTATATCTTTGAACCAAATGACAAGATAACTAGAGACGAAATCAAACAGGCAGTTGAGAGCTTGTTATTAGAACTAGTAGGTTTAAGAGCGTTGTATGACTTTGCGGTTGTTTGTGACGAATCAAATAACACACCAAGTAGAATTGATCGTAATGAACTATATGTTGACATTGCTATTGAGCCAGTAAAAGCAGTTGAATTTATCTACATTCCATTGCGTGTCAAGAACACAGGAGAAATTTAAAAATGGCAATTACATCACTTAACAATATTGGTATTCCTACAACTAATGACGGAGGCTCAACTCAGGTCTTGTTGATGCCCAAGTTGAAATATCGATTTAGAGTAACTCTTAGAGGGTTCGGTGTTGACAATAATGTCGAATTGATAAAACAGGTTCAAGATGTTACTAGACCAAAAGTTGCATTTGAAGAAATGACTTTAGATGTTTATAATTCTAGAGTAAAATTGGCAGGAAAATACACTTTAGAAAACATTACATTGACTTTGAGAGATGATGCTAGCGGCCAAGTGCAAAAACTAGTAGGACAACAGATCCAGAAACAATACGATTTCATGGAACAGGCATCCGCTCGTTCGGGTATCGACTACAAGTTTACTACTGTGATCGAAGTTCTAGATGGCGGAAATGGTGCTACAGGCCCGTTCACTTTAGAAACATTTGAACTATACGGCTGTTTTGTGCAGAACGTTGACTACGGTGATGCTGCCTATGGAACTAATGAACATATGACTGTTTCGTTAATTATTGCCTACGATAACTTAGTACAATTTGCAGCAGGTTCAGCAGCAGTCAGTAAAGTTGGTGGTATTGGAGCAGCAGTCGGAAGAACTCTTGCTGCCGTTGGCAGAGGCGGTACAACCACTGGTTCTCAAAATCCAACCACTGTTTAATTTTTTTAAACTTAAAAAAGCCCGAAAATTTCGGGCTTTTTTTATGACTAAATATTTGTATGGCAAATTATTTCACAAGATTTCTAACAGGTGTGGCTGAAGGTTTGTTAAAACCAAAAGGCCAACAAGCTAACTGGGCCCATGCCTCTCGTCTGTTCATAGACAACACTATGAGGCTAGCGCCTAGAACGAAATTTAATTTTTATGTAAGATTTGATCTTGACAAAGCCGCGATTAGGGCCCCATCATTTCAAAATAAACACCATGAAGAAATAGGTATACTATGTAAAACAGCTGACCTTCCTAAGTTTACTTTTGACTCGATCGTAAAAAATCAATACAACAGAAAAAAAATAATTTATAAACAAATTAATTACGATCCTATTAATTTAACGTTTCATGACGATAGTGCTGGGGTCATAAATGCAATGTGGGCATTGTATTACGGTTATTATATTGGAGATAGAAATTTACCCAACGGTGCTTGGGAAGCCAATCATCTTAGACCAACAAAAACTCCAAAAGATAATTTCCGATATGGTATGGATAATGATATTACAGCTTCTTTTTTAAAGTCTGTTAGCATTTACACAATGGCTAGAAGAAGATTTATCGGCTATACATTAGTAAACCCTAAAATTAAATCTTGGAACCACGGTTCGATGAATTATTCAGCAAGCGAATTTAATGAAAATCAAATGACCTTAGAATATGAGGCTGTTCAGTATACCGCTGGAGAAGTAACCTACAATAATCCAAAAGGTTTTGCAGTTCTAAATTATGATTCTGTGCCATCTCCTTTGTCTGTAGCTGGCGGTGGTGTTGCAAGGCTTACCGGAGCAGGTGGTGTACTAGATGGATTAGAATCAGTGTTTGGAGATATAGGATCGGGTAAGGCTTTGACCACATCAGGCGGATTTTTAAATACAGCCATCAAGGCAGTTAACACATATAAGAATATTGGTGCATTAACAGGCAGTGGATTAGCCAATGAAGCTGTTAACATATTAAGCAGTCCTGCAGGTTTGGCTGTTGCTGCGTCTACAGTCGGCGGCGTTGTAGGAGCTATATGGCCAAAAAGTGCATCTACAACACCTACAACCGATGCAACTACTAGAAATCTAGTACCTCCTCCTACTATCTAATTAATTATCATGGCAACAAATTTACCTAGTCAACCCATAGAAGATAGTGCCGCAGGCACTAAATTATTTTTCGATGCTTATGGCGAACAACCGTTAGAATTCTCAGCTAACGATGTAAATTTTACGCAAGGTTTTTTTGAACGTGCGGGATTTGATAAAGATGCAGCATCATTAGTAACTATGACTTTGCTACGGCAAGCTAAAATCGATGGAACTTCGATAGCAGAAATTTTAGATACTTTAAAATCATTTACGGGAATACAATTGAGTCAGATAGTGGGAGAAATATTGAATAATAATAGGGTTTCTACATCTATATTAGGGTTCAGGACCACAGATGTGAAACCAAATCAAACAAGGAATATAGCAGCATAGTGAAATTCGCTCAAGGTAGATTCGAAATGAAAAATCCTACAAAATATGTAGGAAAAAAAATTCCTTTAGCCAGAAGCAGTTGGGAATTTGTTTTCATGAGAATGTTAGACGAACATCCGGGAGTTGAAAACTGGGCTAGCGAAAGCATACAAATACCCTATCGCGATCCACTGACTGGTCGACAGACTATTTACGTGCCTGATTTTTTTATAGTCTACATCGATAAAAATAAGAAAAAACATGCAGAAGTTGTAGAAGTCAAACCTAGTAATCATACATTAAAAGAAAAAATAGGTAAGAGTCTTTATAATCAACAACAATATGTAAAAAATCTAGCTAAATGGGAAGCTGCTAATGCCTGGTGTAAACAACAAGGAATAAGATTTAGAGTTATTAACGAAGATGAAATTTTTCATAAAGGTTCAAAACGTAGATAAGTAGAATATGACCAAACGATTAGAAGACTTGTTAAATTTAGACGAAAAAAAATCAAAAAAACAGGAACCTGTACCCGTACCTACTCACGAGCAGATTCACAGTTTGAACGACAGCTATAACGCTGTGCAAGAAATCGTCAAAGGATTACCACAAATTAAAGAATTGGACGATTTAGACGACAAAGAATTAGATACTTTAGCAACAAAAGCAGAACAGGCCTATGACGAGTTAATGGATCTGGGTATGAATGTAGAAGTGCGCTATAGCGGGCGTATTTTTGAAGTTGCAGCCAGCATGATGAATAATGCTATCAATGCCAAAACTGCCAAAATCGATAAAAAATTAAAAGCAGTAGATCTACAGTTAAAGAAACTTAAAATAGACAATGATTCAGGAAGTAATGCCAATGATGTAATAAATGGCAGCGGTTATGTGATAACTGATCGAAACGAGCTTCTTAAAAAATTAGGCGGAAAAGCATAAATACAACTATGAAAACTTTTAAAGAATATCTTGCCGAAAGCAAAAAATTATATAATTTTAAAGTTAAGGTCGCCGGCGAATTACCTGAAAAATTTCAAGAAAATTTGAAAACTCGGTTAGATCGCTGCGGAGTAAAAACTTTAGAAAAAATTTCAACTACTCCTATACAGAAATTACCGCTAGATTTTCCAGGTAAAGAAAATTGTGAAGTTACTGTGTTTGAAGTAATTTGTGAATATCCTATTACTGCTCCTGAAATTTCTAATTATGTTAAAGAAACTGGTCTAGATGAAAATTGCTTCAGAGTTCGCGGTAGCAGCGAACCTTCAGAAATAGATCAAATAATGGCAGATAACGAACCTTCCGGAAAAGCATTACTAGACGACACTAGTTATAAGGAAAGCGGAAAAGTAAATGTCAAGGATTATTTTGGAGATGAATTTAATAAAAGTTTCCTAAAAGATTTATCCAAGGCCTCAAAAGATCGAAAAAAAGACGGTGTGCAGACAGAATATAAGATGCCCAAGGCCAAACAAGATAAAGCAGGTGCTAAAAGCGCCATGGGGAGTTAATAAATGGATTTTCATCAACTAATAGCTAAAATGCAACAGTTAGATCAACCGGCCGTAGAAGACGCACCAGCCGAAGCATGTGGAGATATGCCTCCTATGGATATGCCTAATATGCCTTCCAAGGCAGAAGAGCCTCCTCCAAGTATGAGTGTAAACTTAAACGCTCAAGGATTAGATAATATAGAAGAATTATTGCAGTTAATAATGAAAGTAAATCCAGATGCTGCCAAAGACGGTGCACCTTCGATGGGTATGCCAAGTTTGCCACCATTAAAAATGCTTCCTCATGATGAGCCGGACGGCGACGAGATGCCAATGCCTATGAAATTAGGTATGGACAAAGACAAAGAAGAAGCATTTGGTAATTCTATGCAAGACAGCGAACCAGAAACCATGGATGTAGATGCTGTGATGCACGACGGAGATGATTTGCATAAGAAAAAAGATATGTTTAAAGCAGCAGCCGGAGGAGATAATCCTATGGCTGCAGAGGGAACTGATCTACGTGCCCAGATTCGTGCAGAATTACTACGTAGATTAGAAGAAGCTAAAGGAGCAAAATAATGTCAGGATTTAAAATTAGTCCAGAATCGCTAAGACCTGAATTTTATCAGGTTGTGTTAACATTAAGTGGGGGAACAGGAACGTATCCTACAGCTGACGGGAATGATAATGGAGCGGTATATCCTCAGGATCACAGCCAATTCTCTACTCAACCCAGCACTTATGTCATAGGAAAGCGTGTAGCCAGAGGACATCAGAGATTTTTAGCTATTGTAGAGAATCTTTCAAAGTATTCAGATTGTCAGATACAAGATGTACAATTTACTTCAGCAGGTATAACAGTTGCAGATAACCAACCTACTTCAGTTACTTTTACTGTAAAATATGATCGCGGTGGTGCTGCTGGTGCAGGAACCAGCGAAGCAGTATTAGGCAGTGTTAGATCTGAAATAGGATCTCCCTTCCAATTTACTCCCACTACAGGTGGTGCGGTCACTGTAAACACTACTGCCAGGGCGCTGAGATATCTAATTGGTCAGGCCATCGGTAGAACTAACTACACCAAGAGTCTCAGAGTATGGGACGGTGGAAATGGATTTGAAATACAGGAAAAACTCACAGTAACATTGCCGGATTCGATCGGTGATATCTATGATGATATCGCAGTAACTCTAGTAGATGCTGCTGAGACCATAGATTCGTAATTTCTATATTATATCAAATAGGGCCGCAAGGCCCTATTTTTTTCAGTAAATACAGTTATGGGAAAATCGTTAGACGGCAATTTAATTAAAAAAGCCCACAAAGCAGTAAGGTATACCCTTGATGAAGTCAAGCACTTAGAAAATTGCATGGACCCTGTGGATGGTCCATTGTATTTCGCTAAAAATTTCATTAAAATACAGCACCCTGTCAAAGGATCGATACCTTTTAAACCTTATGAATATCAAGAAAGATTGATACAGGCTTACCACGGCAATAAAGAGTGCATCGCTATGTTGCCCAGACAAATGGGTAAAACCACCTGCGCAGTTGCTTACCTATTATGGTACACTATGTTTGTACCGGATGTTCAGGTTTTGATTGCAGCTCATAAGTATGAAGGTGCTCGTGATATCATGGATCGTTATAGATATGCCTACGAAAATCTTCCAGATTTTGTGCGAGCGGGCGTATATTCGTATAATAGAAATACTATCGAATACGATAACGGATCAAGAATACAAGCTACAACTACTACCGAAAACACAGGCCGCGGCAAATCCCTATCATTGATATATTGCGACGAGTTTGCATTCGTGCAGCCAATAGAAAAAGCCAAAGAATTCTGGACAGCATTATCTCCAACACTGGCCACAGGCGGTAAAGCGATCATCACATCAACACCGAACTCAGACGAAGATCAGTTTGCAATGATATGGACTGAAGCAAATAAAAAGTTTGATGAATACGGTAATGAGACTTCAGTCGGACAAAATGGATTTTTTCCTTTTTTTGCACACTGGAACGAACATCCTGATCGAGACGATGCATGGGCAAGATTAGAAAAAGCCAAAATTGGTGAAGAACGTTTTAGGCGTGAATTTGAATGTGAATTTTTAATTTATGACGAAACCCTAATTAATTCCGTAAAATTAGTAGAATTGACAGGCAAAGAACCTATAATGACTATGGGTCAAACACGTTGGTATAAAGATATAGATTCTAGATCGACCTATTTGCTGGCTCTAGATCCAAGTCTAGGAACTGGCGGTGATTATGCCGCAATACAAGTATACGAAATGCCGGCCATGGAGCAGGTCGCCGAATGGCATCATAATACTACTCCCGTCCAACAACAAGTAAAACATATGAGAGAAATACTGCGATACATACACGATCGCGGAGAAGAAAAAGGCGGAGTGCCGCAAATCTATTATTCTGTTGAAAACAATACTTTAGGAGAATCTGCACTTATTGTTATTAATGATATAGGCGAAGAAAATTTTCACGGATTATTTTTAAGCGAACCTATTAGAAAAGGCCATGTTCGAAAATTTAGAAAAGGATTTAATACTACACATCGTACGAAAATTACGGCATGTAGTCAACTTAAAAATATGATAGAAACAAACAAGATGAAATTAAATTCGAAACCGTTGATTTCTGAGCTGAAAACATTTGTAGCTACAGGACTAGGATTCAAAGCTAAATCCGGCGAAAACGACGATCTAGTAAGTTCTACTTTATTAGTAATGCGCATGGCTGATGTTTTAGCTGATTGGGATCCGCATATCTACGACAAAATGACTGAAAAAATCACCGAGGAATCGATGCCTATGCCGATCTTTGTTAGCATGGGCTTATGATAAATATAACTATGGACGCAAGAAATAATATAGCTACTGATCTATTCTATAAAATAAGAAGCAGATTTTCTGGATTAAAGTTAGGTGCTGAAACAGGACAAATTACTATCAATCCCGAAGAGGCAAGATTCTTTGACTTTGATTATATGGAAGGTCAAAAACCCATCGGACACGTTAGTATTAGCCTAGCTGAGCCTAATTCCATGAAAGTCTATTTCAGCCATGGAATCACAGAAGGCATGGATGATACGCAAAAAACCAGTTGGTATGGTTTTTTAAAAGAACTTAGACACTTTGCCAAAAGAAGATTATTAAGCTTTGATACAAGAGATATTGCCAAGGATAATTTAGATCGTAGAGATTATGAATTCTTAGTACAAAATTCTCAATCAAAGCAAACAGAACCAAACACAATACAAAAACCAGTCGGAGAAAGCGTTATGAACGAAAGCTCAATGTACGGTAGCAGATTAATGAGCTATCAGAATTTGATGGATACTAAATTAATTATCAAACATAGCCAAGCAGTTATGGATGACACGCAACCGGGCGCTAGAACACGACATATCTCTGCGCTGTTCGTCGAAAATCAAGACGGCGAAAGATTTAAATATCCTTTCATACACTTAGCAGGCGCTCGCGCTATGCAGCGTCATGTGGCCAATGGCGGTGTTCCGTATGATGATATCGGTAAGAGTATCGTTAGGATGAGCGAAGAAATCGCACAGTTAAAAAGTTTTGGAAATTATGTAGTTAGAAACGATCTTATGAATTCTGAAACGAATGGTGTTGTTGAGCAATCAACAGCATATCTAAATAGCCTAAGAGAACAAATCAAGGCATTAGCAAAACAAAGTCATTATCAAGCATACAGAGAAAATTTTCAGGCATACGACAGCGAAGAAGTACCACAAGATGTAGTAGAAGATTTCAAAGAAAAATTTACAGTAAGAAGTTTTAAAGAAGATATCGCAAGCGTATTTCCGGTCTTGTATAGACTAATGAAAGAAGGAAACACGATAGGCTATGACGACATAGTCGCAATGACACAAGAAGAACAAAATAACGAGGATGTTCAATTAGAAAACGAAGAAACAGCTGACGTGTTTGAAAAGTTTGAACAATGGATAATGTCTTTAGGTGAAGACAGTGCGATAGTCAGCCAAGATCCAGAAGAGCAACAGGCAGCAATTAAAGAATTACAAGAATTAGTTGGTCAACATTTTCCTGCAGGCACAGATGGAACAAATGCTATAGAAAGTTTAAAAGGTATTATAGAAGATGCCGATTTATATTCTCAAATAAAAGAAGCATCGAAACAAGATCCAGATACATGTGTACGAGGTTTAGTAAAAGATTGGTTAGAACAAAATGTACCTGAAGTTGTAGATCAATTAGATTTTGGTGATTTTGTCGAAGAGCCGGCCGCAGATCAAGGAGGTGACCAAACTGCTCCGGAAGAAGAACCACAGATGGCAGATATGGATCGAGAACAAGAACCGCAAAAATTAAATGTCCAAGAACTAGCAGAATTTATAACAAGTTTCTATGATAAAAATTCAGGCACATTTCCTAAGGGACCAGAAGGTGTTTGCACAATGGTAGGCAAAAAATTTGGAGAACAGGCTGCACAGGTTGCTCGAAAGTTTGTAGAGCGTATGGCCCCACAACAACAAGATCCACAGATTGCAGAATTATCACGTATTAGAGAACTAGCAGGCTATTAACAGTTTTGTCGCAGTGAGATTGGGCACTTCGGTGCCCTTTCTTTTGGCCACAAAGTCAACGCAAATGTTTATAAGGCGTTATATATATATACGCACAGCAATTTCGCTGTCGTTAATTCAAAAAAGGAGATTTCATATGAAATCAGTAGTCGCTCTAGTAGCATCATTGTTTGCAGTATCCGCTTTTGCACAGGCACCTGCTGCACCAGCAAAAAAAGAAGAAGCTAAGCCTGCAGCCGCAGCACCTGCTAAGGATGCCAAGGCCGCTGACAAAAGCGCCGCTCCTAAAAAGGACGATAAAAAAGCCGAAGCTGCTAAGAAGTAATCCACTTAGAAAATCCTTATTAGTCAGAGGTAACTCCACTGGGTTTCTAATCGACGATGAGGATATTCTAGTAAGTTATCGCAGACCAGAAATAGTTAAAGACTTAGTTGATAACGATGATGATCTAAGTGATGACATAAAATGGAAATTATTCTTAGCTAGACAGTTAGCTTTATTAAAGTACAAAAAAAGTGGGCATGACCCACTTTTCTTTTGGCAAAAAAATATTTGAAAAGATATTGACCTTGCTAAATAAAAAGCGCATAATAGTTGTTATGCGAAAGGCATACATTTTATTTTACAGGCATAAGGAGGCTATAAAATGGCAACACTAGCAGAAATTCGTGCAAAACTTCAAGAAGCACAATCTAAGAGCACTGGCTCTACATCAGGCGGCGGCGACAACGCAATTTACCCACATTGGAATATGCAAGAAGGCAAAGAAGCCGTAGTACGTTTCTTACCTGACGGCAATGCCAACAACACTTTTTTCTGGGTAGAACGTGCGATGATCAAACTCGAGTTCGCAGGAATCAAAGGCGAAACAGACAGCAGAAAAGTACAGGTGCAGGTGCCCTGCGTAGAGATGTACAACGACGGTTCAGTTTGCCCTATCCTGTCAGAGGTACGCGGTTGGTTCAAAGACAAGAGCTTGGAAGAAAAAGGTCGCCAATATTGGAAAAAGCGTTCATACATTTTCCAAGGCTTTGTTGTTGAAGATGTACTCAAAGAAGAAAACACACCGGATAATCCTATCCGTAGATTCATCATCGGTCCTCAGATCTATCAAATCATCCGTTCGGCATTGATGGATCCAGAATTGGAAGAGTTGCCAACTGACTTCCTCCGTGGTGTCGACTTCCGTATCGCTAAGACATCTAAAGGTGGCTTTGCTGATTACTCTACTTCAAAGTGGAGCCGTCGTGAACGTGCTCTAACTGATGTTGAAAAGGCAGCGATTGAAACTCATGGCTTGTTTGATCTGTCAGCATTCTTGCCCAAGAAACCTACTGATGTCGAACTCAAGGTAATGAAAGAAATGTTTGAAGCTTCGGTGGATGGAGAAGCTTATGACATGGGACGTTGGGGTCAATATTTCAAACCAGCAGGCATGGGTCAAGCTACTGGCGATCCTGTCGCCAGAAAAGCTAATGTATCAGATGACGATCATTCAGCTGAACAGTCGTCAACTAATCCAGCTTCAGCTCAACCTACCCCAGAGACATCTAGCAGTGATTCTCCTAGTCGTGCGCAAGATATCTTGGCAATGATTCGCAATCGTCAAAAGCAGTAATAATATGACCCGGACCTCTGAGACATAATTCTCATCGTCCGGGTTCTTTACTTTAGGAGATAATTATGGCTAACTGGAAAGTATCACCTTACTTCAAAAAATCCTGCGAAGAACATGAGATCTATACTAAAGATGATCTTACTATCAGAAGAAAAACTGGATACCGGGGTGCTAGTTTCTACGTTGAAACCACAGACGACAATTCTCCAGAATTTGAATTTGATTTTGTGCCTGGCGGTGATGGTCGTAAAGACAGTATTAATATGTACGACTGTCTAGGTTCCAATATTGAAAACGTAGAATTAGAAAGTATGTGGGACGGCTGCTGGGAAGATATTGAATTTCCAGAAGATATGGATGAAGAAGAACAAGAACGTCTCCAAGAGCTGTTTGAAGAAGAAGGCGTCTATGAAGTCCTAGAAGGCAACGAAGGATGGAGTAATTACGAAACAGAAGCATGGATATGGGGCCCAATCTTAATCGAAGATGAAAACGGCAACCAAATTCGTATCATCGTCGCAGATGAAACCGGCAATGTAATAGATTATAAGGAAGAATAAATGGCCAAAGCATTTGATATTAGTAAATTTAGAAAATCAATAACAAAAAACATAGAAGGTCTAAGTATAGGTTTTAACGATCCCACCGATTGGATCTCCACTGGAAACTATGCTTTAAATTATCTAATAAGCGGAGATTTCAACAAGGGTGTACCGCTGGGCAAGGTGACAGTATTTGCTGGAGAATCCGGTGCAGGAAAATCGTATATTTGTTCAGGAAATTTAATCCGACATGCACAACAACAAGGAATTTATCCTATATTAATTGATAGTGAAAATGCTTTGGATGAAGAATGGCTTAAAGCATTGGGTGTAGACACTTCAGAAGATAAGCTATTGAAACTTAATATGGCGATGATTGACGATGTTGCTAAAACTATCACAGAATTCATGGGCGAATACAAAGCAATGCCTGAACAAGATAGACCGAAGATTCTGTTTGTAATTGATAGTTTAGGTATGTTGCTTACACCGACAGATGTAAATCAATTTGAAGCGGGAGATTTAAAAGGTGATATGGGTAGAAAGCCTAAGGCTCTTACGGCGTTGGTCCGTAATTGTGTTAATATGTTTGGTAGCCATAATGTTGGATTAATTGCCACAAATCACACATACGCTAGCCAAGATATGTTTGACCCAGATGATAAGATCTCGGGAGGTCAAGGATTTATCTATGCAAGCTCGATTGTCGTAGCCATGCGCAAGCTCAAGCTAAAAGAAGATGAAGATGGCAACAAGATCTCCGAAGTCAAAGGCATCCGTGCTGCTTGTAAAGTTATGAAAACAAGGTATGCTAAACCGTTTGAAAGTGTGCAGGTAAAGATTCCCTATGAGACTGGCATGAATCCTTATTCTGGACTAACTGATCTATGTGAAGCAAAAGGACTTTTGTCTAAAGATGGCAATAGATTATCATATACTAGCAAAGACGGAGAAATTATTAAGGCATATCGAAAAGAATGGGAAAGAAATGAAAACAAATGTCTTGATACTGTGATGTCAGACATTTCCAATCACGGTGAAAAAACCGTTTCTGAGATAATTAATACAGTTGAGTCAGAAACGGAGGAAGCTTAATGAAAGAAGATTTAATTGCAGACTTGTGGTCAGTGATTGTCGAACACATACCAGAAAAACAACGTGCATTGGTAGCTAGCGATTTTATAAACACACTAATGGATTATGGTATTAAAGAATCTACCCTGGATAGTTTGCTAGGTGTAGACCCATATCTGGACAATGCGATAGAATATGTAATTGACGGTGATGATATTTCGAATGATGAAGATTATTACGAAGATGAGGATTAAATGAATTGGTATGATCGAGTTTCTAAGGATATCTCTCAGATACCAGATGCTGTAGCATACTATGAATCTGAACTCTTGGCGGCGAAAGCAGATACTCGCATAGCGGGAAATATAGAAAAGGCTGCTGCCAATATGCCCGGCATCGTAGAAAATCGATTTAATCAACTTCAAGAGATTGAAGGTATTTTAGAATATCTCAATATCGAACTTCGTAGACTTCGCAGTCAACATTTCCGAAAATATCTTGAAAACTATCAACGAGCTTTGTCTTCTAGAGACTGTGAAAAGTTTGTAGAAGGCGAGGCTGATGTCGTAGACTTTGAAAAAATTATCAACGATTTTGCCCTATTAAGAAACAAATGGTTAGGCATTATTAAAGCATTAGACATAAAGCAATGGCAGGTTTCCAACATTGTTAAATTAAGAACAGCCGGTCTTGAAGACGCCACTCTTTAAGTAGCACGATAAACTGGGCATATAAATAAGACTATGAAAATAGTCTTAGTCACAGGGGGCTTTGACCCTATACACTCCGGGCACATTGCCTACTTCAAAGCAGCTAAAACACTAGGTGATATGTTAATAGTTGGATTAAATTCTGACGAGTGGCTTGAACGTAAAAAAGGTCGCGCATTCATGCCATGGAATGAACGACTATGTATTATCAATAATCTATCGATGGTAGATGAAGTCTACACCTTCGATGATTCAGATGGATCAGCTAAACATTTTATTCAACAAGTCAGAGCGCACTACTCCGATGCTCATTTAATTTTTGCTAATGGCGGCGACCGTACAGCATCAAATATTCCAGAAATGGATGTCATAGATAATAACATAGAGTTTGCCTTTGGTGTTGGAGGAGATAATAAGAAAAATTCCAGCTCTTGGATTTTAGAAGAATGGAAAGCCCCTAAAACTTCAAGACCTTGGGGATATTACAGAGTTTTACACGAAAATAATAAAGAAGTCAAAGTTAAAGAATTAACTGTTGAGCCAGGCATGTGTCTAAGTATGCAACGGCATAAAGACAGGGCAGAATATTGGTTTATCTCAGAAGGAAGCGCAGAAGTCTATACAATAAATCGTAGTACAGATTCGGAGTTAATGGGTGTTTATCATAAACATCAATTTCTGTTTATTAGTAAAAATGAATGGCATCAGCTTTGCAATGGTACTAATGAACCTTTAAAAATTGTAGAGATACAATATGGCCAAGATTGTAAAGAAGAGGATATAGAAAGAAAATGAAAGTTTTTGTAGGCTATGACATTAGGGAAGATATCGCATATCAAGTGTGCGAATATAGTATTAAAAAGCACCAGCCTAAAGCAGAAGTTATTCCTCTTAAACAAAAAGAATTAAGACAAAGTGGAATCTATACAAGAGAGGTTGATCCTCTTAGTTCAACTGAATTTACATTCACTAGATTTTTAGTGCCGTATCTAACTGATTATAAAGGTTGGGCAGTATTTATAGATTGTGATTTTGTATTAGTAGAAGACATAAAAAATTTATTTGAACATGCCAATGATGATTATGCGGTGAAAGTAGTCAAACATGATTATACTCCCAAAGAAGGATTTAAAATGGATGGCTGCAAACAATTGCCTTATCCTAGAAAAAATTGGAGCTCTGCAATATTATGGAATTGCGGACACCCTAAAAACAAACAATTAACTCCAGATGTTATTAATTCTCAAACAGGACAATTTCTTCATAGATTTCAATGGTTAGATGATAGCGAGATCGGAACACTTAGTCCCAGTTGGAATTGGTTAGCAGGATGGTATAAGGATCCGAACGACGGAGTTCCTTCTGCTATACATTATACCGAAGGCGGTCCGTGGTTCCAAGAATATAGACGTTGTGAATATCATAAAATTTGGAAAAAATATCTTAAAGAAATGTTAAAATGATTTTTTTAAGCAAAGACGGTCAAGATGAATATATCAATATGTTTGCTAAAGGATGCAAGCAATCAATTACATCGACAGATGATTTTATTTTCGAAGATAGTGATAAGCCAATAATTTTAAGAGGTATTCTTAAGAAAAAAATCATTCATAAATGTTGGGAAGAAAAAAGAACGTTTTACTATATGGATACTGGATATTTTGGAAATGAAAGAACGGCAACTAATCCAAATGGTTGGAAATATTGGCATAGGATAGTAAAAAACGATTTACAGCATGGTGAAATAATTCCTAGACCAGACGACAGGTTTAAACATTTTAAAAAAAAATTTCAACCGTGGAAAAAAACTGGAAGGAAAATCTTAATCGCTAAACCAGATGATAAACCTATGAGATTTTATGATTACGACTTAGACACATGGTTAGCACATACTATAAAAGAGATTCAAAATCATACAGATCGACCAGTAATAATTAGAGATAGATCTCCAAAAAGAATTGATAGGATTGCTACAAATACTTTGCAGGAAGCACTTGATGACGATGTATTTGCATTAGTTACATTTAACAGTGTGGCTGCAACAGAATCAATCTTTCATGGTATACCAACTTTTACACTAGCACCTGCTAATGCTGCAAGTCCTGTAAGTCTACAGGATTTATCAAGAATTAATGACCCGTATTATCCAGATAAAGATACTTTATATGCCTGGGCCTGTCATCTGTCTTATGGTCAGTTTCACACTTCTGAATTAAAAAATGGTAAGGCTATGGAGATGTTAAAATCATGAAAGATTTATCTTTAGAACAAAGTTTTATACAAGGATCAAATTTTTCATGCACCCAGGATATCAACGATCTTTCTAAACCGATGGTAGTAAGAGGAGTTACGAGTAAAACAGAAATATTAGAATGTAAGAATTCTAATAGAGATTACTTTTACATTGATACTGGATATGTAGGAAATTTTCCTAGCGGAGGGAATCCTTCCGGCAAAAAACTTTGGCATAGAGTAGTAAAGAATGATTTACAACACACTCTACCGAAAAATTTACCAGCCGATCGATGGAATAAACTATTAGAACAGGATTCAAGATTACGGTGGCAGGGTTGGAAAAATTATAAAAATAAAATTTTGCTGGTACTTCCTAATCCAAAAGCAACTAGATTTTATGATATAGATTGTGATAAATGGGTTAAAGAAACAACAGAAAAAATTAAAACTTATATAGACCTTCCGATCGAAATAAGAGTGAAAGGATCGAGAAGTGAAAGAAATATAGGATATTCTATATATTCGGCATTTGATAGCGGTGTATATGCTACGATTTCTTTTAATAGTATTGCTTCTCTAGAATCGGTATTATATGGTATACCCGCATTTGTTTCTGTACCATGTGCTGCATCTAGTTTATGTCCTACAGATCTTTCTTTATTAAAAAATTTACATAAACCAGATCAAAAAGATATTTTAAAAGTATGTCATACTATAGCCTACGGGCAATTTACACAAGAAGAAATTCTCAAAGGTATAACTTGGAAAATAATTAATGAAACTACTGCTTAACGATAAAGAGATAGCAAATTATCTTTCATCAGTTTTAAATCTTAAAGATTTAATTAAAGATATTGAGATAAAAGACGAACATTTAGAATCAGTGATCAGCTGGTTTCTTTTAAAGAAAGAAAAAAAAATAGGCAAGGGCGATGATATTTTAGTACTTTCTGACAAACTGCAAGATAAAATTCATCATGCTGTAAGTAAAGATTTAAGAACGTATACAAACAAAGTTAAAGAAACTGTTGATATATATAGAAAAAAATATTATTTAAATATTCATAAGCATACAGATTTCATTCTAGAAAAAATAGGAGAAGATAAAGTTCTAGAATATTATAAAAATAGCGATTTAGAAGGGTTTATAAAATCTACAGGATTGCATATTGATCCAACTAGCGTTTTAGTACGTAGAAAAAATTTTAACGATATAAAAACTAATTGTTTGTTAAGAAACACGGTGGGCAATGAATCATTTTTAGTTGATAAACTCGAAGGAAATTTTCCGTTTTGGTTTATAGACAGCGGATATACAAATTTTATCGAACCAAATAAAAAATGGCATAGATTAGTTCGGAATCATTTACATACCGGAAATTTATTTGAAGCTCCTGTAGACAGATTAGGAATTTTTAACACATATCCGAATAAATGGAGAACCTCTGGAGATAAAATACTTATAATCGAGCCGGGGGAATTTGCTGCTAAAATATTTAAGATTAATATTCAAGAATGGAAATATAATTTAGAGAAAGAATTAGAGCAGTATACAAATAAAAAGATTATTTTTAGAGAAAAAACTCCAAAGAAACAAAGATCTCCTCTCTACAAACATTTATTAGATGAAGACTATTATTGCGTTGTATCAATAAATTCAAACGCAGCTACAGAATCGATATGGGCAGGAATCCCAACTATAACTTTAGATAGACACATTTCTAATCCAGTCTCAAAAAATAAAATTTCAGAAATTAATAATTTATATACTGGATCTTTAGCTTCCTGGTTAGCGATGTTAAGTTATAGCCAGTTTACTTATGATGAATTACTGTCAGGCAAGGCGGCAAGAATAGTAAAAGAATATCATGTCTAAGTATACCGCAGTTGCCTATTATGCTGGAATACCTCCTGGAAATAAAAATTTAGAAAAACCAGCAATATTAGATAATTTTATATCTGGAGTTAATATAACAGGAGATATTGGCATATCGCATAAAGATATGACCGCTATTCCGTGTGATGTAGCGTTGATACAAGGATTTGTTCACGATAAGGGAAAAGATCTTCCTCATCTTAAATTACGTAGATCCGCTATAGAACTACAGAAAAAAAATAATAAACGATCTTTAATTGTTGATAGTAATTTATTTCTTTATGCAGATCCGGGTAATACAAAAACGTATCTTAGATATAGTTTCGACGGAGTATTCCCAACTACAGGATTTTATTTTGATAAAGATGTAGATCCTAGCAGATGGACTAAAATTAGCAAAAATTTAAACATATCTCTTAAACCTTATAGAACACATGGAGAACACATATTAATCTGTCTTCAAAGAAATGGTGGGTGGAGTATGAGAGGTTTCAATGTGATCGAATGGATGAATCAAACTATCAATCAAGTAAGGCAATTTTCTAAAAAAAGACACATTATTGTACGAGCACATCCAGGCGATAAAAAAACAAAAGCTATTTTACAAACAAACTTTAAAAATGTAAGCGTAAGTAAAAATGAAAGATTGATAGATGATTTAACAGGAGCATGGGCAACTATAGTTTATAACAGTAGCCCTAGTGTGGCTAGCCTTATTGAAGGAGTACCGGTGTTTTTAACTGATCCTACCCCGCAATATAGTCAGACATATGGAATATCTAATACAGAACTAAGATTATTAGAATCACCATCGATGCCGGATAGACAAAATTGGATAGAGAGATTATCAATGTGCCACTGGGACTTCAATGAATTGAAATCTGGTGAAGCGTGGAATTTTTTTAGAAAATATATTTAGATGAATTGTTGCCAATAAGGTTCTTTTCGTTGTATTTTCAAATCTTCTCGTTTACTTCTTCCTAAATTTTTTCTAGATCCTTTTAGGTGATCGAGCCATGCACCCCAATCGCTGTTGATCAACGGATGTCCTTCACCTTTACTGTTTCCAGAAGCAGGTCTCAAATCATTTAGATGTTCTGCCCAGTCTAATTGTTTTAAAAATGGAAATTTCTTACGAACAGCATCAAACACAAAGCTATCGTGCCACTCCTCTAGCTGAAATATGCCAGCTTCGGCCTTATCGTACATTCTTTGGAATTCCATCAAGAACATTTTAGTCTGTTCAGATCTCAAATTCAAAGAATATAACCCGCATTCGGAATATTTTCCTTTTCTTCCTAAAAAACACAAATCTTTATTTCCCGGAATCATTTTTTCGATGTCCGAAATCGAAATAGAACTATGACATACCGTATCTGCGTCCATCCAAATTAAAATATCTGCGTCGGTTTCCTTGGCGCAATGGAATATTGCATAAACTTTATGAGCAAATCTAATAGCGTGCCATTTAAATCCCTTTCCGGCATCTTTTCTTTTACTACGAACCGGGTCGTTGCTAACATCGCCATTGGCTTTAGGAACATTTTTCCATTTTTCTTTAAAATTCATTAATTCATTGACTGATTCTAAATTAATTACTGAGATATTCGAAGCATCGGATATGATCGGTGTGCATTTCTCCGGATATACGTATAGTTTTACTTCTTTAGGCCAATTCTTGATGTAAGAATCTATCATGCGCTGACCGTACGTGGTCAACCCATCTTGATTGAAAGTAGTTATTACTGCGAATTTCATTTTATTTTTTCCCATACATGAAAAAACCCTTGTAAACTTGTGCAACCCCACCCTGTATCATAAAAAGGCTTACTAAAATTCCTTTCTATACAATCATTTCCTTGTACAAACACCTTTGATTCATTTCTTTGCCATATTATTTTTATTTCATCTAGATGATTTAGTTTTTCAAGGTCGATAAAGATACTACCGATTTCGGTAAAACTGGTTAGATCAACAAATTCTTCTTTATAAATCAAATTTTTCGCCTTTATTGTGGGCATTGGTTCGCCTAATACAAAAATTGTTTTGTAATTTTTAAGAATCTGTTCCAGATAACCAAAAGCCGTGCCTAAAATTATACAATTATTGGTAGAATGCGAAATTTTTCTTAATCTTTTTTCGAATTTTGACATAATTCATTAAATACGTATATTATTTATTATAAAAATGCGTTTCAAACTTTATCGCGAATACGGTGCTCTTAATAGCGGTCCGATCTTTGATGCTTTCGAACAAGGGATGCGCCATCTTGGGCACGAAACAGTCAATGACAATGAAGAAGTTTCTGTTATTTGGTCTGTTCTATGGTCTGGTAGGATGAAAAATAATAAATCTGTCTATTTAAAAGCTAAAAATGAGGGTAGACAAATTTGTATTATCGAAGTAGGAAACTTGCGAAGGGGGATTACTTGGAGAATTTCATTGGACCATATCAATAATCTCGGAAACTTCGCTAATTCCTTCGATCTAGATCCGGATAGACCACATAGGCTAGGAGTAAGTCTTATGCCGCTACCGCAAAAGCGTCGAGGAGAAATACTCATTGCCTGTCAACACCAGGAAAGTTTACAGTGGGACGGGATGCCTCCAGCCAGAGTATGGTGTGAAGACATAATTACAAAAATAAAAAACTATACACATCGAAGAATTATAATTAGACCACATCCAAGATCCCCGTTTCCTTGCGCCATACCAAATATTTTAGTAGAAAAACCCAAAAAAATTGCTAACACCTACGATGATTTTGATATTAACTATAATTATCATTGTGTTATTAATCATAATAGTGGTCCAGCTGTTCAAGCATCTATAAAAGGTGTTCCTGTACTTACAGATATGTCTAGTTTGGCTTATCCAATGTCTATGACGTGGAATGAATTAGATAATCCGTATGTGCCTGATAGACAAGACTGGTTCCTTAAACTGTGTCATACCGAATACACCATAGAAGAAATTTCTAAAGGTGTTCCGTTAATCAGATTATTTTCTTGACTTTTATCTTACATTGCTATAAAATAGTAGCATGATATCATCTCTTTCTGCAGAAGAAATCTTTTTAATATTTTATGATTTAGTTGATAATGGAAAAATCAATATACAGCCGCACGACTGGTCTCCTTTGACAAGTTTTTTTACAAAAGTATATAATAAAGATCAGTTAACTAGAAATCAGGCCAACTATATAGAAAAATTATTAGAAAAATATAAAAATGTATGCCTTCAAGCAGGATTTGATTACACCGACGTTTTAAATAATTTTAGATGGGATCAAGAATTTAGAGTTTTAGACCTATCCAAAAAACTTTATATAGAAACAAAAGACGGTGATTTAGAAATTTGTCTAAAATTTCCATATCAACTGAAAAAAGAGTTTGAACAAGAAATAATTGCACGATTCGATTATACAGGGAAAAATAATTATTGGGATTTTGAGAGCAAAGTACGAAGACTAAGTTTTTATGATTATAATTTGATATCTATTTTTGAATTTGCTAATAAACACGCATTTACAATAGACGATTCCTTTCTCGATGCACTATCCACCGTCGAAGAAATTTGGCAAGAATCTGAAAATTTTAGCCCAAGGTCTGAAATAATAGATTCTAAAATCTGCCTCATCAACGCTAATCCAGATGCATATAATTTTTTTGAATCTAATCGAAGTGGTTATGTCATAGACGATGCTTTACTTGCTAAATCAATGGGATATCCGCTGGACATCATTCCTCAAACATCCATCGAAAAATTAATATCCAGCGGAAATACCACTTTTTGGATCAAGTCTCATGAAACATTTTTTTCTCTATATAAACAAATCACAGGAAAAGTTTGTATTATATTAGATCGAACTCTAAACATATTAGATTGGCTTAAATATTTCGTACAATCAGCCGATAAATTCTCTGTATCTAGAGAAGAGATAAAAGTTTGTTTTAGAGAATCTAAAGAAACAAACTTAGGATTAAATGAATGGATTCGTCTGGCTGGTGTCGGAGGCAGTGTCGAAAATGGTAGGATATTAATTTTTGAAGCCAAACCAGCAAAATGGTTGTTTAAACATGAAGAACATGTTAAACTATTAATTACTAACAATGTTTATCCTCCCGCAAATAATCTTACTAAAGACTATCTTAATGGTCATCCTTGTGTGATATATCTGGGAGATACAAAACCTACGGAACAGAGAGGACATAAGATTGTCGAATTGTAAATTAATAATAAAAGACGAAGTTAATATAAAGTTTGAAGGGCTAGCCGTTGAAACTAGACGAAAAATTGCTAATAAACTTAAATTTGATTTACCATACGCTAGACACATGCCAGCATATAAGTTAGGTAGATGGGACGGAACAAAAACATACTTCGGCATAGGTGGCACTGGATATCTGGCTCACTTAGATACTATACTTCCTGTGATTGAAGATGATGGATATGATATAGAAATACAAGATTTACGTAATCATAACTCATTTAGTTTCCCTGAAATCAACGAATCTTACTGGAGTGATCAAGAAAAAACGTGGCCAACAGGACATCCAATGCAAGGACAACCAATTGTATTAAGAGATTATCAATACGAGGTCATTAATAAGTTCTTGAATAATCCTCAAGCATTGCAAGAAGTAGCTACCGGAGCAGGTAAAACCATAACAACTGCAACACTCAGTCATCTTTGTGAACCATATGGCAGAACTATGGTCATTGTTCCTAACAAAAGTCTAGTCGTTCAAACAGAAGAAGATTATAAAAATTTAGGATTAGATGTAGGCGTTTATTTCGGTGATCGGAAAGAACTAAACAAAACACATACTATCTGCACATGGCAAAGTTTAAATGTTTTAGATAAAAAAAGCTACGACAATGATACATTAACGCTAGCAGAATTTTGTGAGGGTGTAGTAGCTGTCATAGTAGACGAAGTCCATCAAGCCAAAGCAGATGTCTTAACAAAATTGTTAACACAAAATTTTAAAAATTGTTCTATTCGTTGGGGACTCACCGGAACCATACCAAAAGAAAAATGGGAATATTATGGCTTATTGGCTAGTATAGGGCCGGTAATTAATCAAATTACTGCTCACGATTTACAACAAAAAGATGTATTAGCTAAACTAGATATTCAAATTTTACAAACACAAGACATAGAAGTTTTTAGAAATTATCGAGAAGAATACACGTGGTTAGTTAGCAACGAAAATAGATTAGATTGGATTTCTAACTACATTACAAAAATAACAGAGACTGGGAACACACTAGTATTAGTGAACAGAATTGAAACCGGCAATAAGCTGATTAAAAAAATAAAGGACGCCGTTTTTATTTCGGGCGCTGTAAAACTAGATGATAGGAAAGAAGAATATGACGAAATTAAAACTAGTGATGATAAGATTATTGTGGCGACTTATGGTGTGGCCGCTGTGGGTATTAATATTCCAAGGATTTTTAATTTGGTTCTTATTGAACCCGGAAAAAGCTTTGTCAGGGTTATACAATCTATTGGGAGAGGCATTAGAAAAGCAGAAGACAAAGACTTCGTCCAAATCTGGGATATAACAAGCACCTGCAAGTATGCTAAGAGGCATCTTACAGAGAGAAAGAAATTTTATAAAGAAGCCAAATATCCTTTTACAATAACCAAGGTGAAAATATGAGAATTTTAACATTAAACAACATGGCATTCGATCTAAACGAACTGCCTGACGAAGTAGATGAAGATACAAGATTCAGTGTTTTAGATAATTCTAATCCCCAAGATCCTGACTTTTACTTTATGCCTTTGATTTTTTTAGAATCCTTCAACAGTCCGGCAATATTATTAAACATAGGCGGATATGAAATACAAATGCCATTAGATTGGTGTATGATAGTAGGAGATAAAGAATGCGGATTAGATCCAGAAGTCTTGCCTTTGACATCAATAAATGAAAGAGGATTTGATGCATTTATTTTTAATCCTATTAGCGGGTTTAAAGCAGAATTTATGCCTATCGAAATCGTTAACATATATCAAGACGTTAGATGGTATTTTCCTAAAATGAAAAACGGTCAACTATTAACCGTACCGCTGCACACTGAAGAGAAACCTCCATGTGTTTTCTTCGTAAAAGAAGTTAGTCGCCAAAGCGAAATTTTACAATTACACAAAATATTTTAATGCCATTAGACAACATCATGTACGAAAGCGCAGACGCTGCATTTAAAAGAAGATGCATAGGATGGGAAATAAAATTGTGCTTATGGCCAAGAAAATGCTATTATACTAATAAATCTTTGTGGTTAAGAAAAGCCTACATAGGTACTTCAATGTTAACTGGTCCGGGCGAACCGATCTTCGATTATCGTTGGGTACATGCCAAAGAATTTCTTTTTCTTAAAATAAAAGGCACTGTATGAGAGTACACGTAATTACTACATTACACAATGACGGGTACGAATTATTCGGTAAACAAAATATCAATACGTGGAATGATTTCTTTCCTGCAGAATGGTCTATAACTTATTATGCTGAAGGTCATTCGCCGATATTTCCTAGAAGAATTAAAGTTGTAGACTTTTTACAAAAATGTTCAAAATGGACAAATTTTCACAATGAGGTTAAAAAGCAAGCCAGAGGATTAGAAGGCAGAGAACTTAATAGATATAAAAAAGCTCTTCGTTGGAGTTTTAAAATGTTTGCCTTATTAGATGCATTAAAAAACAAAAATGAAAGATTTGTTTTATGGCTAGACAGTGATGTCAGGGCTATGTCAACGATTTCAGAAGATTGGTTAACAAAACTTAACAAAAAATGCATTGCTTGTAAATTAGAAAAATTAAAAGTTGGAGATCACATTGAAACAGGAGCAATACTGATCGACACCGATCATATAGACACTGACAAAGTTACATCATGGATAAAAGAAGGGTATGAAGAATTTAAAATTTTAGATATAAACAAACCCTGGGATGGAATATGGATGGCATCTTTATTAACCGCTGGCAATGTAGCTTGGTCAAATGTTGATCTAATTGGAAAATCAAACTCTAGAAATCACTGGTTAATACACGATGTAGGTAAAAATAAATTTACGAATTCATCCTTTAACGCACAAAGTGGCAGAAAGATAGATACGGAACTTATTTGATGTTTTATAATTATGTTGACATAGGAACTTGTAATTTTAAAACTAGCCTTGATATTCTCAAAGCTAATGAAAAAATAATACTGGTAGATCCTATTAAAGAATATTTAGATGATTTACCTTCCAGTATCAATATCGTTAAAGAAAATTGTGCAATAGACGAAATAAACAGCACAAAAAAAATAACATATATAAATCCGCAATTAATAAAAAACAAGAAATTTAAATCGTGGGTTGGGGGATCTAGTAAAATAGGAGAGAAGCATCCTTTAATTTTAAAATTACTACGAGAAAATAAAATTACAGAAAGTGATCTAATAACCGTCGATGTTAATACATTAACATTTGGATCATTAGTTAAAAAATACGATATCAGCAGTATTTTTCAACTGAAAATTGATACCGAAGGACACGAACACATAATTCTAACCGATGTCCTTGAATATGTTAAAAATACTGTTAAGATTGATAGAATAATCTTCGAATATCGAGAAGAATTTGGCCATGTTAATAAATTAGATAAATTAATAGTAGAGTTTACAAAACTTGATTATATAGTTTCTTGGGCTACAAAAAAACAAAGAGATATACAATTGGAGAAATTATGATTGCAGGAAAAGTTTGGGGTCAAACTGAATTATTAGAAGCCAACGGTGTTTTAGAATTTCACCGAATTGATATTAAAAAAGGTGGAGTTTGTTCTAAGCACAGACATAAATTTAAATGGAACGGTTTCTTTGTAGAAAAAGGAGCCTTGGTTATTAGAGTATGGAAAAATAATTACGAGCTGATAGACGAAACGGTATTAATGGATGGTATGTACACCAAGGTGGCTCCTGGAGAATATCACCAATTTGAGGCGTTAGAAGATACTGTGGCATTCGAATTATATTGGGCAGAATTTGATCACGAAGACATAGAAAGAGAAAACGTAGGATACACAAAATGAATAAAAAATTATCTAATCCGGCAATGAAAGCAGTTTTATATCATGCCGATGCTCATTTCGGGCTAAGGCACGGTAAAGGTATTTACAAACACCTCATAGAAGAATTAAGAAAAAATCTTCATAGTTTTAATGTTTCATTGATTCATATAACAGTGACCGGTCATGAAGGCTGGGGCGATGAAAATTACTTCTATGATGTAGAAAACGTACAAGAAGTAATTTACAACAGAGAAAAGTGTCTTTTAGAATTTATGAGAAGGGATGCAGACGATACTACGATATATTGGTTTTGTGAACCAGATTTTAGAATGTTGAATCCTTTTCCTCCATTGACCACTGACCTGTGTATGTTATACCGTCAGGATCCTATGCCTATGACACCGGCATGGCGATTAGCAAAAAAATCTGCTCTACCTATTTTTGAAGAATCATTCAAACACTTTGATATGACTCATAAAGAGTGGCACGGTGACAGTCCAGCGTGGATTGAGATCCACAGACAATTAGGTAGTCCACAATCAGTAGGACTTTTTAAATGGAACAATCTCGACGTAGAACTTCGTCCCTACGGTTGGTATGCATCAAGACATAAATGCAGATATTCAGGACAATGGAAAGGTGGACATAAACGCAACATTGTCACCCAAGAATATTTAGACTGGTTAAAAACACAGGAGGCCCAATGAAGGTAGGAATAATAGGTTACGGTTGGATAGGCAAAGCTACTAAAAGATTGTTTCCTGATGCACAAATTTATGACAAATATCAAAGTAATTTTAACAAATCTCTAGAGAACTGCGATATCGCATTTTTAGCGGTACCCACACCTTGGGTAGGTGGCACTGAACTAGACTGTTCTGCTGTAGAAGATGCCATAGAACATTGTGGTTGTGATTTTATCGTGATTAGGTCAGCAACACAGCCAGGATTCGCTGATAAGATGGCAAAAAAATTTCCTAATAAAAGAATTGTCGTACAACCAGAATACCTAGGTGAAACACCCAACCACCCATTCCTTGCGATGGAGTCAAGGCAGTTTATGGTCATAGGCGGAGATCCTCGGGATCGAAGAAAAGTAATTGAGTGTTACCAACAGGCATATAACGCTAATGTATCAATTAGACAAGTTTCAAGATTAGAAGCAGAAATAATTAAATTCAGCGAGAATAGAGCAATTTTTTATAAAGTGATACAATGTCAAGAATTGTATGATGCTTGCGAGGCAGCCGGAGTAGATTATTATACAGTGAGAGAGGCAGTATACGGAGATGATCCTAGAATGAATCTCTGGTGGACTTTTGTATATCCTGATAAACGAGGTGCAAATAGCAAATGTATTCCTAAAGATGTTTATGCTTGGTGTGCATGGGCAGAAAGCGTGGGAATAGATCCGGCAGCAACTAAGTCTCTGCTTGCTTACAACGAAGAATTATTGAATAAAGGTAAAGATCATGTCTAAAAAAGGAAACACAGAAGAAACTAGGTTAATTACACTAGAAGAGTTTAAGACACATCTATCAAATCTAGGCAACGAAGGTAGCGGTGTTGTAGTTAGAGATGACGGGGATTTCTCTTTTGGATTTAATTGGTTAGACTTTGTTAAAACACGCATGGGAGAAGATATCATCTCCATGCATGTGAACAATCTAAACGAACTGTATGGCCAAATTGGTGTATCTTTGCAGGGAAAATCTTTATTTGATATCGGATGTGGATCAGGATTAAGTTCTCTTTCTTTTGCTAGACTAGGCTGCAATAAAATAACCAGCATGGATATCGATCCATATTCTGTTCAAGCTACAGAGTTTACTAAAAAGAATTTTTGGAAAGGTAATGGGCTTGATTGGAATGTCTATCAACATAGTATTCTAGACGAAACAATGCTGGTACCAGATAACTCCCACGATATCGTTTACTCGTGGGGTGTATTACACCATACAGGAGATATGTGGAACGCAATTCGTAACAGTGTAAGAGCTGTAAAACCGGGTGGATTATTTCATGTAGCTCTATATAGGTCTGGATCTAAATTTCCCAAATCGTTAGATGAAAAACATAGATTTAAATATGCAAACAAAGAAGAAAAAATTCAAATGCTCTATGATAGAGCAGGACAAAAAATCTTTAGTGTGAAAAAAGGTAGAGGCATGAATAAGTTCCACGATGCCCTTGATTGGCTCGGTGGACTGCCTTATGATGTAGCCGATCCTGAAGTATTATTCAGTTGGCTCAAAGACAAGTATGGATTTAAGGTATTGTATTTTCAAGACAGAAATGGTGGCGGGAACTTTACCGGAATACTGAAAAAAGGAGATTAAAATGAAATTAACCGTGGTATTAGATGAAAGTAAGCCTCACCTAGGAGGGAATTCAGTAGAATGTAATCCGAATACATTTAGTCCTGATTCGTGGTCATATGTTATCAACAAATACAATATTAAGTCTGTGTTAGATGTTGGCAGCGGATATGGTCATGCAGCTAAGTGGTTTGCAGAACAAGGTTTAAAGTCAATAGCCATAGAAGGCCTACAGAAAAATGTAGACAATGCTATCTATCCAACAACTAAAGTTGATTTAACGGAAAGTAGCTACAGAACAGAAGTAGACATGGTACATTGTGTTGAAGTAGTAGAACATGTCGATGGAAAATATGTTCACAATGTTTTAGATACACTTTGCAACGGAAAATATATTTTTATGACTCACGGTCAACCGGGACAAAGAGGTCATCATCATGTTAATAATCAACCAACTTCGTATTGGATCGATCATCTCGCTGCAAGAGGTTATAAACATTTGGAACAAGACAGCGTAGAAATTAAAAAATTATCAGGCACAGGTAAGCACATTAGAGAAACGGGCATGTTGTTCGTAAAGATTTAATTATGGCACTTAAAAAAATGTATATAGATTTTATTGAATCTAATATTAAAAAAGTTTTTGATTCGACTAACGGCCGAAATATGTTAGAATTAGGTAATCAAAAGATAAAAAAGAAACAAGGATACATAGAAAGCACTGGTAAAGAATATTTCTCTAACATAGGTTATAATCATGTATCAGTGGATTTAAATGGTTTTAGCGGCGCTCTTGTTAAAGATTTAAGAAATCCGAATGATTTTAAGGAATGGCAAGATTTTTTTGATGTTCTAACCAATTCTGGTACAACTGAACATGTTGAACCATTTGAAACTCAATACGATTGCTATAAAATTTTGCATGATGTTGTGAAACCGGGGGGCGTATTTGTTCATCTTATACCAGACGTAGTTGAAAGAGATACTAACGGAGCTTGGTTGAATCATTGTTATTTTTATTATTCTAAAGAATTTTTTGACATGTTAGCTAAAGAATGTAATTACAAATTATTAGATAATACGATAATTGACAATTTAAGGTGTGCTGCCTTACAGAAACAAAACGACTCTCCATTTATGACTGATAAGTCTTTATTCTTATCTCATATAGAGCAGAGAAATTTAGTAAAATAAAATGTGTGGATTTGCAGCCAGCAATAAATTAGGATTAACTACAGTAAATCGTTTTTGTCAAAGGCGGGGTCCTGATCTTACCACGTCGAAAATAATCAACGGAGTTGAATTTTTACATAATCTTTTACACATAACTGGAGACATGAAACCGCAGCCATTTATTAAAAATGACATTGTCTGCGTGTTTAATGGTGAAATCTATAATTATCAAGCATTTGGCTCTTATGACAGCGACGGACAATGCCTAATAGATCTATATGAAAAATTAGGAGAATCGTTTGTAAAAGAATTAGACGCAGAATTCGCCATCTGTCTTATAGATTTTAAGAAAAATAAATTAATAATTTCTACGGATACCTTTGCCTGTAAACCTTTATGGTACGATTTCGTAGATAACAAATTTTGTGTAGCATCATATAACAGTCAACTTTTAGGCCTAGGTTTTAACAAAGGAAAGAAGTTAAAATCAAACACCACTGAAATTTATGATTTAAAAAGTTTAAGATTAGTCTCATCTTATTCTAACAGAACTTTTGATATTAGACAGCATAAAAATTCTTTTGATGATTGGATTTCTGCATTTTCCAAGAGCATCGAAAAAAGAACAAAAAATACTCCTTATAAAATGTTTTGCGGAATGAGTTCTGGTTATGATAGCGGAGCTATTTCATTAGAATTGCAAAAACAAGGCGCAAATTACAAAGCCTATACAATCTTAAATAACGAAAATTCTGATATTCTTAAAGACCGTATGAAGATCATACGTAATGTAGAAGCTTTTGAATTAAGCAGTGAAGAATTTAAAAAGTGGAAGAGAGAATTATCTGATAACTGCGAAAACTTTACCTATGACGGCTATGATATCAAAGGAGATCAAGCATCTATGGGACTATCATCTATATGTCATAGAGCAAATAGAGAAAATCGTAGAATATACTTTTCTGGCCAAGGCGCAGATGAAATAATCAGCGACTACGGATTTAGAGGTCATAAAATTTATAAGCACAGTGGCTTCGGAGGATTGTTTCCAGACCAATTAGAGAGATTTTGGCCTTGGCACAGTTTTTGGGATGGAACTCAAATTAAATATCTTAACAAAGAAGAATATGTAGCTGGACATTTTGGGATCGAGACTAGGTACCCGTTCTTAGATGGAGATCTGGTTCAGGAATTTCTTTGGTTGACACCTACATTAAAGAATAGCAAATATAAAAGTTGCCTAGATGAGTATCTTAAGGTGAATAATTTTCCTTATGAGGCTGGTGAAAAACGTGGATTTCACGTCACTGAAAAAGGTGGAAAGAGTAAACGAGCATGATTAAAGTCGTTATTGCAGGAGATAAAAATTTTGAATCTTATGTTACTAAGGGAAGAGATACGACGTTGGCATTAGGTTATGAAGTATTAGTCTATGACCTTGGAGGTTTAGGTTACGGAAAACCATTTAAAGGTAGAATTAGTGAGGCTGTGAATGCTAAAATACCTTGTAAGCCTCATATCATACTGGATGCTCTAAACGATGTCAATGATAACGAATATGTGGTGTGGTTAGATGCAGATGCATTGATCATAGACAATATAGATGAAATTGAAGAAGATTATGATATCGCTGTTACTGTTAGACAACCAAAAGCAATCGAAAATACGTTACCTGTTAATGCCGGTATCGTTTTCGTGAAAAAAACACCCAATGCGATTAAATTCATACAGGAATGGATCGATCTGTGTGATAACGATGTCAGCGATCAACCACCATTAAACAAGTTAGCATCGGTTGTCTGTGCAGATATCGGATCAACTGTAGTACGAAATAATGTTAAAATAAAAGTCTATCCTTGTGCCACATATAATAATTTTTATTTTGCTAAAAAAGATAGACCAGGAATTAAAATTAAGCACTACAAATCTAAATTAAGACACTTATATCCACTATGAAAAAAATACTACTAGATTGCGGATCTCATTATGGTAAGGGATTACGTAAACAAATGGAAATAAACAAAATTGATCAAACTTGGAAAGTATATTCTTGGGAAGCTAATCCTTATACCTATCAACATTTTTTAGGTAGTGATAGATTCGTACATCTTGATCTCACAGCCTTTCATGCAGCAGTTAGTAATGAAAATGGAACGATCAAGTTTAATGTACAATCTTCGTCTGATAAAAAAGGAGGTACCGCCAAGTCCGGAACTGGATCAAGCGTTATGTCTCTAGATGAATGGCATTGTAAAGGTGGAGAATTCGTTGAAGAAGTCGAAGTCCCTAGAATAGATCTAAGTGAATGGATCATAAAAAATCTTGAGCAAGATGATTTTATAATTCTTAAAATGGACATAGAAGGTGCAGAATATGATGTATTAGAAAAAATCGTCAATACAGATGCAATAAAATATATAGATAGAATCTATATCGAATGGCACAGTCATATGTTCAGCGATCCTGCCAAATACAAAGAAAGAGAAGATAAACTAATGACAGCGTTTAAATCATATAACATTCCCGTGGAGAATTGGTAATGAAAATTTTAATTACAGGTAATGCAGGATACATCGGATCGCATCTCAGCCAGATGCTGTTAGAAATGAACAAATACGAAATCCACGGATTAGATAAGAAACGTCCACAGGTTTCATTGGCAAAACAATATTATCAAGATATAAGAAGTCATCAATGGGAAATGCAAGACAGTTATGATTGTATCATTCATCTAGCTGCCGAGGTAGCTGTAGGTCGAAGTGTATCAAATCCTATCCTGTACTACACAACAAATACCCAAGGTACGTTAAATGTATTAAAAAATATAACTACCAAAAGATTTGTTCACGGTAGCACAGGTTCGGCCGGACCAATGAACAATCCTTATGGTATCAGTAAACGAGGAGCAGAAGATATAGTTAAACAATATTGCACAGACAATACTATACCTTTTACTACTTTTAGGTTTTACAATGTAACTGGAACAGCAGGTTATGACCCTACCAATCCCGACGGATTAATGTGGAACTTAATGAATGCTCAAGTTTCTGGAATTTTTAATTTGTTTGGGGATGATTATGTTACAGAGGATGGCTCTGCTGTTCGAGATTATACTCATGTAAATGAAATTTGTAATTCATTAGCACAGGCGATAGATCAAAGCACGGATCAGATCGAAAATCTAGGACACGGAGTAGGTACCACAGTTAAACAGATGGTTGACCTATATAAAAAAGTAAACCAATGTGAATTTGAAGTAAAAGTTTGTCCTAGAAGAGAAGGTGATTTAGAACGAAGTGTGCTTGACAACCCAAGCAAATTTATGCAAAAATTATATACGATGGAAGATTTACTGAAAGTCGATAAATGGGTACCTTGAAATCAAATCAAAAAATTATCTATGAAAGTCCCGATAACGGCGGAACCATTTACGGACGATATGCCGGATCAAATGAAAGATGGATAGTTGGCTATTCTGAAGAAAAAAAATCTATGCTTGAATCTATTAAAGAAGATAAACTATGGGGAGAGATCAGAAGAGCTGCGAAAAAAGATTCAAGGTTGCAATTAGAATTAGATCGTGTTAAACTTATATACGAACTAAGTAAAAAATCTATAAATGATGAATGATGAATTGAAATTAAAAGATGTACTGGCCGCTGTCGATTTAGATGGAAAAGAAGCATGGGACGAATTAACTGATAGCCAGAAAAAAAGTGTAACATTTTTTACCCTAAATCGTTATATTTCTAATGTGCAAGGATCAAGAGAACTAAAAGAACATTATCTATTAGTTGGTAATGAAAGATTTAATAAAAATCTGTTCGCAATAATGAGCAAACACCCAAAGCTCACATGGCAACTTGCCTGTAGTTGTAGTCATGAAAGTCGTAAAATTCAACATCATGAATGGTTGCCATTAAAAAAAGAAAAAAATAAAAAAGTTGAATTTCTAGCAGAGCTATTTCCAAATACAAAAAGGTCAGATATTGAGACACTTGCTACAATCACCACAGACAAAGAAATCAAACAATACTGTGAAAACCTCGGCTGGGATAAGAAACAGATCAATGGAATTAAACTTTAAATGTGAATTTTGCGGAAAATTTTTCGCTAAAGAAAAAACCTTATTTGTACATATATGTGAACAAAAGCGAAGACATCTAAGCAAAAATGAGAAACATGTACAAATGGGATTAATAACATTTCAAAGATTTTTTGAAATTACACAGAAAGCAAAAAATAAAAAAACATTTGACGAATTTGCAGTTAGTCCTTATTACACAGCATTTGTAAAATTTGGTAGTTTTTTAGTAAACACTGCACCAATTTATCCTGAGAGATTTATTGATTTTGTAATTAAAAGTGGTGTGAAATTAGATCATTGGTGTAGAGATGATTTGTATAATGTGTATGTTATGGAATTAATAAAAATTGAACCTGCAGACGGAGCAATACAAAGAACTATTAATACTATGATGGAATGGGCGGAAAAAAACGATAGTGTATGGGAACATTATTTTGCATATGTAAATTTAAATAGAGCTACTCACGATATTAAAGAGGGTTTAATAAGTCCGTGGGTGTTGTTAAATACCAAAGCTGGTAAAGAAATGTTGCAAAAGATGAATGATGAGCAACTCGAGATAATTGGACAAATAATAGATCCCGCATATTGGATGAAAAAATTTAAATCGTCTCCGGCCGATTTAGAATTAGTTAAAGATATCGTCAAGGAGGCTAAAATAATATAATGCCTAAGAAAAGACCCGAACCGGAAATTGTATACGAAGATTTAAAAGACAACGAAGAATTTATTTCTAGAGACGATATCGACATTGAAGTCATGTCTACCACAGATGACGAACCAGCAGTATATGTTAAATTTACAGGATTTGATGATGCTGAAGATGCTGAAGATTATGCAAATTTTTTAGCCGAAACATTACCATTATTATTATTTGAAAGCACGAGATTACAATAGTATGCCTGATATAGATATAGATTTTATTGATAGAGATGTAGCCTTAAAACATTTCAAACATATAGCGGCTAGCAGATCTGAAAATGATAATTTGGTTAAACATAATACAGGTGTATATCTTCATTCTGTTCCAATTAATGCAGAAAAAAATGTATGTGCAGTTCCCTATAACGAAGCGGAAGAACTTGGATTTTTTAAAATAGATTTTCTTAACGTAGGAATCTATAAAGGAATCAGAGATGAAAATCATCTGGTTGAATTAATGAATAAGGAACCACTATGGGAACTTCTAGATCAAGACGAGTTCATCAACTTGCTCTTTCACGTAAACGGGCATGGTTCTATATTACGACAAATGAAACCCAAAACAGTGGAACAATTGGCAGCGATACTAGCGATGATCCGGCCAGCCAAACGTTATCTAGTTGGCAAGAACTGGTCGACCGTATTGAACGAGGTTTGGACAAAACCAGGAAACGATGAATATTATTTTAAGAAAAGTCACGCAACTGCCTATGCTGTTGCTATTGTGGTCCAAATGAATTTAATCTGCGAACAAATAAGTTATGAGTATTTCTAACTTGGTTTCCTAATTAAGGTAATTGATTTTCTTTTTATTCTTTTTACAATAATATCATTTAAACTTGTACAAGGGCCGTGTATTAATTTTACATCCTTTGTGCTAAAATTTTTAATTACGTATTTAAATTCTACTATTTCTCTAGCTAAAAATATGTTTATAGGAATCTGTCTATTAGATTCCCACCACCAAGCTTCTCCTAGTTCTAAGAATCTTTGTTTTTCCATATCAGAACGTATTGCTGAATAGTCATAAAGACTCGTCACTTGCGCATCCTGATTAATTATGATGCCTACATACTCTTGATTTACATGAGTAATTACGCTTATGAACGGAAGATTTTCTTGTAGATTTTGTGTTATTCTCATTCGATAAATAAAGCTAAAGGTCCGACAAAATGCAATATAATCCAGTTTATTTATACTTTAATAAATTAGACGTATACACAGAAATGCTAGGATCTTGGCCAACGGAGAGGTATCGCAGAGTGTATAATCGCAATCTTAAAATATATAGAGGCGTTGATAATCGCATCGATATTCAGGTTAGAAACCCAGATCAAAAAACCAGCAACATTAATGGCTCTATATTGGTATTTAATCTTATTTCTAGAGATGAAAAAAAATTAGTGTTAAAGAAAGATTGTACGGCAATGGATCTAACAACTGGAAAATGTACCGTAATTTTAACTGATACTGAACTATTAGATATCACCAATGGATTTTACAATTACAGTATAATTAAAGAAATAAGAACAACTGTAGATTCAACCGACTATGTAGTAAATTCTAAAATTCCTCTTTATATGGATAGTCAATACGATGCTGTGGGAACATTAGAAATTTCTGGAGATGTATATGGAGACGTTGATACTAGTCTAATTATTGGTGCTTTCAATTATACAAATCCTTTCACTACAGGAGATTCGACTCCGAAATGGTTTACTAGTTCGATAATAGATGCTAAACCGTTCTCGAAAACCGGCAATGCTTTACATACCTTTCAATTCTATAGCACAAATTATACAGGTTCAGTTGTCATTCAAGGTAATTCTGATAATCAAGGAGCCACACCTAGAGAATCAAAATGGATAGATATAGTTTCTGTTGATTTAGAAACAGAATCGTTTAAAAATATTGTTGGCAAATATAATTGGTTTAGGATTAAACACATTCCGACAGGATCGTCTAATACCGCATCATTTGTTATTAATCAAAACATGGATTTCACTTACGATGTTGAAATATATATAGGAGGAACATCCTACACCGTAGGCAACGTAATTACCATAGAAGGTAATAAATTGGGTGGAGAATTAGATACGAACGATTTAACTATCACAGTAGCTGGTGTAGACGGAGATGGTAAAGTTACTAGTATAACTTGGTCCGGATTATCTTATCCGGGAGTTAAAACTTTTATTCTGTCCGGAACAGCATCTGAAATTGGAACTATTGACAAGATACTTTATAGATAGTACAATATATCTATGACATTAGTCGTAGATAAATTTTGTTCTCTTTTACCATCAAGATCAAAACAAAGCCCGTCTGGGTGGACATCATTCAATGCACCCTGTTGCCAGCATCGCGGCCATAGTCCAGATACTCGTAAACGGGGTGGCCTTCGATTTGACGGCAACGGCATAGTCTATAATTGTTTCAACTGTAAATTCTCTACAGGGTGGCAACCCGGATCACCGTTTGGCGAAAAGATGAAAAGCCTAAGTCGATGGATGGGAGCCGGTGAAGATGTTATCAAACAAATGGTGTTTGAAGCATTAAAAACTGAGGCTGAAGATTTTCAAGAACAGGAATACATAGCTAAGGTAGATTTTGAAGATAAAGCCTTACCCGAATACTCAATGAGTTTGATGGATTGGAGCAATATTATCGAAGGCGAAATAAAAGAACAAATAGGATCTCAGTTTATTGAAGTATTACGATACCTAATGAACAGAGGATATGACAATCCCTTTGAATATGATTTTTACTGGAGCCCAACTCCAGGATATATCGACAGAGTCATTGTGCCTTTTCGATGGCAAGGACGCATAGTAGGCAATACTGCTAGAAAAATTACAGACGGAAAACCCAAATACATATCAGATCAACATCCTCATTTTGTTTTCAATTTTGATAAACAAAAAGAAGATCAAAAGTATATATTTGTATGTGAAGGGCCGTTCGATGCTCTTTCAATTAATGGAGTCGCTCTGCTTACTAATGATATTGCAGATCAACAGGCTAGAATCATTAACAGCTTAGGTGCAGAGGTAATAGTAATACCCGACCAAGATTCTGCCGGTTTACAATTAATAGATAAAGCTATGTATTACAATTGGTCAGTGGCTTTTCCTACATGGGGATCAGATGTAAAAGATGTTGCTGAGGCTGTTCAAAAATATGGAAAATTATTTACTGTAGTTGATATTATAAAAACTTCTCAACAAGGAGATATTAAAATCACTATGCAGAAAAAACAATTGATAAAGAGATTACAATATGAGAAAAATTTTTAGAATATTAATATCACCTATTACAAAATTGATTGATTACTACAAATTACAAAAAAAATTAAAAGAACTTAGAAAAAGAGACCCTTTTATATATAAATGATTACTTGGGGAATATCAGCTAATAGTCACAATGCTTCATTAGCCGTATTTGAAGATAGCAATTTATTATTTGCTAGTGATTCTGAACGATTTAGCAAAATAAAAAACGATCCTCATTTAAATGATGATCTAATTGAATATGCGAGAATGACTGGGGGATCTCCAGATCTTATATGCTGGTATGAAAAACCTTGGTTAAAAACTTTACGACAACTATTTGCCGGCCAAGGATGGCAAGATAATAGTGTTAAACGGTATCTTGCAAAATATGAAATCTATTCTCCTATTACTACATATAAACACCATCATACTCACGCAGCAGGAGCATATTTTACCAGCCCTTTTGATTCTGCCTGTATTGTCATCATAGATGCCATTGGAGAATTTGAAACATTAACTATTTGGCGAGCACAGGGTACTAGTTTAAAAAAAATTTATAGCTGTGCATATCCAGATAGTCTAGGGTTGTTTTATAGTGCTATGACCAAAAGATGTAATCTTAAACCAAACGAGGAAGAATATATCTTGATGGGAATGTCTGCCTACGGAGATCGAAAACGCCTTTATAAAAGAATAGTTGACGATTTTATTATTTTTCCTCATGCAGAAGCACATCGTCCTATTATGTTCAAACATAATTTACATCGAGGATGTGATTGGTGGGCTCCTGATTTACGATCAGAACAAGACAAATTTGATATTGCCGCAGCTACACAGTTTATATACGAACAATCATTTACAAGAATATTACAGATAGCAAGAGAACTTGTTCCTAGTAATAATTTAATTTTAGGCGGTGGTTGTGCCCTTAATTGTGTTGCGAATCCAATAGCCTTTGATTATTTTAACAATGTATGGATCCCACCGGCACCCGGTGATAATGGCAGTAGTATTGGTGCAGTATTAGCCCACCACAAAAAACATATAAAAAATTTTACACCGCTTTTAGGAACAAATATAACACCTAAGACTTCAAATCAACAGATAGTAGATCATTTATTAAAAAATAAAATCTGCGGAGTAGCTAGAGGCCGTGCAGAATTTGGTCCCAGGGCGTTAGGGAATAGAAGTTTACTTGCAGATCCAAGAGATCCCAATATAAAAGAAGTAGTGAATAATATAAAACAAAGAGAGCAATTTAGACCATTCGCGCCTGCAATTTTAGAAGAACATGCTGAGAAATTTTTTTGTATGCCTAATAATAAAAGCCCATTTATGCAATTTGTAGTTAACTGTAAATACCCAGAAAAATTTCCTGCTATAGTACACAAAGACGGATCTAGCAGAATACAAACTGTTGGCAAAAATGATAATCATGAATTTAGAAAACTTTTAGAAATTTGGTACGAAAAGACCGGATGTCCTATGTTGCTGAACACTAGTTTGAATGTGAAAGGGCAACCTATGGTGAATGATATCGGCGATTCTTTTACTTGGTCTAAAATCTATGGTTTACCTGTGTTTAATTAGAATGTATAATAATTACTATGATAAAAGATTACGGATACGAAATACAAAAATTATATCTTGAACTGATGTTAGCGGATGCTGAGATATTCGTTCGATGTCAAGGTATTTTTGATCATACATTATTTGATCGCAAACTACAAGATGCTGCCGAATTCATAAACGCATATGCTAAAGAATATTCTGTACTACCTGAATATGATATGGTAAATGCCAGTTGTAGAGTTGATCTGAAAAAACCAGAAGAAATAAAAGAAGGACATAATGATTGGCTAATGGATGAATTTGAATCATTTATTAGACATAAAGCATTGGAACGTGCTATTATTGAATCGGCAGATTTATTAGAAAAGAAAGATTATGGACAGGTAGAAACAAAGATCAAAGAAGCAGTGCAGATCAGTCTTACGAAGGATATGGGCACTGATTATTTTGAAGATCCTAGACAAAGATTACTTAGAATTAAAGATAAAAATGGTCAAATATCAACAGGTTGGCCTAGTTTAGATCGCAGACTGTTTGGAGGTATGAATCGCGGCGAGCTTAATATTTTTGCTGGTGGTAGCGGTGCAGGAAAATCTCTATTCCTTGCCAACCTAGGTGTTAACTGGTGCTTGCAAGGACTCAATGTTGTCTATCTAACTTTAGAACTTTCCGAAGATCTAGTAGCAATGCGTATTGACGCTATGACTACAGGTATCCCAACTAAAGAGATCTTTAAAGATCTCGACGATGTCGAAATGAAAGTTCGTATCATTGGTAAGAAGTCAGGATCATTGCAGATCAAGTATATGCCTAGTGGTAAGACCGCCAACGATCTTCGTGCTTATCTCAAAGAGTATGAAATTAAAACAGGTCGAAGAGTAGATGTACTATTAGTTGACTATCTAGATTTATTGATGCCAATGAGTCGAAAGATATCTCCTGCAGATCTATTCATCAAAGACAAATATGTATCAGAAGAACTAAGGAATCTTGCAGTAGAAAAAAATTGTATACTCGTAACAGCTTCACAATTAAATAGAGGAGCAGTTGAAGAAGTTGAGTTTGATCATAGTCATATTTCCGGTGGTCTAAGTAAGATTCAAACAGCAGATAACGTGTTTGGTATTTTTACCAGCCGAGCCATGCGAGAACGTGGCAGATATCAAATACAATTGATGAAGACTCGTTCATCTAGTGGTGTAGGTCAAAAGGTTGATCTAGAGTTCAATCTAGAAACATTAAAGATCAGCGATCTTCCAGAAGATGAACAAGAAAGCCACAACGGCGCAAGTCGAGGATCAAGCAGTATTATAGATACAATTAAGCGTAAAACTGAAATACAACGTGAAGATCCAAGAGAAGGATCTACGGCACCAAAAGTTAGAGCACAAGTTGAAAGTACAAAATTGCGCGAGATTTTAAACAGTATGAATACAGATGAAGAATGATAGATTAGAATTGTACAACTGGCGATTTAAGGCTGAGCCAGATACAATAGAAATTGATTGGCCCAAAGTACATAAAAAAGTAGGCACTGATTTGATTAATTGGATCGTTAGACAGCCTAAAGATAAATGCCAGTTAGTGGTGGATAAAGTTGATCAGGAATACAAGCTAATAGCGGAATTCTATGACGAACACACATTGTTAAATTATCATTTGATGTGGGCTAAATAATGAATGCGTCTAAGAGAATTAAACGAAGATCACGACTTCATTACAGTAAATCGACAATTGAATCCCAAACTTTGGGAAGACAGTCGTCTCAAACTAGAAGTCAAACAAAAACTGATAGAAATCGCAAGAGCGTTTGAAGATTTTGTTGGTATTGAATTAGATGTAGAAGATTATACCATAACTGGTTCAAATGCTAATTTTACGTGGACAGAATACAGTGATTTGGACCTACATCTTATTATTCCCGGTACGCCCACCGACGAACAGAGAGAACTATTCAATGCTAAGAAAGCTCTTTGGAGTGAGCAGCACGATATTTCGATCAAAGGACTTCCGGTAGAATGTTATGTACAAGGCTCCGACGAACCTCATCACAGCACCGGAGTATATAGTCTAGTAAATGATTCCTGGTTGGTCGAACCTAGAAAAATCAAACCAGAAGTAGATGATGCAGCAGTCGAAGCCAAGAAAGATGCCATACTGGCTTCTATCGAACATGCTCTTCTCAGCAAAGATCTTGAGAAATTACGTACAGTAAAAGATAAAATCACACAGATGCGTAAAGCGGGATTGGCTCGAGCAGGTGAATGGTCAGTAGAAAATCTAGTATTCAAAATTCTACGTAATCTAGGGCTTATTGATCAGATCACGGATAAAATCCGTGAACTAGAAGATCAAGAACTCAGTCTAGAACAACAATCAAATATTCTTAACTAAATATCCCTGCGTGTGAGGTGATCTGAGCTGGACCTAAATCAATTTCAGAAACGCACTTGATTCAAGTGTTTTTCTGTCTACTTTAAAGGAGATTTAGATGCAAGCCAGAACAAAGAAAGAACAGGCAGCAGCCCCTGAAACAAAATCCGAAATGGATATGATCAAAGAGCTGCAAGACGAACTACGCTTTTTACGTGAACAGCGTACGGCTAAATCAGCCGATCCTGAACAGATTCAAAAGCAACAAGAATTGATTGCCAAGAATACCAGACGTGCCTGGGACAGCGAAGCATTAGTTCAATTCAATGTAGCACAAGTGCAAGTAGCTCGTTCAATCGTAGAAGAAAACGTCACTGATGCTATGCAGAGTTATACTATCAATGCAGGTGGTAATCGTGAGTTGATTATGCGCACTACCGATGATGTTTATCGTAATCGTATGATGATGTTGACTCAACTACAACCTTCTACACCAATGCAGGCGTTGTTTCAAGATTCGATTATTACTAAAACTAAATTAGATTATCTACATCATCGAAATCATGTTAATCAAGAAATGGTGGCAATCATTCAGGAGATGGCTGCTGCTATACGTTCTATTGGAGATGTATCAGAACGCTTTTACGAACTCAATGATCACATGTTAGAACATTGCGATGAAGTATCGGATGAAAATGCTCGTTGGTTCGATGGTGAGCTAGCAGATATGATGAACTCAGCCACACAAGATGGAAACAGTCTGCGTGTAGAATTATCGGAAACTGAAACCGATATCTTACTCAAAGCCGCAGAGCTCAATAAGTTAGAGATTCGAGCTTTGGCAGGATTGGCAGATAGTCTAGGTGAGCATTTACAAGAATGTCAAGAACACGGTAACGAGCTTCGTGACGAAGTTATCAACTTGCGTGAAAAGGTCGATGGTACGCAGAAACGTATCGCTAATCGTATCGCTCCGTCAAAATGATATTTCCAGATAAACCTAGACCACCCTGGCAGTATGCACAGCCAAAGATCGTAAATGTCCGCAAGGCAGTAGAATCTATCAAAGAAAAAACTAAGAAAGAATCTAAACCCTTGAGCTATTATCGCGATTACTTTGAGTTTGCAGCGATCTGCATAGGATTCTATTTCTGGGTCCAATATTGGATACAGTTTCAATAATCTTTGATGATATTACTATAGATCTAGTGCTGGCCTATCGACGCTGGAGCAGGATACGGCGTATTAGAAACGCACTTAGATCTATACGAAATCAATATCCTCAGATAAAATTTACTCAGCACAGACAAGGACAGATCATTACTGTTGAGTTTGTGTCAGAATTAGATCTGTTTCAGTTTGCGTTGGTATGGAGAGCTAATCTTCCTGCATGGCGCAGGAAGAGGTAGTCAGTCGTTTTTATTCCCAAACAATTGCAGTAGGCTCAGGAAGATGTTGATAAAATTCAAGTAAAGACTTAAGGCACCCATGATTTCCATCTTGCCATCATTTTCATAGCTGACCATTTCACGTATTCGCTGTGTATCATAAGCGGTCAAACCTAGAAAAATAATGATAGCCAATGTACTGATCACCATTTGCATCACAGTTGATCCAATAAAGATATTCACTATGCTGGCAATTACTATGGCGATCAATCCTACAAATAAGAATTTACCAAAACTATCTAAACTTCGTTTGGTAAAATATCCATAAAAACTCATGACGCCAAACAATACAGCAGCACCCATGAATGCGCTAAAAATGCTACCGAGGGTGTAAACGATAAAGATAGTAGCGAAGCTGAGACCCATTAGGGCCGCGAATCCGTGCAGTAAGATCTGTAATGTGGATTTGCTCATCTTTTCATAGGCAAGACTGATACCCAGTACAGCAACCAACGGTGCGAAAATCACTACCCATTTTAACGCTGTGCCAAACAATAAAGCCATTAATGCAGGACTGGAACTGACCAGAGCACTGACTATCATGGACGTTAAAACAGCCAGACCCATCTGTGCATAAACGCGACCCATAGCATCATTGATTTGCGTAGCAGAACGAATTACATATTGGTCTAACGTAGTATCGAACATATTTGAACTCCTTTAAGTTGTAAACAATTATATTTTACAGTATAATATTTATTTGGTCAACCTATACATTTTATTAAAATAGGTTTTTTTGGTTGGTATATAAATACGCATATAATTAAGGAAATAACATGTTGCATGTAATTAAAGATCTTTCGGATAATCTTTTAAATCTAATCAAAGACGATCCAGTTCGTCCAGAAATTCCCGTTGAACAGCGAGTGAATTCGAACAGCAGGATCTTTGTGCTGAAAGGTGATAACGATGAACCTTTGGCAGTTACGTGTGTGAAGTTTCTTGAACGTATTCCTCACAGCGTGGATGAATTGGCCGAGGTAGCAGTGCATACTAATACAGCAGTATTTTACAGCATTTGGAGTTATGCCAATGGAGCAGGCCGTCAATTGATACAAGCGGCACAACAACACATCCGAGATACCAATCCTGATGTAGAAACTTATGTAACTCTAAGTCCTAAAACAGAAATGGCTAGAAAATTCCATCTGAAAAACGGAGCTGAGGTATTCAGAGAAAACGAAACTTCTGTGAATTATCTGTACAAATAATCAAGCAGTGTAGTTTTTAATCACAGGAACCCAAAGATCAGTGCCACGAGTGGTCATATTGTTGGCCAGTCGTTGTGCCATGAGCTGGCATTCCGTGATCTGATGTGGCTGGTATCGAATACCTTTGAGATCTTGGTGTTTTACAGTTTGTCCAGTTTTAGTGTTGCGAGCAGCGGGTAAGATATATTGTGCCATATTGTTATTTATCCTGTTCTTGATCTTCAAATAGTGTGCGTATGATCCTAGAATTTTCTGGATATTTCATCAGCCAAATATCTGCGTACATGGCATTGTTAAAAAGCAGCCACCAATCTACAGGTATACCAGCGTTGTAATTATCTGTGTGCGCCCAAGATCTAGGCCAATAGCTGACGAACTGGCGCCAACTGATCAACAACTGTTCCTGCTGTCGTTGGAATTGTTCTAAGTAAACTATCAGCACATAAGTATTTACATGTTAACCGTGAAATTTTGGACTGTGGAAAGATCTTACACAGCTCAGATCACAGGACCTCAAGGCACTATCGAAATACATGATCTTATATGGATCGATGATCGACAGGACATACTTGAGATCTACTACTGGGAATCTTGGGCGGTTCTGCAGGGAGCTTATCACTGCTGCTTATCTATTCCTGGTAAAGTGCTGCTGATAAAACAATAGCCAGGGCGACAAATGCGCTAGAAACATCACAGCCCACATCAAGGTCATTTCATAGGGCCATACTGCACAGACTGTGCTGGGAGTAAACAGACTATATAATAGTCCTGCTAGAAAGGCCGGAGCAGGAGCCAATGTTAGGAATTGATAAAGATATCTCATAGCTTAGTTATTTACAAAAATCATTAAATATCTATAAGCCATAAATCAAAGGACTGATAATCAAGGCCAGGAGCGAAAATATGAAGACTGTAAACAGCTAGTCTCAGCGATCCAAGAATAACAACACGAGAGCGACATGGATCCAGTAACGCTGTTCGCGCTGGCCAACGGCGCGGTTAAACTAGTCAAAGAAGGCTGTAAACTCTATAAAGATATCAAAGGAGCAGCCGGGGACGTCAAGGATGTACTCAAAGACCTTGACGATCAGTTCCATGTTAGGTTCAAAAATCGCGAACCCACTGTTCAAGAACGCAATCAATACATACAAGAAAAAAATCGAATCATCGATCTCAACAAACGAGATGGTGAAACTGTAAACATCTATCAAGACATAGGTAATCACTTAGGTACCTACTTCGACAACTACTACAAGTGCAAGGCAGTGTTCGACGAAGAAGAACGCAGATCCAAGACTGAAGTCTATACCGGAGAAGAAAGCCTAGGACGCAGAGCACTGCAACGAGTATTGATGCGCAAACAGCTGGATCAAATGGGCACAGAACTTCGGGAAATCATGGTCTATCAAAGCCCGCCAGAACTGGGCGCACTGTGGACAGAAGTTGAAGAAATGATGCAGCGTGTGGGCAAAGAACAAGCGGGCGCGATCAGGATACAGATGCAGCGCAATGAAGTATTAAGCAAACAACGAGCTCGAAGGAAAAAACGCATACAGTATAAGATACTGTGCTGGAGCTTGAGCATTACCGCGATCTTATACCTAGTGTGGTTGATATGGGCCACAGTGGAAATACGCAAAGAGCGCCATCCGGAGTTGGGAGTCTGTGTGCTGCCCAAAGGCTCATGGCTGTATGATAGATACAACAATCTAATATGGGTAGACTGCGATCCTAGATCATCTCAGCGATGATTTAAACACGGCAGAGCCGCGCAAAATTTTTTTAGAGCGCAGCGAACAGCGGTAGCGCAAGATCGGTAAGAATGGCCAAAATCCCCTGATAACTCCCGAAGTCTTATGACCCGGGAGTAAATACTGTGCAGAAGGAGGCAACTGTATGAATCTACACAGTACACAGTACAAGCGTGTGAAACAGATGTGCACCTTAGAGAATCCCCCTAATCACTGATTGACAGATTCTCTGCAAAATGAACCATAAACGACTAGATCGTACCAGCCTCAATAAATTGGGGCTTTTTTATCTGTGCGCGATCTTCACAGTGATATCGGATAATTCGTTGGTGCGGGGTATAGAGAAGAGCCGTAGTTCTGGCCAGCGCAGCAATAGCCAACAATGATACTGATGATCCACTGATATATCCATGTAGTATGTGCCTTGATATGTGTGGCCGCCTAGACGGAGAACTTCTGCACTTAATCGCGATAGATCTATAAGGCTGTGTTGATAGGCACGGTATCGTAATAGCATAGACTATTTAACAGCAGACAAAATGGGTCTGCAGGCCTAAAAACCAGCTGCGCAAAAAATTTGGGTGGAGTACTTTTCATTTCAGGGTGGTGAATTTTGACCCCTACCTCTTTAAAACTACTGTACGCATATACAGCTATATACCGGCCACCACACCACCTCCTGATGGTTCACCGACCGACCATCAACACCTCGGTGTCTGATGAGGCTCACAACTTCTCAGGTGTCCACAGCAGACACGATTGGCCGCGCCTTCCCAAGCAGGGATCTGATCTATCAAGGCACGACCTGAGCCAGCCTTGGGATCCCAGGGTGCGTCCCTAGGATCATGCAGCAGCGAACAGCCCTGTAGGCTAATAACTGCTAATAATATCGCGAGCTTGCTCACAGTCTGCCTCCGTGTTGATCTGTTTATCCAAATACTCTATGCTCAGCAGCATGATCATAGCTGTGCATATATCTCTCTGCTGTGGGTTGGGCAGGCTGTCCCTGAACGCCCAGCATTGTTCTACTGTGTCTAGATTCCACAGCACTTCCAGCAGGGCTTTCTGGAATGGGCTGCGGACCTGTATGGTTAGTTCGTCCATGACTCAGTCTAACCTCGATCCTGCGTAGGCTTCAAAGCCATACCGCTTGAACACCTGGGCCGCAGCCTCAGCACCTGCTTCTAAGGTATCCACGTTCTGGCACCCGTAGCCCGCAGGATTCCAAATCTGGAACGCCTTGGTGTAGTCCTGACGCACACCAGCGGCTTTCAGCATCTTGCCTACCTTGGTGTTGCCTTTGACACCGTAGATGTTGGTCCAGGCAAAGCCACAGGCGTACTGGTCCTTGCCACCCAGCCGCTCCTTGAAGAACTTGTCTGCGGCCTGGAAAGCCTCAGTCTTAGCTTCTTGGACGATTGCATTGATTTGGTCTTGAGTGTAGTTCATTTTCGCTCCTTAGTCGTAGTATGCACCATTGCGAATGCCTAATGTGCCCACATACATCAAAGCCAAGCCCATGGCTGCGACTGCCACTGCGCTCAACAGCTCTGTGTCTGTGATAGAGTTTTCAACTCCGCCCACGGCACCAAATGTCAGCAGCAGACCAAAGAAGAACATGAACACGGATGATTTAGTAGTCATATTACACTCCTGCGATAGTGGTCAGTACACCGGCTGTGATCAACATGGTAGCTTGGATTAGACCAGTGATCCATGCTACATATGCCACTGTGGCCATTCCTATGAGTTTAAACATTTCGCTCTCCTAAGTTGTTGTTTCAGTGTTTACAGTATACGATCTTTTGGGATCTTTGTCAACCGATTTATGCCGCTGAGAACATGGCGCGGAACTGGCTCATCACTGCATAGAAACTACGCAGTTCTGAGATGGTGAATTCTTGGGTGTTGTTCTCGATATAGAACAGGGTTTCCAGGATGGGCATTTGGCCCAGGCGTTCTTGTATTCCTGCTATTACTTTGAGATCATTGTTGATCATTTTGCGCTCCGTTTAGTTAGTGTTTACAGTATACGATCTTTTGGCCCGGCTGTCAACCAAAATGACGGATCAACCCGCCGGTGCATAGGGTTATTGCCACGATGTTGATCAGCATCTGCGGGTAGTTGCGGACACGCACGGTCCAGGCGAAATAGCTCAAGGCCCCCAGCAGTCCGAATGTGATGTTCCACGGAGTGAGTTCCGGAAAGAAGTTCATCACGGTGTACATCAGCAGCACGAACACCGTGCCCACCCATTGTATCATGTCATTTGCAGTCTTCATAGTCGTATTATACGATCTCTAGCCCAAAATGTCAACCAATTTATCCGTTGTTTTTTTGCAACAGATCTCCGCCCTGATCCCTTCGTACCACGATCCGAGAATCACTGAAGCGTTCCTGTAAGATCTGCTGTAGACCTTCGCTGTCCTGTCCCTGTGCTAGGAATTGGTCCGTATCCAATCGCCAAGCGAATAATTGGCCCTGATGTTGCTCGATGCGTATCTCGATCACTGGTTGGGGACCTGGCGCTGCGGGCTCCGGATCTCTGGGTTCGTCGGGCAATTCTATACCGTTCTTCTTGGCCAGCCGGCGCATGTCTACTTCGGAAATGCCCAGCTCTTGTAGGATGCGCTTGAAGGCGATCAGTTGCAGGAACTGATTGATCCGCCATCCTATGACGAATCCCAATACTAGGCTGAGAACGATATCTAACATCACATTACCCCATAGACTATGGGGGGACAGGCCCCCGGTTAAGTATGTATCTAATTATAACAGCATCAGCCCAATTTGTCAACCCCTTAGCAGCGGGGTCGGTAAGTACTTACTAACGTGCGTATTACTGTCAACCAAATTATTCTGCTTCGCCGTCTTCTTCCCAGCCCGTGTAGTCTGCGTTAACGCCTGCGCTGTTAACATCTGTGCTTTCAGCAATAGCGTCTGCTTGCTCCCAAGTATCTGCTTTTACTGTTAAGTAATATGTAACTGTTTGCGTAAAATAAAATGTAGTCATATTCGCTCCTATTTAAAAACACATTATAGCACAATGCTAGCCAAAATGCAAGCACTGTGCTAAAAACCCTTACGCTAAGTCAGCTATTACACGCACATATATACCACGTGCGTTCACCCTGTTAGCATAGCCCGCAGCAGCAAAAGCAGCCTTCATGCGTTTAGCCGCACGTTCGCTGTCCCCCACCATCCAGCACACACTGCGCCTCTGCGTGTTCTGCTTGCTAGTCTTCTCAGTCCAATTTGCGCTAAATCCCATAACAGCATTACCCACAGCA